AATGTTATTTTATAATAAATATATTGAGTTGTTAAAATAAACTATAATCCAAATCTAGATTTTGTTGCATTATAGTTTTGCAAGACTTCTGTTGCTGTTAAAGCTTTATTATAAATTGTTATGTTTGAAATCGCACCTTTCCATAACCAACTATTTGTAGTGTTTTTAACAAACCCAACACCTAATGAAAAACTACTATCACCTACTGATAAAGTTGAAGTGTTTGAACTAGCACCAAAAACAACACCATTTCTGTAAAATTGATTAGTAGTTCCATTACCAACAACAACAATATTAACCCAATCAGTAGTATTAAGAAAACAATTACTAACGGTAAAACTTAAAACTGGTATACCAGCAGTACCTTTTGATGCAAACATAGTAATTGAAGTACCATTACCAGTACCAAAATAAAAACCTTTTTGACCAGAAGTACCATTATTATTACCTAAAATATACATTTCTATATTTATTACTGATGGTTTCACCCAAGCAGATATCGTATATATTCCAGTATTTTGTATAAAAGAAAACGAACTTACTGAACCAACATTATCAACATAATCATCTGTACCATCAAATACTATATTACCACCATTAGAACTACTAAATGTAGGACCATTTACTAATGTTCCATTATTTCCATTGCCAGAAATATCTCTCCAAGTTGCAGTTGAAATATATCTATTATATGAATTATTAGTAGCAACATCTAAATACAACACCAATCCATCTTTAATAATGTTAGGTCCTCTATAATTTTTAGCTGTACTCATGGCATTGGTCTATCATCAGTCCATTCTGGGCCATTTAATATTATTGATATTTCATCATAAGTATATGGTCCTTCACTTGTTGTTAAATCTAATACCGATGAAGGTATTTCAACTGAATCCCATTTAACAAATGTTTTGGTACCATCGATTGATTTTCTAACTGTATCAATTGATGTTTCTTGTACTTGAGTAAAATCAATAAGTACTAATTCAGATACATTAAATATCATGAATTTTCTGTTTTCGTAATCATTTAAATTTGTTTCCATAATTTATAAATATCTACCTTTTGTTGCATTATAGTTTTGTAAGACTTCTGTAGCTGATAACGCTTTATTATAAAATAATATTTGACCTATATTACCAGTTAATGGTAATGGTTGATTTATCCATTTACCAATAACTATTTGAGCTGATGAAGGTGTGAATGTTCTACTAGCGGTACCATTCTGAGACCCATTATTATAAAATACTTGACTACCATTACTATATGTAGCAACTAGATTATACCAAACATTTGATGACATTACAGTTGTCGCTTGTGTAAACCCACCTCCAGGATAGCATTGAAGTAAAAATTTACTTTGATAAATTTCAAAATTCCAACCACTTAAAGAGGCATTAGCACATTGAAATAACATTTGTTCAGTAGCAATTACACTAGATTTAACCCAAATACTAAATGTAAACTCAGTTGCTGAATTAATTGTTGTTGCTGAATTAATTGTTGCGTAATCATCAAAACCATCAAATAATATAGTACCACCATTATTTGAACTAAACACTGGACTATTTACCAATGTAGAATTATTATTTGTGTAGCTAATATCGTTCCATGCTGTACTTCCACTAACATAAGACGCTTTTTTACCAGCATCTAAATCTAATACTAACCTATCTTTAACTATTCCACCGTAATATGATATTCTTCCAGCCATTATTTCCCAAATCTTGATTTTAATGTGTTATAATTTTGTAAAACTTCAGAATCTGATAATGCTTTATTGTAAAGTTGTACTTGACTAATTCTTCCACTAAACGCTTGACCAGATATAAATTGATTTCTCCAACCAACAAATAATTTACTATTAGAATGTGCTAATAATGAAGTATTTTCTGGTTGATTATATATTAACACACCATTAACATACATTTTTACAGTATTATTAGTATCATCAAATACTGAAACTACATTATACCAAGTATTAATTGAATTTATTATATTTGTAGTGGTTTCATGTATTCTAAAACTACCATTATGAAACCAAAAATATAAATTACCATTAGGAGAAGTCGTTAATCCATAATCTAAATCGTTTGTAGCACCTTCCTTTGTTATTATATTTTTATAACCAGCTGTAGTTGTTTGATAAATCCAAGCTGATAGTGTTATATTTACTGGTAAAATAATATTAGTTGTACCATAATCAATAAAATCATCAGTATTATCAAACACTATACTACCACCATTAGCTGAATTATAAGTCGGTCCGTTTGTTAAACTACCTTTAGCACTAGATTTACTTAAATCATTCCATACTGTACCACCACTAACAAATGATTTTGGATTAGCTGCGTCTACATTAAATATAAGACCATCGGTTACTATTTTGGGTGAATATCTAAATGCCATGTTATATACTTCTTACAATTGTTTTTAATGTCCATCCAGCAGTTGTTGCTGAACTACTTAACACTGCATTACTACCAACTACTGCAACTGAGAATGAAATACCAGCTGTTGTTCCTATATCGTTTGTTGATACATCAGTAGATTGTGCTGTTGTACCACTCCATATAGACATAATTGTTCCAGCTCTAGCACCAGTTGAACTTATCACTGTGTAATCAAAGAATGCTCCAGTATAACCACTTGTTGGAATTGAATAAACTGTATTCGTACCAGCTGTAAGTGTTACTTTTACAGTTGTATTTAATGAAGGTGCTTGATAACTACCCATTAAAATAGTATTATCAGAGAACACCTCGACAATTGGTAAACCAGAAATATCGTTGACACTAAATAATGAACCAGTTAATGAATCGGTAACACTAAATAACTCACCTTGAGAACCAACAACGCTAAATATAGGTGATGTCGTACTATTCCCAGAACCAATAACAGTTAAAATATTTTGACCAGTTCCAGATGCTGTTAAAGTATTTGCACTTACACCACCAGTGAAGTAAGTTGCTCCAGCTACAGTACCACCAGTAAAAGTACCACCACCAGTACTGAAACCAGTTACTGTAAATGTACCACCAGTATTGTTAGTAAATGTAGCGGTACCACTAGTATAAGTACCACCAGTGACTCTTATGTCAATTGGTAAATTAAAATATGTAGTAGCAGAAATAGTTGTTGCAGTTAAACCATTCGTAAATGTTGTTGGACCAGTAACAGTCCCACCACTAAATGTACTACCACCACCAGTACTGAAACCAGTTACAGTAAATGTACCACCAGTGTTATTGGTAAATGTAGCAGTTCCAGAACTATAAGTACCCCCAGTTACTCTTATGTCAATTGGTAAATTAAAATATGTTGTAGCTGAAACTGTTGTAGCTTTCATCTGACCACCAACACTTGTATCACCAGTTACAGTATAAGAACCATTAAGAGTTTTACTATTAACCCAAACATTACTACCATTATATGCTGAATATGTTAACAAATCACCATATGTTACCCCAGTTATTTTAACATCGTGTAATTCATCTAATTCATACCCATTTTGAATTTGATATTCTATATATCCATTAGTTGGAGAAGTTCTAACTACCTTACCAATATAAACTAAATGATTTGGTGCGTATGGTTTAACATTTGTAATATAACCAGCATTAGTTGGGGATAAATAAATTGTTTGTCCATCAGATAAAGTATCTATTGTGAATGGATGTGTTGCAGAAGTTCTTGTATCTAAATTAGTTATTGAACCAATTGTTACTACATCACCAAAACCATTGTTTGCAATATCATTTTTTAACACACCAAATGTTCTGGCTGATGTCATCTCAGAGTTCGCTTGTGCTAATAGTATTGTAGGTTTATTCCCCGTTGACCCATTCATATACACTACTTGACCTCTATACATATCTGAACCACTTTGGTTACGACAATTAACCACGAATTCAGTCGCTACTGCCGATATACCAGTTAGATTAGAACCATCACCATAATAAGTTGTAGCACTCATAGTATTGGCTGTTAATCCGTTTGTAAAATTAGTTGGTCCAGTTACTGTACCACCAGTAAACGTTGATGAAGGTAAGTTAAGATATGTAGTAGCAGATATTGTTGTGGCAGAAATAGAAGGTGCGTATAAACTACCAGTCATTGTGTCACCAGTCCTAGCAACTCTATCCCAACCTATTGGAAGGATTGAATTTGCTGTCGTTCCAGAAGCGTATAATATTCCGTCAGCTGTATTTATAGCTAACTCACCAAGTCTTAAATCACCAGCTGCTGGTACTTTTCCAGCAACATTTGAACGTTTAAGTAAAAACGTATTATTTCTATTTGCCATGTATATAATGGTATGTCTTAAAAATCTCTATAAAGAGTTATGTGTATGGGTTATGTAACCTCTATAAAATAAATATGCACAATCGTTAAATTGTGCATATTATAATTATGATATTTTTAAAGTAAATCTTTTAATAAGTACCGCCATCTAAAACATCGTTTTCAGCCAATACTCTCACACCATTTGGTGAGTTTTTGTCATAGTTAGTATTTCTAATTATAATATCACCAACTTGTGTGAATATGTTTCTATTCGCATTACCAGTTGAAGAAGTATATTCAGTGTTAGGGCTTAAATTAGCGTTTGTGTATGATAAACCAATATTTAAAGTTGTTGCTGTGTTTGCAATACCAGAACCATCTTGAATTGTCCAACCAGCACCTAACGAAGTAGACGTAGTATTTCCAGTAGGGTTATAGTTAAGTGTGATGTTATCATCTTCTACATATAATTGACTAGTAAATGCTGAAATGGAAGGACCAAATACTGTTAATGAACCTTGAACAACTGCATCACCAGCAACACTTAACCCACCAGTACCAACACTAACTGAACCATCAGAAGGTACACTAAATGCATTTGTAGAAGCGTTGTAAGTAAACCCAGCTTCGTCTGTTAACAAACCATTAGTACCAACATAAACAACTCTACCAGCTGTTAAATTAGATAATGTTAAACCAGAAACTGTAGTAAATTGAATTGGTAAATCAGCTTGACCTTGATTTTGTTTAATTGTAAACGTATTTGTTGTAGGTGAATAAGTAAATCCAGTAACAAATGTATCAGTTGTAGCTAAACCAGTAACACTAAAAGAACTATTATTATTATTAGTTAATGTAATTGTACCAGCATTAAATGTACCACCAGTTACATAAATGTCGCTTAACCCAGTAATCGTTACGTCTGTTGTATTTCTTCTATTCAATAGTAACGAACCACTAGGACCAGTATAAGAAATAGTACCAGCTGTAACATAAATGTCGTTATTTTGTGTATAAGAAGTTAAACTACTATAATTAACGATATCATTAGCACTACTAGCAGCACTACTTACAGTACCATTTGTTAAATTTAATGTAGTGGCAGATAGAGTACCATTAACCGTCAACCCAGTCATTGTATTAACAAGAACCGATAAATCAGATTGACCTTGGTTTTGTTTAACGGTTAAAATGTTATTTGAGTAAGTTAATCCAGTTACGTAAGTATCAACACCAGAAATTGTACTAATATCAGCAACAACAAAACCATTTGTAGTACCAGATAAAAATTTACCAGTTAAGTTAGTAAGACCACCATATGATGTAATCTGATTTCTAATTTTTAAATTATAAAGATTAGAACCTACTTCAAAAAAGTTTGCGTTACCACCAGTACCAGCTGGAACCCAGTCATTTGTACCAGTAGTTACACCAGATAACATCATAATACCAGCAGCGGTATTAACAATTGGTTCACCAGCATATAGCGTAGCACCAGAAAAAGGAGCTGACGAATTTGCATTATTTTTTAGTATAAACCTAGTATTTCTATTTGCCATTTTTAATTGTTTTTATATAAATATATTATTTTTTTAATAAGTTCCACCCAAAAGAGCGTCATCTTGTATTATTGAATTATTTGCTGTGATTTGTCTTAAATTACCTAGAGAATCATTACCTAAATCTAATGTAGGTGTTGTCACTTTAATAGTTGAAGTCCAAACAGTAGATGTTCCACTAACAGTATTTATATCTCTAAATCTTTTAGATGAAGTACCAACATCAATAGTAGCGTCTAAGTTTGGTGTTAGATTAGTGTTAAAAATTGTTTGACCACTAGATAAACTAATTTGAGTGTCACCACTACAACTAATTAATTTATTTGTCTGTACTGATGTACAAGCACTTATTGTAGTTGCTGATAAACCAGCAGTAAAGGTTGTTAAACCATTTACAGTACCACCAGTAAAAGCAGAACTTACTATATCAGATATAGTAGCAAAGACATTAGTACTACTAGGTGATGTAGCACCAGTAATAGCATTAAATTGGTTTTGAGTTAAAGTAAAACCCCCACTGTTATTTGTTTCCCATGTAGCAATACCATCTTTATTGATGTATAATATTGCTGTATCTAAATTTACGAACAATGTACCCTTAGAGGAAATGTGTGTTGGAACACCATTCCCATTTTGTATAAGAATTACACCAATTGATATCGACCTAATGTTAGTTGCCATCTACTTATTTATTTATAAATATTAAACCTTAGCTTATAATCTCCCAATTTGAAGACCATGTATAATTTTTTGCTGTTTCACCACTAATAATAATTGATAAATTACCACTATTTGCAGAGTAAACAATTGAGTTTGGTGTCATTCCACTAGAAATTCTATCAAAATCAGAATTTTCACCTATTATTGTTAACACACCAGATGTTTTATTTAATGCCAATGTTCTTTTCCAGAACCCATAGTTAGTAGAACTATTGTATGCGTTAACATATGAAACAAAAAATGTGTTAGAATTATCTTTAATTGCAGTTACTGTATCAATAATTAATGTTTGGTTAGATATCGTTTGACCAGTATTACTTAAAAAAGTTCTAACTGGTAGTTCAACATCTATTTTTTGGTTATCATTTCTAGTGTAACTTAAAATTTTTGTTGTTTTATTAAATGTACCACCAGTAATATAATAATCAGTAACGCCAGTTATATTTAAAGAACTACCATTACCCTTAAATAAAGTTAAAGTATCTGTATTATTATTAAATGTACCCCCAGTTATTGATTGATTTGAAGTAGTCGATATTATTATGTCAAAAAGATTTGTACTACCACTATAATATGTTGCAGCGTTAAAAGTATTTCCACTAATATTTTCACCACTAACATTACCATCAAATATTATAGTTCCAGTACCCATAATAATTTGGGTATCACCGCTACATGAAGCGAATGAATTACTAAAAATTGCGGTACATGCTGAAACTGTAGGTATATCACCACTTAATGATAAAGCTTCAATAATAAAAGTTTCATTTACGTCATAATTATACAGATATCCCATTACAATGTACTTCCTATTAATCTAAAACTTCCATTTGAATAGAAGTTTTTATAAATTCTTATTACAACAGTATCACTACCATTTATAGTAATTGGTGTGGTTAAAACTGTGCCATCAAAAACAACAGAACCATTAATTGAAATGACTATCCTATTTATGTCCACAACATCTTTTAATTGCGTTATATAAGCACCATATTGTGATACAAATGAAAATCTAGGTTCAGATTTTGATTTGAATAAAAAGTTAAAAGTAAGGGAATTACCTCTTTTAACTGGTTCAAATATAACGTCATTGTATATTTTGTCAGTAGCTATTTCTAAAGTAACCATTTGTCTGTTTATTGTTGGCACTATTTCATAATCATTTTCATCTAAAATATAACCTAACAACTTCATTTCAAACAATTGAACATAAAATCTTCTATTTTCAAAATCATCAATATTACTTTCATCACCGATTGACTCTAAATGCAGCGGCATAGGGTGGCCATTTACGTTTATGTAACACTGTCTAGATTGAAAAGCTCTTTGAATTAATCTATTAAACTCATTCAAATCTTTCATTCTGTTAGTAAACAATCTCACTTCATATGACATATCAACTGAAGTAGGTTGCGGTACTTTATAAACATCAACACCACGTCTAACACCGTCCCAAGTAGGAACCTTCATATATGTATAAGTTCTATTTACTGGAATATTCCATAACCCAGCTTGGTTTTGACCTTGTTGAATATCTGGTTTTCTAACAATTGTAATAAATGGTAATTCAATGTTTTTAAATTTATCGGAAAATTGCCATGTTTTGCTAAACTCTGTCCATCTTTGAATAGTTAAAAATATAACTGGAACTTTCTTACCATCGATATTTAAAGATATCCTTTTATCGCTGTTTATAAACTCTAAGAAAGTTTGGTCCATATCTTCCTCTAGGACACCTCTAGGTAAAAAGGTACCATTATCAGCAATCCCATCCAAAATTTCTTGTCGTCTTTCTGGACCTACTTTCTGATTTGTAATTTTTATTCCCGTTTTAAATCCTTTAGGTACACTCATTGTTTATTACATTCCATTAAATTCGCTAGAATCAACTGCTGCACAAACAATCGTTCTATATGCTGCTTTGTATCCCATTATTGTGTGTTGATTATCATAATTTTTAATACCGTCATTAACAACACTAAAGTATCTTATTTCCGTTTCGCTTACTGGGTAACCTATATAATCACCATAATAAATATTTGTATCTAATTCACTTAATTGACTATCATAAATACCAAATGTAAATTGACCATCTTGTAAATATCTTAACATACCTTCATTGTATGCTTTATTTTCTGCTGCGGCCATCATCGGAGCCACTTTAAGTTCAACTGGCGGTAAAAACTTAATACCATCAATAGGTGCTTCACCATATACATTATCAGATGCTGACATTTCTCTATCAACACTATATAAAATTATAGTAAAATTACCATCACCTTCTACGGCCTCTCTACCCATAGAAATTTCTAGATTAAAATCCTCATTTGAGAAGAATTTATTTATCCTAGTAATCGGTGTTATTTTGTTATTTCCCATATCTTTATTTATAAATATTAATCTAATAAATAATAATCACAACTATTGATTTTTATTTAAAAATTTATTATATTTAAATATTATAACATTGTTTAAATAAACAAATAAAAGTGATTGATATTAATGATTTAAAAAGCCATTCAGCCTTATCTTTACTAGAAGGATATGAGGGTATAAATCCGTATATTAAAAAACTTAAAAACGAATTCATTAAGAATAAAAAGATTCAATTAACAGAGAATCAATCTAGATATATCGTAGAGAATCACGATAAAGAACCACAATATATTAATAGAGTTATAGGTATTACACCTTATTTAGGGGAAGAACTTAAAAAGTTAGATGAGTTATCATTTATACCAGAAAAAGTTCTTATTGAATTTATATTAGCTGACACAGATAAAAGTTTTCACATATACGGTAAAATAAAACAAAATCAAAAGGAATCAAAAATGTATTGGTTACCAAAAACACAAGTAACTGATGACCCATATTTTGAACAGATACATGTTGATGTTGATTTTACTAAATACAATGATATTCTAAGCCAATACGGGAAAAGTTTATACAAACACCAAGAAGACGGAATTAAATTTCTATTATCTAGAAATGGTTGTATATTAGCCGATGACATGGGTTTAGGTAAATCGATGCAATCAATCATCGCTGCAATAGAAAGTGGTGCTGATAAAATTCTTATCGTAACTACATCATCAACAAAAATAAACTGGGAACGTGAAATAAAAGTGTTCTGTAATGAAACCACAATCATTGATGGTAAAAAATGGGATTCTAGTAAATTCACAATAATAAACTTCGACATATTAAAGAATTTTCATACTTTAGAAACACCTAAAAAGAAAAAAGAGGGTGAAAAAGAACCTATCTTAATTAGAGATATGGTTAATGAAAAATTTGATTTATGTATTGTCGATGAAGCACATAACTTGAAAAACAATGAAAGTATTAGAGGTAAAATCATGGTTGATGTATGCGTCAAGTATAATATACCAAAAGTATGGCTTCTTACTGGTACTCCAGTCGCAAATAGACCTATGGACTTTTTTAATCTTTTAAAGATAATTAAGTCTCCTATCGCAGATAATTGGAAACACTATGCTGTAAGATACTGTGAAGGTAGACAGTTCTTTAGAACGCTTAAAAATGGCCAAAGAAAGCAAATCTGGTTAACAGATGGTGCGTCAAATCTAGAAGAATTGTCAAACAAAACCAAAAACATCTTATTAAGACGTTTGAAAACAGACGCTATCGACATGCCAGACAAAATCGTTACTCCAATGTATCATCAATTAGATGCTAAAGGTTGGAGAATGTATGAACAATTATGGGATGAATATGTTGAGCTTAAAAAGAAACAAGGTAAAAGAACTAACGAATCTCAAAAAGATTTGGTTGAACTTATTTTGTTAAGACAGTTTATCGCCAATGAAGCAATTCAATACACTATTGAAATGGTTGAAAACGCTATTGAAATGGGTAGAAAAGTTATTATATTTACATCATTCTCAGATGAGTTAGAAACAATTGCAAATCATTTTGGTAAAATTGCTGTAAGACACAATGGTCTTATGTCATCTACCAAAAAACAACATTCAGTTGACCAATTCCAAAACAATGACAAAATAAAAGTTTTTGTTGGAAACATCAAAAGTGCTGGTGTTGGTATTACATTGACTGAAGCAACCGTTGTTATATTTAATTCGTTTGATTGGGTGCCAGGTAACAATGAACAAGCTGAAGATAGAGCATATCGTATTGGTCAAAATAATGATGTAAACGTTTACTACCAATTGTTTGAGGATACTATCTCAACAAGAATGTGGGAAATGCTTAGAAATAAAAAAGATGTGATTTCAACTATTATGGGTGAAAAAACAAGAACAGAAGATGAAATAACTGCTTTATTAGCAGAACAATTAATAGATTAAAAAATATGGTAACTATTTATGGATTTAATGGCTGTCCTTATTGTGCAGAATTAAAAGAAATTTTAACTAATGAAGGTATTGAATTTAGAGATGTCGATATTCAATTAGATGAAAATGTTGAAGAATTTGAAAAAGTAAGAAAAATTTCTAATGCTGATGAAGTTCCTATCGTTAAAGTTGGTAATCAATTATTGATTCCAAACGTTTCGTTTAAAAGTATTACAGAAGCTGCTGAATTAACAAAGAAATTTTTAGCATAATTGTGTTTATTCTCATATTTATAAGTAAATAAATAAATTATGGGAGTTAGTTTAGAAGAAAAAGAAAAACTATTCAGACAGTTAAGACACTCATTGGGTGCCCCTACACGTCAAATTGAATTAACGGATGACCAATTATGTACGTTATTAGAGATTTGTATTGAAGATTACGCACAATATGTTCAAGAATGGTTAATTGAACATCAATGGCAATCATTGATTGGTCAAAGTATAGACACATTGGATATGGCATTTGCGTTGAGTGTTAGAAATTTTGATTTCATGACACAATATACGTATGCTTACTCTAAACAAGTAGGTTTACAGACAAGAGGTCCATGGGAACTTAAAAAAGATTTTGTTACGTTAGAATCTGGTAGACAAGTTTACCAAATTCCAGCTGGTCGTGAAATAAATGAAGTATTATGGATTACACCACCAGCAACAAGCCAAGCGTTACTAGCTAACTATGGTGGTATTGACTACGGATTTGGTGGTGGATTCGCACAAATGGGTGGTGGTTTAGGTACTGGTGGTGCTGGTGGTGCTGCTCGTTCTGGTTATTACATAGCACCAGCATTTGATATTTTATTAACAGCTGCCGATATGAATTTAAAAAATCGTATTGTTAGAAGTGAATTGGTTCATAAAATAACTGCTGGACCAGACGGAACAAAATTATTACATTTAATGAGCACCCCAGGTTCTAAATTATCATTTGGACAAGGTATCGGTGGTGTTGGTAGTTCTATTAATATGACTGGATGTCAAGTATGGTATTTTTATTACGACACTAACCCAGATAATGTTGACCAATGTAGACAAGACAATCCAGATATTATCAAAATGCCTAATCAAGTCCCATTATCTAAATTAGATTATGCTGACTTTAACGAACCAACTAAAACACTTGTTCGTCAATTATTTATAGCTGAAGGTAAAAGAACTTTAGGTAGAGTTAGAGGTAAATTTGGGGGTATTGTAGGTGTTGAAGGAGCTGAAAGAACTATGGATTATGATTCATTACTATCTGAAGGAAATGATGAGAAAAAAGCTGTGTTAGAAAGATTAGACGCTAGATTAGAAAGACTATCATCTACTAAACAATTAGAAAGAGGTGCTAATGAAGCTGAGAACTTAAATAAAGCAATGAAATTCAGACCTATGGGGTTCTGGGTATATTAAAAAAGAAAAGGGGCTTAATCGCCCCTTTTTTATTTATTAGAATCCCCATTCATCTTCTGGTTCTTCTTGTTTAGTTTCTACTTGTAGTTCTGGTTCTTTATCCACACCATTCACACTAGCTAACATATCTAGATATTCTTCTGGCATTTCACCGAAAGTGTCATCATACTCATCATCTAATTGTAAATCTTCGTCATTTCTGATGATGTTACCATTTTCATCCTCTTCTAAGTCATCATCTTCATCTTCTTCGTTTTCCGAATATTTTCTTTTAGGTTTGATAACTTCTGTATTTGCAGCAACAATAGACTCTAATTTTTTACTAACAGTTTGAATAATAGACTTAATTTCTTCTTCATGTATTACTGGGTCAAAATCACATGGTGCTTCTTCATAATCAGAATAAGTATGTGTTTTACCAGTCATAACTTCACATTCTGCAATATAATCTAACCATTGTTCATATCTATTATCATCATTCTCATTACCAGTTATATTATAATATTTATCTCTTTCAGTAGCTTCTTTTTGATATTTAAACACATCTGTAATATGATAAAGTGGTTCACCCCATTTTCTAGAAATTAACATACCAGAACCTTCATCATCAATACCAACAATGTTTAGAATTTCAAGTCCTAAATCACCATTTTTTCTGATACCAATTAAAGCACTTAATTCTAAATGTTTGAACATTTTATCTAAAAGTTCTTTTTCATGCTGAATACCTTCTTCTTTTGCTATTCTCATTCTTTCATGGTAATCAGCTCTTATTTCTTCCCATTCTTCCACTTCCATGTTATTTGGAACTTTATTAACCTTATCCCAGAATTTGATTTCTTTATCTTCCATTCTCATAAGGTCTTCATATGAATCTTGGTCGCTATCTTTAAATGGCATTCCAGAAACTAGTTCACATTCACCTTTTGTGAATATAACTCTTTCTTTTAATCGCTCAACAGCTTTTTTAGTAGTCTTGTCTTTTACTTTAACAATATCTAATAATATTTTTGAACGAACATCTGGATTAAAACAAACTAAAAGAGGTTTAACTTTCTTATTAAATGCATCTAAATAACGAGCAACGTTATACTCATCAGTATATAGGTTGTTATCTATTTCTTGTATTCTTTTTTGAATGTTTTTATACTCTTCAGTGTCTTTTTCTTCATTCTCTTCCATCGCAACCAAAGCTTTTTTAAGCATTTCCATTTCTTTAATGTTCTCAAAATCACGTTCAACTGTATCTTGGTCGATAAGTTTACAATTTAACTCAACAACTTTATCAACTGGTGGGTAATGACCATTAGCTTCAAAAAATGCTTGTTTTTCTTTTTTGGTCATTTTGTTTTTATCAACAGTTTTTAAATCACCATGAGACTTTGCTGAACCAGTGTTAATATAATACATTACATCACCTAAATTAACATCCAAATTGCTTTGCATTATTAACTCCATGTGTGCTTGTTTAGGCATCGGATTACCAGCTTTATTCTTCGTTAAAGACTTCTTTTTGTATTCGTTGATGCTTGACTTCACTTTTGCTTTTGAAGCCATCTTAACAAGCGGAATTTGATAATTATAAATCTTATCAACATATTCATGGTATAAGTTAATAAAACTATAACCATCACCATCCAATAACATTCTAATTCCTTTCCCTAAAAATTCTTCAATGTAAACTGACATCTTTTTAGATTTAACCGAGTTACCAACCAACTTAATCTTACCACCTATATCATTCGCATAGTTCTTACGAGCAAAGTTGATTGTTGAGTTACAAATATCATCGATATCTAGACCCATACGACCTTCCATGTAATTCTCATTGAATTCTGCCAATACAGCATCCAACCCAATTAATTCTTTCCCTCCATCATCAACAGTTTTCCAGTGTGAACCCTTAGCAACATATTTTATTTCATCAATGTTATCTGGAAAAGCAAAGTTGAAACCATCAGTATCACCTACAAGAGCTCTAAAACCATGTTTTTCAGTGAAGTGACGCACCATAAGACGTAAGTATTGACGACCACGACAAGTTGTTTCTTCCGCAGAGTCAGTATCACCCCAGTTAAAGATATATGGTGCACCATATGAACCAAACCATGAGTTAGCCAATATTTTAAGAGGTAACTGTTTCTTATCATAAATGTTAGCCAATGCTTTATGCTCAGCAATTTTTTGTTTTATTTCATTTAACTCTTCTTTACTCATAGCTGCAACTCTAGCTTGTATTTCAGCTATTTCTTCTGGGGTCATTGTTTTAGGGTCTGGTTTAATCAGCATTTCAAGTTTCTTAGCTTTTTTCTTTTCAGTACCAGTCAAGAATTTAAACTTATCACGTGTATCAACAACGTATGTTAACATTCCTTCCATCACACCAGAAATATCTAAGTCTGGGAAGATTAAGTGAGTTAACTGAATCTTAGGGTATAGTGCAGCAAAGTCTAACTTAACAACACCTCTAGCATAACCAACTTCCAATAGACGAGATAAACCACCAGTAAAATCTCTTTTAGGTAACCCAGCTGGGATAGCTAATCCTCTTTCATAAGACCATGCAGCCATGATAAGTTTCCATTGACCAGCAGTACCCATCGTAGAACTACGCATAAAAGTTGTAGGTAACATTTTAGCAATAAGGAAAGATGCTTGATTGAAAATATTATCAATCTGTTCAGTTTCCCATAAGTCATCACAAAGATATCTCTGAACAATATAATCACCTTTAACTATTCTGTAACCATCTTTTAATGGTTTTTTATCAGTAATTATATACCAATCACCATCAGTATTGTTAAATGCGTATTGGTTTACCTTATCAGCCCATGTTGTGTTTATTTTATCACCTGGAACATAAACACGATTAGGTTTTGCAATTTCAGAATATTGAGTAATATACTTCAAACCCCAAGATTTAATCTCAGAGTTAATAGCCATTGCTCTACGTACAGCATGTGAAATATCCATGATGTTATAACCAAACATATGTGTTTGTTTATATCTTTCAGTTTCACCACCTAATTTAAGTGACGAATCTTTTCTTTTAATCTTAGATAACCTATTAAGTGTAATAGCTAACTCTGTAATTGGAATAGATAAACGTTCAGCACGTTCAAATAAGAAAGGCCAGTCAAAGTTCTCAGAGTTATAACCAGTAATAATGTCTGGTTGAACTGCATCGATAATTTTAAAGAACTTCTCAATGTTTTCTCTCTCACTATTACGTTTATCAACAGAAGTAGAACCAATAGTTTCTAAAACACCTTCTAGTCCTTTGTTATCACGTACACCTATCTGAAAGATTGCATTTTTACTTGCAAACAATCCTTCAGTCTCTAAGTCAAATTGAAATCTATGGACATCATCATAGTCATCCATTCCATTGAACAATCTTTTACCACTTTGGATAAGGTATTGTTCAGTAGGGCTAAACATAACAAAGAAACTTCTAAACATTGGTGACTTATCATCATTTGGGTCAATGTGTTTATCACTAAATACATCTATACCACCCTCTTTAAAAAACTTTAAAAGGTTGTTGTAAGAATGTTTACAAGTAGCCATGTACTTATATCCATCTTCCATGCGTTCTGGTGTATAACCATCTTCGCTGCTAGTATTAAGTTTTGTGATTTTAATACCATAGTCACGACAAGCTTGCATGATTTTAAGGCGTTTACCGCCATAAATCATAGAAGTTACTTCTTCTTTAAACCATAAGAACGGTTTATAGGTATCATTGTATAAGTATTTACCGCTTTCTGGGTCATTGACAACCAACGTAACTGTTGGTTCACTGTAGTTAGATTCTATAGCTACAATGTATTTTTCTGGGTTTGAACCTTGCAAAAAGGTTTCTATTTCCTCATTACTTACTTTTGTTTTTGTACTACTCATAAATTATTTTTTCATTAATATACAAACAAAAGTAATACAATTCAAGAAATAATACAACATTTTTTTTAACTTTGTACATTACAAAGTTACGAAATTAATTTCAGATTGTCAAGTTATTTTTTAATTGACCCCTCTAAAACATTTATAAATAGTTCTTCTCTGATAGGAACAATAAGCGTTCCACTACCATCTAAAAATTCAATTTCAAATTGACCAATGTATCTACCACCAATAGACGTTTGTTTTGATGTAAATTGATAAACTAAATAAAACTCATCACAATTACAGTCACCTTTAGGTAAAACTTGTTCAATAGACGCATTACTACATGCAACACGTTTAACACCAGTAACAACATCAGACATAGTAAATGTTATATTAGCATTTTGGATTTTATCGTGAAATTTGTTAAAATCATTTCTACCATCCTTGATTAGTTCAAGTTTTAATTTTGGTAATGTTGCGTTTTTATTAATATAGAATTCCATAATTATAAATATCTTTTTTAACCGATAAATCCATATTTAGATTTAAAATAATTCCACACAGTTGTTAAACCAGCATTAGGTACAGCACCATCGTAGAGTAAAACCTCTGCAACATCTAAAGCAGTTGCTTGAGCAAATGTAGTACCATTATAACCACCAGCAATAGAAAACTTACCGTTACTTGAAACAGTCTTCATTGTTTTATTAGAACCTACAGCAACTATTGTATCTCTAAGTGTTGACCCAGCATAAGCAGTAATAGTACCAGCACTCATTCTAAACGTATAATAATAAAAATGGTCTTCATTAACACCACCACTACCCCATGGTATTTCAGCGGTTGTAACATTAAATGAATTATTATAATACCATAACTGCATAAAATTTGGACCAGCATCAGCATCAACACCAAATCCCTCGCTTTCACTAGACCAAGCAGCGTTGTATTCAATTATAGGGTTACCAGCACTCCACGTTCTTAATGGGTTTTTTCTCATAACAAAAAACAATGTAAACCCAGTACTAATTGCTTGCAAACTAGCTGTTCTAGGTATTTCTAAACGTTCTGAATTAATATCGGAAAATCTCATGAATGGGAATGAAGATGACGTACCACTAGGTGAGAATGTAGTTGCTGAATAAGTAGGTGAAGTCGAAGTGTTAGCAGTTAAATTATTACCATATATTGTTTGGTCTTGCCATAATCTAATATTAGTATTATTTAAAGTTGCTGCACTATATGGAAAACCATTAAAAACACCTTTTAAAGAATCAACCCATAGAATAGCCTTGGCTGACCCAAAAACTGGTATCGGGTCACCAGAACTATATCCTTCTCTATAATTAAATGGTATGTTAAACATTATCTAAAATCTTTTGCTATTAGACCATACAAGTCTGTACCGTCACTTATAAATGTAAATATATCAACAGCATTTGATATTGATGTTAATATTGGTGCAATACCAGATTGCCATTTGTACTGAGAACCCCAAGTTACCACTCTAGAACCAGTCGCATTTTGTTTAACAATCATAGTATAAACCGCACCATTCTTAACGTTAGTACCATTTGCAATTGTTGTCGTTGCAGCTGATAATATAACATGTTGTATGTTGCTATTATTCCAGTTTGGTGTATGTGTAGCAGTTACAGTACCAGCAGTATAAACTGGGTTATTTGCTTGACCAGTATAAGTTAAATTACCATTTATTGTTAAACCAGTCATTGTATTGATATTAACAGATAAATCACCACTAGATTGTTTAACAGTTAAATTATTATTTAAATATGTAAACCCAGTCACAGATGTTGAACCAGTACTGAATCCAGTTACATTAAATGTACTACCACTATTATTAGTAAATATAGCTGTTCCAGTAAAATTACTATATGTACCTCCAGTTACAAACGTATCACTTGTTTTAAAACCAGTTACACTAAATGTACCACCAGTGTTATTTCTAAACGTAGCTGCACCAGCATTATAAGTACCACCAGTCACAAAAACATCTAGAGGTATCTGTCTAGTTCTAACAAAACCATCACCATTTCTAACTAACATTGTAGTTATTGAATTATCAGTTGTTGCAGACTGGACATTTAAATATGGTACATAAACCGTATCAGCACTTAACCCATTTATATAAGAACCACCAATAACCGCACTTCTAATACCAGTAACGGTAGATTCTGTAGACCATATAAAAGATAAATTACCAGTAGCAATTGTGTTATGACCACCAGCAAATGAATAATCACCAAACGATTCAGTATTTTGTCCAACCGACATTGAAGAAATACCTCTAGCCCACGTTGAATAACCAGCAGCAAATGAATTATCACCATCAGCCATTGTTGAATTGTTTATCGCAACAGCATAATCACCATTTGCATCTAACCCAGTACTATTAATAGCCTTTATTGAACCAATACCAGTCGTACCAGAAGCCCATAATGTATCACCACCAGTTGAACCACTACTAGAACCACTAATACTACTTAAATTCCTATAAGCAATGTTATTATTAGCATCTAATGTTAAAAATCTAGTTGTAGTATTGTCATTAGCAGCATTTTTAATATTTAATCTTTGAACATAAACTGTATTGTTTGTTGAACCAGTTATATTTTCACCACCTAAAATAACAACGCCTATTTTACCGTATGGGATAACATTTTTATAACCACCTAAGATAAATGATAATTCAGAATTATTAATAGTGTTACCAGTACCACCAATAATAGCGTTGTAATATCTCGTAAATGCTGGATTGCTATCAGATAAAATACTGTTATCAGAACCACCAATAAGAGCAGAACCATCACTATCAGCCATTTCGTTTGAATTACCACCAATAATAGCTGCAAATTTAGATGAAGTTATTGAGTGAAATTGTCCATTTAATATTGTTGATTGTTTACTATTACCACTAATAGAGTTTGTAAATCCATTAAAAATAACAGCTGTATCACTATCTAAAATTTGGTTACCGTAACCATTAAGTATTGATGTATAATTAGGTTGATTTACTCCATCAACAGCTTGATAAATACTATTATTTGCACCACCTAAAATGTTTGCATGTGATATACCATAACCATTAATATATGAATTTGAAGCGTTTATAATAGCATTGTTATTTGATTCTAAACCACCAGTATTATCATTTATATAAGATTCATATGAACCAATAATTGTTGATGTATCTTGATTTGTAAGTGTAGAGTCAAAAGAGTTATATATACCGTTATATTGATTATCACCTATGATAGTGTTTCCATTACCTCCAATAATAGCACTTGATTCATCAGAAACACCACCACCAGTTTGTATTTTGTTATTTGAACCACCAGCAATAAATCCATATGCTGGACCATAATATGCAAATGCATCGATAAGGTTATTATAACCACCAATAACAGCTGAACTGTCCGCTTGTATTGTACCATTTTCAGTACCACCCAAAGCAACACCGTTAAACGTATCAATCAATAAATTAGCATCACCACCAAAAATACCAGAGTTAATACTTATACCAAATAATATATGACCATTACCACCCATTATAACACCACTAGTAGAACCAGAATACATATAATGGTCTTTACCACCTAAAATAGCTGAATAATTAGCATATGTACCATAATTGCCAGTTCCAAATTGTCCATTACCACTTACAAATTGATGGGCGAATGAAGAAATACCATCAGCTACAACATAATTAGAACCCACACCTTCACCACCAGCATGTGAACTATCACCACTTGCTAATGTACCAGTACCTTCAGCATGTGACATATCACCACTTGCAATTGTTCCGTTACCTTCAGCATGTGAAGCGATACCACTCGCAATAGTACTACCACCTTCAGCATGTGACGCTGAACCATATGCTTTAGTTAATTCACCTTCTGCATGTGATGTAGCACCAGTTGCCATAGACGACCAACCTTCAGCATGTGAATAATCACCTCTTGCTATTGTATCGTTTCCTTCTGAATGTGACGCATAACCAAATGCTCTTGTTTGAAAACCCTCTGCATGTGAAGCAACACCTCCAGCAATAGTCTCAACACCAAATGTAGAAGAAGAGGCACCACTAGCAATAGTGTCAACACCAGTAGCTAAAGAAAATTGTCCACTAGCCAATGTTGCATGATTTATTGCTACAGCATTAGTTCCAGTTGCGTCTAACCCAGTAGTGTTAATAGCTTTTATTGAACCAACACCAGTTGAACCAGATGTCCAATATGAATCAGAACCACCAGAGCCACCAGAACCACCAGTTGAAGCACTAAAAGTAATAGTTTCTCCGTTATATTTTTTTAATGTAACTAATCCTCCACTATTTTCAGCTTCATAAATTATATGACCTTTTAGGTATATAAAGTTACTATCAACATCTTGATGTGACAATGTAGCATTTCTGGTTAAATCGTTAGCATAAGGGCTATTTAATATTCTTAGAATTATCATTTTATTAGTTTTTATATAAATATTTAAACTTATTGTTTATTGGTAGTATTCGATTATAAATCTGAATTTAAAATCTGGTATTGTACCATAATTAAAGTCGTAAGCAAATGGTTGTATTTGAAATGAAATATAAGACGAATAAAATACATCAACAATATCACCAGTGTTTATTTCATTATCAGAAATATCCCAAGTTTGATAATAAGGATAAGCTGTAGAGTTTAATGGTTTATTCCCTATAAATGTACCACCTTCAGTACCTAAACTAACATTTGAATATGAATCAGTATTAGCTACTTTTTCACCCCATAATGTCCCAGCGTCCCCGATATTTGCTGATGTGTATATTGTACTGGCAGATACGGCAACACCAGATATAACTTTATTCGTATACACTCTAAGTAATTCACCATTAGCCGCACCAAGTCTAGTATTTAATATAGAACCATCATATGGTGAATAATAATCAGATTCACCACCAGCCGCTACCCTAGCTAAAGTACTTCTTGTTCTATTACTATCAATTAAATTAGTATAAATTTTAATCTTACTAATACCTTTCCATGGTGTTTCTGGTCTGAATGCTAAATAATAATCACCATTATAATAACTACTTAAAATAGCTGATTTATTTTTACCATCGTAACCCCAATTAGTACTATTAAAATTAGGACCAGCCCCAACATAATTAGAATTATATGCAGTTATCACTGGATTGGACCCACTTTTAGTTAATGCACTAATTGAAATTGTTATTTCACCACTATCATATTGACCAGTTGCTGGTGTTGAAAACGTCCACGCACCTGGTAATGGATTCTTAATACAAATGAATTCATATAAATTACCATCTGGTGGTATAACCGCTGGTGTGTTTATTGGTAAATTATTTACTTGACCACCAATATTAGAAGGAAATATATGTAATAATGTAGAACCATTATTAATTACTTTTACACTTTTTCCAGTAACTGGTTGCGGCAATTTAGTTGCATAATTAGTTGATGTTACACCAGTAAACACATTAACACCATAAACCATAACAGATGTAGTTGCGGTTGTTGTATTATTGGCATTTAAATTATCATTAACAGTATAAATTGAATCAGAAATATTTGAACTACTGCTAATACCAGAAACACTAAATGTTCCACCAGTATTGTTACTAAATGTAATGGTACTATTAGAATAAGTACCACCAGTTACGAACACATCTGTCGCACCACTTAACACATACTCTTTTAAGTCATCAACAACCATATTTTTGGTTGTCCCAGAATCCATTATTAGGATTAATTCAGTACCTTGAATAGCTGTATCCGCAGAAAATTGATTTATTTTTTTATTTAACATTTTTACGTTTTTTAATAAATATGATAAAATTTTACTTTGTATAGCATATTCAATTATTAATTAATTAATTCCACATGTCACCATATTTTTCAACTATACCTTCATAGCTTAATGGACAAACATAGAATTTAAATTTAGATATTTTACCAATGAATGTTCCAGCAAAATTTTCTTCAATTAATAACCCTCTATCGTTAAAATCTAACCCATCAAAAGTTTGACTCTCTAATAACCCTTGAGACCCACCACCTAAACTAAAATTAAACGGAACACCTACTTGTTTATCTTTATATTCGTTTAGTCTTTTAGCGATAAATTCATCAAATTCATCTACCCAATAAATTAATTTACTGTTAATATAAAAAGATAATCTACCCTTTCTTGGTTTTGCTATTTTTAAGTCACAATCATCTAAATAATCTTGTGATTCATATTTAATTACCACATGTGTCCACATGTCTTCTGGGACAGTATTTGGTGCTGAATAACCCTCTTCAATTGTGGCACCAGTAACATAAGATACGACACCAGTACTAGCGGTAACACATTGACCAGTATAAGTTAATAATCTATAACCAATACTACCATCATCTTTTACTCTAAAACCTATAGCATTATCAATAACGTCTATTTGATTATTTAATTCCGTAATATCAGATGTAAAACCGCTAAAAGTACAAACAGTGTCTCTTCCTAACCCATCACTTTCACCGCTGCACGAATAACAATTACATTTATTACTAGCAGCTCTACCATAAATTAAAAATGGGTTTTGAGTATTGGTTACTCTTTTTGTGTTTTTAACAACAACAATACCTTTTCCGTCATACGAACATGCGGTTTGAGTTCCTAACCCATCGCAACCACTAGAACATGGGTTACAACCACATCTACCACAAGACGAACTTATTTCAGTTGAATCATTATTTAATATTAAAAATCTAGTTGATTCCGAAACAATAATTTTTTCATCTTTTTCAGTAACAATATATTCTCCAAACTCATCAATTAAAAAAGATGCTGAATCACCAGATAATCTTTCATGTGGTTTACACGTTGACCTACCATAAATTAAAAATTGATTTGTGATTAAATCTATCTGTACTGGCGGTGGCGACAATGGTATTGCAATACCGTAATCTCCTATAATTCTAACATCAGTTTCTTTTATAGGTGTACACCATGGACTTAATGTATCAGTACAACCAGTAGGTACTACACATGTGCTAGTACATCCAGTATCAGCACCTTCCCATACATTCCAAAATTTATTTTCAGCTCTAGTACCCATATAGAAGAAAAATCCTTTATTATTTGGGAAATCTTGATTTAATATTTTGGAATTAGAATTATGACACTCACCTGGATATTCTTGAAAATTTGGATTCAATACGAATTCAGATGACCATCCTATATTCATTCTTACTGGTAAAACTTCGTAATCATATCCATCTATTTTATAAAAACCTTGATAAAACCCACCACAAAATTGAACAAAAGGGTTAGTAACACCAGTAACAGCATATGTTGTATAATCGTATTCTTCAGTAGTACCAGTAACTTTATTCATAAACATTTTTTTGTTGTCTTTTTCCAAAATTAAAGTACTTCCAGTCAAAGCTTCAACTAGTGTTTGATTTGTAGTATCACCAGTGTTCCTTTCAAAAGTCACATACCCATTATCAATACCAGTTAAACCAAAAGTATCAAATGTATAACCAGTATTTATAGCACCAGACCAAGTAGATAAACTAATTATTGTTGTTGAAGTATGTGCACTATTTTTAAATGTTTCTATTTTACCAAAATTAAAGTTAACTGCTGCTCCACAACCAGCACCACCTCCACCACCAGCACCACAAGCGTTATAATCATCAGATGTTATTATAAAATCCCAGTAATCAGAATTTGATAATTTTAAATCTAATTTGTTAAAATTGAAGTTTTTAATATTTCCCATTAGAAGTTTTCTAAATTAGTTCTTTTCCAACCAGTACTAGTTTTAACGTACATATAGTTATCATCTCTCGTTATGTTACCTTCACTACCAGCAGTATCGTTAGATGATGTTGGTGTGTATAAAGGTATTGTTAATGCATTAGGTTTAAAATCGTTGTTTGTGATGAAATTACCGTTAGCATCAGTTATCAAATCAGCTGATTGGTCTTGACCTTTTGCATGTAATACACTTAAACCACCACCTAATGATGTTTCTTGCGTTCCATTGAAATTTAATTCAATGTTATTATCTTCAGCTAATATTGTTTGTGTTTCTAAATGAGTATTATTTGATGTTGTAACACCAGACGATAATTCTTTTACTGCCTCGATTAATAAAGCAACTACATTATCATAATGCACACCCATATATTCTTCTTCTGTGTTTTTATTCACAAAAGTTAACTCTGGAACTATACTATTAACTTCTTGTGCTATTAAACCTATCCTAACATCACCATTCGGTTCTTCAGTCCAATTATATTTTACACCTCTTAATTGATTTACTTTATCCAACGCATTAGTAAGTGTTTCAATGTTTGTTTTTAATCTTTCGTCTGATGTATTTGTAGTTAATGTACCATCAGAAGTATAATGTAATGCACCAGCTGAAGCTGACGAACCAACACCTCTAAATCTAGCGTTACCATTAACATCTAATCTTTGTGTAGGGTCTTGATTGTGAGGTACATTAATAGCAACATAACCTCTAGATGAACCAGAACCTTGTATATGTAAATCTGGGTTATTAGAAGCACCAGCACCAGAAGTTTGACCAGCATAGAATCTAATATAATCAGCACCAGTACCAGATGTTGAACCATCATTTGAAATAATATTTAACCCATTTGTAAAAATACCAGCATATATGAATGCATCACCTTGATAACCATATACTGTATATATAGCATCATCCCAAGCTCTAGCACCCATACTTATCGAAGCTAATTTATTTGCGGTATTAGCTGTACCAGCAACCACTCCAACACTTGGTAGACCAGTTGTTGCTGAAAGAGTTATATTACCTACACCAGTACTACTATAAAATAATCTATTTCCAGTTCCTCTAGCATCAATCAAATATTGTGGATTACCAGTTTGAATACCAATATAACCTCTATTTGTACCATCACCTTGAATCTGAAAATCTGGTACTGCTGCTGCACTAACACTATTTATACCAGCATACATTCTTATATTGTTAGTACCACTACCACCACTTCTATTAATGATGTTTAAGTTGTTTGTTTTTTGTGATGAACTTAAATATGTATCACCAGAAAGTCCAACCAATTCTGAAGTGGCTGTTGATATTGAATCATCACCCAAAACACCCATTTGTAAAGATAACCCAAAACCACCTAAATAACTATTAGTAGCAGCCGCTATTTGTGGTACGTTGGTACTATTAGCTGAAAAAACAAAACTCTTAAAAGGTAAATCATCACCAGTGTAAATATCAGCCAAAACAAGTCTAGCATTATTAGCTCTAGCATCAATAACATATTCTGGTGTTTTTGTATTTATACCTAATTTAGATGCTGTACCGCCACTATTAACAATTAAATTAGGTACATAAACATAATCACTTGTTGTCGCTGTAATATCACTACCACCTAAAATAACGCTTCTACTAACATATTGGTTAATAACATTTCTTCTACCACCAATTATAGCTGAATTATAATTTGTATTAGAAGTAGCATGACCATTTATTGTATTACCAGACCCTCCTAAAATTGTACAATGAGCAGTTTTACCAGTAATTGTGTTATCAACACCACCAATTATTGTGCTAAAGTTTGTCACATCATTACCATCAACATTGTCACCACCAGTACCAGAATTATAAATGGTGTCAGTACTAAAATCAAGCAATCTATTACGTAATCCACCTAAAATAATTGACGAAGTGTAATTTTGTATTTCATTATATGTCCCTCCAACGATACTAGAAGATGTTGATGCAGATATAGTATTAAAAGCACCACCTAAAATAGTTTCATTACTCTTTCCTTCAGTTCCAGCTAAATCAAAATGTATAGTATTACCCATACCAGCCAATATAGCTGAATAAAAATGACCATTAATTGTATTACCAGACCCAGCAATTATTGCTGAACTAATAGTAGTAGCATAATTAGCAAATCCTCTTTCGATACTGTTTAGTTTACCACCTAATATTACTGAATCATTTGCAGCGTCTTTAATAACATTTCCAGTACCACCACCAATAAACGAATTAGAACTACCAGTTATAGTGTTTTCAAAACCACCAGTTATATTAGAATAACTAGATAATTGTAATACTGAAGCAACACTAACATCAGAAGATATATTATTTCCAGCACCACCTAAAATACTAGCATAAGATATGTCTTGACCAAAATAAGTGGACCTACTATTCATAGTATTCCCAGACCCACCTACAATAGTATTAGCATTGCCACCATTACCAACATGACTAGTATAAAGATTCTTATATCCACCAAATATTGAAACATCAGAAACACCTTCACCAGTTACTTTATTTTGATACCCACCAATAATTGTAACTCTAGCACCACTACCACTAATAAGACTGGTACTAGGATTATATTCATTTTCCTCACCACCAATAATAATTGAACTTGAAACATAACTACAATAAGAAGGTTTTATACTATTATTAAGACCACCAATTATACCAGAACGAACACTAGTAAAAGCAGAACAATTCACACCACCTAGTATAAAACTACTAACACTACCTATACCAGCTGTTCTACCATCAATTAAGTTATTATTACCACCAGCAATAAATGAATTATCAGCAACATAAATTGAATTATTAGCACCACCAATTATAGATTCATTAGATGAATCACCATAGTTATTTAAACAGAAATCAATAAAGTTATTAAAACCTCCAACTATTACTGAATTTGAGTGACCAGAAATTGTATTGTTTCGACCAGCAATGATTGCAGCGTATTTAGAAATATTAGATATTGTATTACCAGTACCAACAAAAATACCAGAACTAATCGAACCACCAGATATCTCATTATTACGACCACCAACTATAGCTGAGTCATTACTATATTTATGTATTTCATTCTCTCTACCACCCAATATTGTTGAGTTATTTGTTGCCTCATAAATAATATTGGAATAACCACCACCAATAAAAGAATTTTCAGCATTTGCGTTAAAACCTGGTTGAGCTATACCTAAAATATTATATCTACCACCTAAAATACCAGAATAATCGGATAATTCTATATAATTCTCTTTACCACCTAAAATATAACTGTTTTCACCCCCACTAGATATAACTGATTGATTCGAATGAATAAAACTATAATTACTGTCAGTACGTGAACTATAACCACCAGCGTGTGAATTTGTACCATACGCTATTGTGTCACTACCCTCAGCATGGGATGCAAACCCACTAGCTATTGTACCACTACCTTCAGCGTGAGATACACTACCACCAGCTATTGTATTTTGACCCTCAGCGTGTGATGTAGAACCACTTGCGATTGTACTAGAACCTTCAGCATGTGATTGAGACGCAGAAGCTATTGTATTAGAACCTTCGGCATGCGAACTATCACCACCAGCTATCGAACCAGAACCCTCAGCATGTGATGTATCACCACTTGCAATAGTAATATTACCTTCAGCATGACTTCTATAACCACTAGCTATTGTATCTTTTCCTTCAGCATGTGAATAACCACCACCAGCTACCGTATTACCACCTTCAGCATGTGATGTATTTCCACTCGCTATTGTACTATGACCTTCAGCATGCGAATTACCACCACTTGCGGTTGTACTCTCACCTTCAGCGTGAGAAACAACACCACTTGCTATTGATAAATAACCTTCAGCATGACTTCTAGCATTACTAGCTATTGTATTACTACCTTCAGCATGTGAATAAACACCACTTGCAATTGTATTAACACCTTCAGCATGTGCTGCTGTATTACTAGCTATTGTATCTTCACCTTCAGCATGAGACAAATCACCTAACGCTTGTGTACCACCACCTTCAGCGTGTGAAGCTATACCACCAGCTCTTGTATTAACACCTTCAGATACAGAAGTAGAACCACTGGCAATACCATTAGAACCACCTAATACAGCTGAATTAGCACCAGTACCAGCAGTCCATATTGTTGCTGTTGTGGCACTTGAATTAAAAACCCAACCACCCATACCTTCTGAATCCAAACAAGTCCAAACATATCCAACTTGTGGATTATCTGAAATTATTAATTTTTCAGTTCTAGTTATACCAGAAACATCAACCCATATTGTTCTACCAGTATAATCTAACGTTGAAGCAGTATAAACATCAAAGTTATTTGTTGTTATAGTACCACTATATGTTGATGGAGTTAATTGTGCTATTGTTACTACTGAAATGTCAAAATTAACACCAGAATAAGTCAAAGCAACTGTGTTCCCATCGATTACTGTTGTTGTATTAGGTGTCCAAACAGCACCAGTATTTTGTGTTAAACCAGATGTTGATGAAGTTAACGCAGATAAAGCTGAAACACCTAATTGCATTCTTGGGTCTGACCAATTATAAACTGTTGTTGTATTATTACCAGAAAACGTACTTGCTATATAAGTATAATTTCCAGTAATAGCACTAGTTGTTAAATTTGGTCCACTAGGTAACAAATTAAAAGGTAAACCAAATGACGTACCACCAGATAAAACTGTTCTAGTTATAGGTCTTTGTTTTGCTTGTCTATTGTCTGAAAAATCTAATTTTGTTCTAAATCCACTCATTTTATTCTTTTTATTATAAATATTAAAAGAAATGAATATATTTATAAATAAAGATTTTTTATGAAAAGAATAACTAAAAAACAATTAGATGAATTAGTAGGTGGTGATTTCACTAGCAGCGGAAGTGATATAAACATCATAGGCAATAGAGAAATACAAACTGGACCTATTGAAAAACCTTATAATGACGATTCTACTTACGAAAAGGGTATTTCAACATTTACTGATGTAGTTTTTGGTAGATATAGACAAAATATTCCATGGTTTGCTGTTTACAGCTTTGGTGGTATTAGAACTGGTGGTATTACACTTAATTATGGTTTATCTGAAAATAAAAAAAACATTTTAACAAAAGAAAATATTGAAGAATTAATTGAAGACTTAGTAAAAAAAGGTAAAGATTCAGATGTAAAACCTAAAAACTATAACCCAGATGTTGAAAAAGTTATGGATAAAATTTCTGATTTAGAATTATCTGAAGAACAAATAGAACAATTGTTAAAAGCTTTAGAAGACAAAAAGAATAACCCTTCAAAAACAAAAAACATTTAACATGGCTAACAGAGCAATAAAAGATAATAATTTAACTATAGACAACGAAACAAAGAAGTATAAAGCTTATGCTACTGAAGAAACACGTTTAAAACAAGCTAAAGAGTTATGTGAAGTACAGAAAAATTGTTCTGAATATAATAGATTAGGTGGTGAAAATAGATTAAGAGAAGTCGAAAACTTAGTTCACCAAGAACAAAAAAAAGACGAATTAAAAAGAAATGTTCAAGACGTTACTAGTCCAAAAAACGTTCATCAAAAGGAAAAAAACCCTACAGAAGTACCAACACCTAATGTTGCTAAAAAAAGTCATGATAAAAACGGTACTATTTTATCTATTTCTGACGCTTTAAAGGAAGAAATTTCAACAATGAAATATTTAATAGAGTACATGAATAACAATAACAAAAAAATAAATTTATAAAATTATGCCAACTCCTTACATTTACGGTCAAACTCCGTTAGAAAAATTCGCAATAAATGGTAATCCATCATATGGTAACTCTGGTAGACTTTGGTTAATTCAACAATCTAAAGTTGGTACTGGTAAATACCCATATGCTGGACCATATAAAAACCCAGATATTACTGGTAATCAAGGTGATAAATATAGTGTAACACATACAAACGCTAAAGCTGACACAGTATCACCTTATTTAGGTAAAGGTACTGGTAACCAAATTGATGTTGTAGACACATATAAAGGTGTTACTGCTAGAATTAATTATGCTGGTGGTAGTTTAGAAGATATAAAAGGAAATGTAACTAATGGTGGACTTGGTAGAGAAAAACAACAACTTTTAAACTCTACTACATGGGGATATGGTACTAAAGTATTAAATTACAAAGAGTACGATAAACAACCAGATATGACAGCTAATAAAGGACAAGTAAATATTATTTAATAATATATGCCAACTCCTTATATTTACGGTCAAACTCCGTTAGAAAAAGCAGCAATAGCTCAACGTTTATGGTTAATTCAACAATCTAAAGTTGGTACTGGTAAAGTATATGTTGGCCCTTACAAAAATCCAGCCATTACTGGTATGTTTGGTGGTATATATAGTCTAACACATACAAACGCTAAAGCTGATACAATAACACCTAGTTACGGTAAAGGTACAAATCAACAAATAGACGTTACAAACACATATAAAGGTGTTGTTGCTAGATTAAATTATGATGGTGGTAGTAAAGAAGATAGAGACGGTGTTTTAGGAATTACGGATTCTGGACGTAACGCACAATTACAACTTAATAGTACCACATTTGGTTATGGTCCTGGTCCAACTCCAGGTCCTAGTATTGGTTTTCAATATGCTAAACCTTCCTTAACAGCGTTTAACACTGGAAAAATTATATTTTAAAAAAAATAATTAATGAAACTTTACAATCTATATCAATCAGTTATATTAGAAGAAATCATTAGGTTGACACAACTAAACGAAGCGGTGTCAACTAGTGATGTTGATAATATTTTGAATGGTGACCCAAACAAACAAGGTAAATTTTATTACGTGTCGTTTAATTATCAAGGAAAAGATGGTGAAGTTTCTAATAGATGGGTTCAAGTAACTCAAAGAAATGTCTCAACAGCTGATAACGGATTAATTGATGCGTACCAAGTTTCTAAAAACGGTAAATCTTCAAGTCCATCAAATGAAGCACGTAGTGCTACTGGTTGGAAAAAATTTGATTTGAACAGAATGAGTGATATTAAAGTTTCAAAAGTGCCTTTTTATCAAGAACCAAAACCTTATACTTCTGGTTATAGAGCAGATGGTACACCGATAATTGCAAGATTTAATAAGACTGGTAATAATTCACCATCTGTGAAAAGTACAGAAAAAATTGCTGCTCTTGGTTCATATCAATACGCTGATAGTACTGTAGCTAATAAAGAAAAACAAAAACAAAAAGCCGAAAAAGATACACAAGCAAGATTACAACAACAAAAACAAAACTTTGGTAATAGACAACAAGCAGCACAACAACAACAAGACGTAGAGAAAAAAGAATTACAAAAAGTAGAGTTTGATAAATTTAAAGAAAGACAACAACAAAAACAGTTGCAACAAAAACAGTTGCAACAAAAACAAACTCAAGAACCACAAGATGGTGAGATAGAAAATAATGATATAGAAAATAAAGATGAACTAAATAACGTATAATATGGATACACCAGCACCAGTTAATTTAGCAGCACTTAAAAGTATTTTAGCAAAGGCTAAAACTGTTATGAACAAAGTAGAAGAAAACACTACTCCAATAAAATCTAGTAATAAATCTGTTAGAGAAGACTACGATAGTTATCAACAACCAGCTTATGATGAAAGAGATGAAAGAGAACCAATTTATGAACAATTTTCTCCACAATCATCATCTAGTATGCAACCACAAATGTATACAGCTGAACAAGTAATGGCTTCAAATTTGCCTCAAGCGATAAAAGAGGCTATGATTAAAAATCCAATACCACAATTACAAGGACCACCATCTAGTTTTTCATTGGAAGACTTAGGTGAATTGGTTGAAAAACCACAATCTAAATTTAAATCACCAAGTGTTCCATTACGTGAATCTTCTGGTAGTTACCAACAACAAATGACTATAGACCCTAACATGTTAAAGTCTATGGTTAAGGAAGCGGTTGCTGAATACTTTAAAGAATCTTACGAAAAAAGAATAACAGAAACCACAATTGCAAAGACAATAAATTTACTGATAAAAGAAGGTAAATTACAAACAAAGAAAAAAATATAAAAAAAGGGGTTTAAAGACCCCTTTTTTATTTACATATAAAATTTTATTCTTATAATTAAAATATTAATAAAAAGTTTTTAAATAAATTTTATGAAAAAATTAAAAGTACTAGTAGTACCAAGTGACAGAACTGGTGTTTCATATTACAGAAGCACAAACCCTCATATCGCATTAGAAAATAACTACCCAACTGAATTTCACGTTGACGTTGATTATGAGCCACAATTAAACAATGACGAATGGTTAAAACAATATGATATTATCCATTACCATAGAACATTAGGTAATTATGAACAAATGGGTCCGTTATTAGAAAAATTAAAATCTTTAGGTATTGTTACCATTATGGATTTAGATGATTATTGGTCTCCAGGTGAACATCACCCAGCGTATCATTTAATCAAAGCACATAAAATCGATGAGATGATTTTAAATAACATTAAATTAGCTGAAAATGTAACAACTACAACAACTTTATTCGCTAATGAAATTGCTAAATTTAATAAAAATGTTCACGTTTTAGCTAACGCAATCGAACCAACAGAAAAACAATTCACCCCTAACTTAGAACCATCAAATGGAAGACTTAGAATTGGGTGGTTAGGTGGTTCATCGCATTTAAAAGATTTAGAAATTTTAAAAGGTATTGTCGCTAAACTTACAACAGATAAATTAATTGATAAAGTTCAATTTGTGTTATGTGGATTTGATATTAGAGGAACCCACACTGAAATTGACCCAACAACTGGTGAACAAAGAACTAGAAACATTAGCCCAATGGAAAGTGTTTGGTATTCATATGAAAGAATCTTTACTGATGACTATAAATCAGTTAGTCCAGAATATAAAGATTTCTTAATGAAATTTATACCTAATTCTGAATTTGAAGGGATTAATAACGAAGCGTATAGACGTGTTTGGACTAAACCTATTTCTACTTACGCTACTAACTATAATTTATTTGACGTATCGTTAGCACCGCTAGAAGAAAATATCTTTAATAAGGTTAAAAGTCAATTAAAAGTAATTGAAGCTGGTTTCCACCATAAAGCAATTATCGCTCAAAATTTTGGACCTTATACAATAGATATTAAAAACGCTGTTAAATTTGGTGGTGGGTTTGAAGAAGATGGTAATGGCATCTTGATTGATGAAGTTAAAAACCATAAAGATTGGTATGCGTCAATTAAAAAATTAATTCAAAATCAAGATATTGTTAAACAATTACAAGATAATTTACACAACACAGTTAAAGATACTTATTCATTGAATAAAGTAACCGAACAAAGACGTGAATTGTATTTAAACCTTATTGCTGCTAAACAAAAAACAATAACAAAAGAAGAAAAAGAAATAGCATAATGAGTAGAAAAGACGATATTAAACTTTTATTTAACTTTATGATTGAGTTATTAAGAGAAGATGAAAAAGAAGAACTTAAAGTTGAATCTAAACAAGTATTAACTGAAACACCTAAAGAAGATGAATCAGCTAAACATATCTTGGACGTTATGAAACGTACTGAACTTATGGACAGAATGAGACGAACAACAATGGGTAGACCTACTTTGGTTCCGCATGGTGAAAGAGATGAAGATGAAATAGCTATTGTTGATAATGAAAGAATAGAAACGCATAAAAAAGAAAAAGGAACTAAAAACATTAAAGAAATTTTAAGTAACGCTAAAGATTTTATGGATGATTTGGAAACTAAAAAACCAATAACACCTAGTGTACCACCAAGTGTTTTAAATGAACAAGAAAACCATTTATATGCACCTATAAATAAATCTGAAGTTTTTGAAAAACTTCAAAAATAAATATTGATTTATTCGTATTTTGTTAGTATATTAGTAAATATAAAACTAATAAAATAAAATAATATGTCATTAACACAAGAAAAAATTGTTGCTAACACAAAAAAATATTTTGACACTGCAACAAAATTAGGTTTCATGAATGATGAATTCATGAAATTCTTAGGGGAGTCTTTTATTAAAGCTCCAGCGTCAACAATGGCAGACCTACACAATGCTTTTGAAGGTGGTTTAATCGACCACCTTCTTAGAGTAGGGTCTTACGCTGTAAAATTCAATAACGCATTACCAGAAGAAGAAAAAGTTGACCAAAACTCATTATTGAAAGTTTGTCTTCTTCACCAAATTGGTAAAGCAAATCTTTACAAGCCATGTGATTCAGAATGGCACAGAAAAAACCAAGGAAAAATGTACGAATTTAATGAAGACTTAACATCTATGAGAGTGGGTGAAAGAAGTGTTTATTATACTATGTCACACGGTATCCAGTTAACTGAACAAGAATACACCGCAATCATTAATTTAGATAAAAGTGATGATAAAATGGTTGAGTATCATAACTCAATGTTAGGTGATTTATTAAAAACAGCTGTATTGTTTGCTGTTAAAAATGAAAAAACTAAAAAGTAATATGAGTTTAGATAACGAAGACTTAATAGCAGACATGAGAAACAAAATCTTGTTAATTGCTGACCCAGATAGTGGTTACACGCAAGAAGATTTTGATAACGAATTTAACGCTGATAAATTTAGTATTAATTATGATGCTCATAAAATTAAATTTAATTTTAAAAACGAATCAAATAACCAAGACCCAGAATATGCAACTTCTGGTTCATCTGGTTTTGATTTAAGAGCTAATTTAGATTCACCGATTACTATACCTTCACATGGTGTTAGAATTATCCCTACTGGTTTATATTTTGAAATTCCAGAGAATTTTGAAATTCAAGTTAGACCTAGAAGTGGTTTGGCTGCTAAAAATGGTGTAACTGTTTTGAACTCACCTGGAACTGTGGATGCTGACTATCGTGGCGAAGTTAAAGTTATTTTAATCAACCATGGCGATGAAGCTTTTACTATTAGTCATGGTGATAGAATTGCACAAGCAGTTATTGCTTCTGTAATCGGCAAAAACTTTATTAATTTAAATAAAGTAGATAACATAGACGAAAACACAGAACGTGGTTCTGGTGGTTTCGGTTCAACTGGTGTAAAATGATTAGAGCAGAATTTATAGAAACATTAAAAGAACATGCTAAAACAGCTGGTATCTTCAATGGAAGATTTATAAATATTTCTGATGATGAAAATCATTGGAAATATGAAAGACCAGCAGTAGACGCATTAGAACCTTCAATAGATTTATCTACTGAGGGTTTTGTTCTATTTTCACCAAACGTAGGGTTTAGTGATAATACTATCGAAAAAATAAGTTATGAAGATTTCATAACAAAATATAATTTAACTAGAAAATGATTACAGTAGTATATTGTACCAGACAATCAAATCCAGAACATAAAGAACATCTTATAAAGTCATCTGGGCTTCATAAACACATTGAGGTGATAGAAATAATCAATAATGGTGAATCGTTAACAAAAGCTTACAATCGTGGCTTAAAAATGGCTACAAACGATATTGTTGTTTTTTGTCATGATGATTTAACTATTGAAACTAAACAATGGGGTAACAAATTATTAAAAACGTTTGAAAAGAATCCAGAATATGGTATCATTGGTGTTGCTGGAACTAAATACATGTCAGAGACTGGCCAATGGTGGGTTAAATCTAAAAAAATGTATGGTAGAGTACAGCATACACATGAAGGTAAATCATGGTTATCTTCTTACTCTGAAGATTTAGGTCAATCAGTTGAAGAAGTTGTTATTGTTGACGGTTTGTTTTTTGCTGTTGATAAAACTAAAATGAAAATTAAGTTTAATGAATCAGTAGAAGGTTTCCACTTTTATGATGTAACATTTTGTTTTGAGAATCATCTAAAAGGTGTTAAGGTAGGTGTAATTACATCTATTAGAGTTAATCACTTGTCTATAGGTATGACAAACGAACAATGGGAGTCTAATAGACAACAATTCGCTGAAGCATTTAAAGATAAACTACCAGTTAATATTAAAAAACAATTAAGAAAAAATGAGAAATTAGATGTTCTTATTGGATGTTTAAGTTTTGCTAATTATACTGGTTCTGAATTATATGTTTTTGAATTGGCTAAAAAGTTGGTTAAAGATGGTTGTAACGTAAGTGTGTGTTCAAGTATTGGCGAACCTTTGGCTAAAGCAGCAAAACAATTAGGTATCAAATTATATTCATTACAAGAACCGCCAGGTTTTAAATTAGGTGATGGTAAATGGCTATTAAAAACTCCAGAAGGTGATGTTACCTCTCAACCAAATACTTTGTATAAAGTTTCAAATATTGAATTTGATGTAATCCATTTAAACCATAAACCAGTTACTGAGCATTTACTTAGATTATATCCAGAGACTCCAGTTATTTGTTCTATTCACTCTGAAGTGATTAATTTAGAGGAACCAGTGTTATCTCCACAAATTAAAAAATACATTGCGATAAGACCAGAAATTAAAGAACATATTGTTAAGAATTTTAATATCGAAACTGATAAAGTTGAAGTTATTTATAATCCTATAAACGAAGAAAAGTTTAAACCAATTAAATCAACTGAAAAGAGAGATAAGAAAAGAATTTTATTTGTTGGTACTATTGATTATCTTAGAAAACAAACTATTCAAGACCTTATTAACACTACCAAAGAAAACAATCAAGAATTATGGCTTGTTGGTAAAGAAAACGATAATTACTTACCTAGTATGATTGAAAACGAACCACATGTTAAATATCATGGTCCAACATCAAATGTTGAGCAATATATTCATAAATGTGATGAAACAGCTGGTATCTTATTAGGTAGAACAACTATCGAAGGATGGATGTGTGGTAAAAAAGGTTGGATATATGATGTTGATTCATCTGGTAATATTTTAAGTAAAAATTTACATGACATTCCAGAAGATATCGATAAATTTAAAAGTGATAATGTTGTTAAAGAAATTAAACAACAATACGAATTAATTTTAGATTAATATGGTTTTTAATAAATTAAAACAATGGTTTAACAGACGAATGGCTATGTTAACATTAGCTATGAGTAATGTTGAAAAAAATGCTTTAGGGCAGCAAGGCGAAACGTTGGGTTCAGATGTAAATCAAACCCAACGAAATACCCAAGGTCAATTGGCTGACTCATTAAAACAAGGTGAGATAACTCAAGAAGTTATGAACCTTAGATGGAGAACATATAAAATACTAAAAGAAAGTGAAGGTGTTACTGCTGAAATTGTAGGGTATGACGAAGATGGGATGCCTATTGTTAAAACTAAAAAAGTTAATAAAAAACTAGGACTTAAAAAAGTTAAATTAGACCCATCTGATGATTATAAATTAGAAATGGTTGTTGATAACTCAGAAATTGTAATAGGTAGTAACCAAGCAATGAATAACGATAATATATCTTTATTCGATGAAGTTATTCAATCAACAAATGAAAATGGTGACTTAGTTGCAACACATGGTATTATTGAGTCTATTAATTATTTTGCTACAAATAAATCTGAACGTCCTATAATAATCATCAGAGAAAATTTACCTAACTTTTATTTAGAAAACTTTACGTTAAAAATGAATGTTAGAACAATAGATAAAACTAATAAATTATTAGAATTTTATGTAAGTAAATATCCAGATGAATACAATAGAACTAGTCGTTTGTTTATTAGTGAAGTTAAAAAAATCATGAATGATGGCATCAATTCAACAATGTTAGACTTTAATGAAATTAATTTTATCACATATAAAACATTAGGTACAGATGATTATTTAGAATATGAATATGACAATATTTCTTATGACAAAATAGTTGAATACAATGGTTATTACGTAATCAAGTTCAACGCTAAAATTAAAACAGACGGTAACGATATTCTTGACGCATATAGAGTAAAAGAACTTGATAAAAAATATGAACAAAAAGCCAAAAAATGATAGATTTTAAGAAATATTTTGATAAGGTATATGTGATTAATTTAGATAGAAGACCAGATAGATTTGATTCTTTTAAAAAAGAATTAGAAAAATATGGTATTGAAGAGGTTGAACGCTTTTCAGCTATTGATGGAACAACTATCATGTCTAATGAAATACCTTTATTAGCTGGTGAATTAGGTGTATTAGAATCACATCTTCAGATAATAAAAAAATGTAAAGAAGAGAACGTTAAAAATGTGCTTATTTTAGAAGATGATGTTTATTTTACGGATGAAATTTTAAAATTAGATGAATATATTAATAATGTGCCATCTGATTGGGATTTCATTTATTTTGGAGGCAACCATGTCTATGGCCAACCACCACATCTAATTAATGATAAAGTTATCAAGTTAAACTTTACTGTTGCATTACAATGTGTTGCAATTAACAGCAGCATGTTTGAAATTATAGAGTCTGTGTTAACTAAAAGAAAAAAACAAGTTGACGCATATTATGCTGAATTACATAACAGATTTAACGCATACGGTTTTTATCCTAACATGGCTAAACAAACAGCTGGGTTTAGTGATATACAAAATCGTAACGTAGATTATTCAAATTTTTTTAACGAATGAAAAACTATAAAAATCAATTAATAATTTTTTCTAAAAATAGAGCATGTCAATTGAATCTTTTGTTAGATTCATTAAAAACAAATGCTCCACTTTTATTTGACAAAATTAGTGTTTTGTATAAAACAGATAATGAAGATTACTTATATGGGTATCAAAAATTATTTGAAAAATATCCTAGTATATATTTCTTTAATGAAAATAATTTTAGAAAAGATTTATTTAAACTTATTGATGATGAAATCGAAGCAACAACTTTCATGGTTGATGACGCAGTTGTTTATAACCAAATTTTAGCTAGAAAAATAGATATAATAAAACCAGTTGTTGAAGATTTTGTTATTTTTTCATTACGATTAGGTAAAAATTGTAATTATTCACACCCAGCTGATTTGCATTATGAATTAGGTGAACACGAAGTTGATGGTGAATACATGACATTTGATTACACTAAGCAGCAAAATGGTGATTTTAAATATCCATTATCAACAGATGGTCATATTTTTAACACAACTTTTATAAAAGATTTGTTGATTGAGATTGATTTTAGAAACCCAAACACATTAGAAGCTTTTTTACAAAGATTTGTTGTGACTGATTCCATCCCAAAAACTGTTAAATCATTTACTGAATCTAAGTTAGTTAGTATACCAGCTAATCTAGTTAATGATACATTCAATAATAGACACGGGTTGCAATTTGGTATAAGCGAAAAAGAATTAAACGATAAATTTTTATCTGGTGATGAAATTGATTTAATATCTATGGAGTTTTCAGATATAAATGGCCCACATAAAGAACTTAAATATGTGTTTAAATAACGTAAAAATAATAGATATAAATTTTGCACACGCAAAATACACAACCGATTATCAAATTTCTAAATTTATTAATTGGGATAGAAGTAGAAACATCAGTCAAGAAGAAATTTTGTTTATTACAGATAACTCTTTAAACAATAGTGTCAATATAGTTAACAATAACAAAATAGGTATGTTAATGGAACCTAGAGCGATAAACCCAGCGATTTATGAATGGGTTAGTTCTAATCATGGTCACTTTAAAAATGTGTTGACCTATGACAAAAACTTATTAGATAGCTGTTCAAACGCATTGTTTTACCCACATTGTGGCTGCTGGATAAAAGAAGAAGACCAAAGCATTTATGATAAAACAAAATTACTATCAATAATTGCATCAGACAAACGACAAACTGAAGGTCATAGATTAAGACATGCATCGATAGATGTTTTAAGAGCAAATAATATTGGATTAGATGCGTATGGTAGAGGTTATAACCCAATTGATTATAAGTTAGAATCATTAAAAGATTATGCGTTTTCTTTGATAATTGAAAATAGTCGTTCAGATTACTATTTTACCGAAAAATTAATGGATAGTTTTGTTACTGGCACCGTCCCAATTTATTGGGGTTGTCCATCTATAGGTGATTTTTTTAATTTAGATGGGATGATTATTTTTAATGATGTAGAAGATTTACTTTCAAAATTAAATTTATTATCTTTAGAACAATACAACAATATGCTTCCAGCAATTACAGAAAACTTTGAAAAAGCAAAAGAATTTTTAATTGCAGAAGATTGGATATATAAGAACACTAAAATTTTTAAATAATGGATTTTACTTTTGGTATAGTAACTGGCGGAGATAATGATGGTATGTTAAATGACATTATCAATTCAATAGAAAAAGAAAACATACCTAACTATGAAATAATCATCATAGGTCACTCAACAATCAATAGAAAAAATACAAGGGTTATTGTTTTTAATGAAAACATAAAACCAATGTGGATAACAGCAAAAAAAAATCTAATCACACGTGAGGCTAAATATGAAAATGTTGTATATTTTCACGATTACATTAGATTAAATGAAGGTTGGTATGAAGGTCAATTAATCGCTGGCAATGACTTCAAAATTAGAATGGATAGAATCATTAACTTAAATGGTGAAAGGTTCAGAGATTGGTGTATTTGGCCACATAATGATAATAAAATGGATAATTTTATTCAACGAGAATGTTTAATACCTTATGATATTACACATTTATCAAAATATATGTATATTTCTGGTGCTTATTGGATTGCTAAAAAAGAAGTTATGTTAGAATACCCATTAGATGAAAATTTAATATGGGGACAAGGTGAAGATGTTTTATGGTCAAAACAAGTAAGACTTAAATATGACTTTAACATGAATCCAAATTCTAGCGTTCAAATAATCAAACCAAGCAAGGACAAAGTTTTTGACGAAACTAGCAATGATAAAATAGAAATATTAAATGATAAAAAATTATGGTTAAATTAATTATATTTGATTTAGATGGTGTTTTAGTTGACGCAAAAGAAATACACTATGAATCTTTAAATAAAGCTATTGAATTAGTTGACAAAAAATTTATCATCACTAGAGATGAACATTTGAATAAATACGATGGACTACCAACTAACGTTAAGTTAGATTTATTAACAAAGGAAAAAGGTCTACCAGAATCTCAACATAAGTATGTTTGGGAAATGAAACAAAAAATGACATCTGACGTGATTAAAGAAACGTTGACTGAATCAATGGAATTAAAAAATGTTTTAAGAAAACTTAAAACAGATGGGTACAAAGTATACGTTGCTTCAAATTCAATACGAGAATCAATTAAATTGATGTTATATAAAACTGGTCTTATTGAATATGTAGACCATTATTTTGGTAATGAAGATGTTAAAACTTCAAAACCACACCCAGAGATTTATTTAAAAGCTATGGTTCACGCTGGTGTTAAACCAAATGAAACAATAGTTGTTGAAGATAGTTTCCATGGAAGACAAGCAGCAATTGATTCTGGGGCCTTTTTATGTGCTGTAGAAACACCAAATGATGTCACATATAGTAAGATATCAAATTTGGTTAAAAACGTTACAGAAGTCTCTAAAATCAATAATAAATGGGAGTCTGATGATTTCAACATCTTAATACCTATGGCTGGTGCTGGTTCTAGATTTAGTTCTGCTGGTTATACATTCCCTAAACCATTGATTGAAGTTGACCACAAACCAATGATTCAAGTAGTTGTGGAAAACCTTAATATTAAAGCTAATTTTATTTATATTGTTCAAAAAGAACATTACGAAAAATACAACTTAAAATATTTGTTAAATTTGATTACACCTAATTGTGAAATAGTACAAGTTGATGGTGTAACTGAAGGTGCTGCATGCACAACGTTATTAGCTAAAGAATTTATTAATAACGATAAACATTTATTAATCGCTAATTCTGACCAATTTGTTGAATGGGATAGCAATAGCTTTTATTATTCAATGACAAATGACAACTTAGATGGTGGTATGTTAACGTTTAAAGCGACACACCCTAAATGGTCTTTTGCTAAATTAGATGAAAATGGTTTCATCACTGAGATTGCCGAAAAGAAACCTATAAGCGACATTGCAACGGTTGGGATTTATTATTGGAATAAAGGTTCAGATTATGTTAAATACGCTGAACAAATGATTGAAAAAAATGTTAGAGTTAATAATGAATTTTATGTTGCACCAGTTTACAATGAAGCAATTTTAGATGGGTTTAAATTTAAACCATATAATATTAATAAAATGTGGGGTTTAGGAACTCCAGAAGATTTAAAAACTTATTTAGAAAACTTTACATCTTAACATGAATATAGTAATTCCAACATATAATAAACATTATAATTACAATGTTAATTTTTTAAATTCGTTTAATGAATTTTGTTTAGATAAAAATAAAGTTACCATTAATTTTATTGTTGCTTCTAATGAACTAGATTTATTTAGTGGGTTGGTTAATCAATACAGACATTTAAATGTTAGAATAGTAACTCTAAAAGAATTAATGTTTAATGTTGATGGTGAGTACTACAATGACGACCAAAGTTTCTTCAATACAAAATACCCATTACAGTCAATTAAAAAATTATTTGCATACACATGTGTTGACACTGACTATATAGTGTTTGATAGCGAAAACTTATGTTTAAAAGAATTTTATTTTGAAGACATTTTTAATGATTTAAAAAATAAACCAATAATATATTCTGATAAAATACATTATGATTTACAACGAAATGTTACATCAACATGCAACGATATTTTTGATTTAACTGAAAACAATAAATGGTTCTTTTTAAAAAGTTATTGGTTTTTTGAACGTAATCATGTTGAAAGTTTAATAACTTTTTTAAAACAAAAGTATTCAAAAAATATAACATTATTTCTAAATAATAAAATATTTTTTGAGTATCAATTATATTGTACTTTTTTGTTAATTAATAATTTAAAAGAATTTGTAAATATTGATACTTTGATTGATAAAGAAATTAAATTTAGCGAGTTACTTGATAAAGAAAACCACAATTATGAATACATAATAACAACCATAAATTCTGACAATGTTTTAAACTATATTAATATTTTACATGAATTAAATGAAAAAATAATTAGATTACATTGGACAAGTGAAGAAATTAAAAATAATATAATAACTAACTCAAATGTTTGTATCGGTACATTTCATTGGGACTAAATAAAAATAAAAACATGAATAAAATAGAATTTATTAAAGAAAATTTTAAAGATTACTACATTGATAAAGGACCAGAAAATGGTATCCTTCAAGGTACAAAATATGCTGGATGTGCAACACATTGTAGAGCATGTTTAAACACATTAGTAAGAATGGTAAAACCTAATAGCATATTAGAAATTGGTTCATACCATTACGATAGTACTATATCGATGTCTAACGGTATGGATACGTATTTAACCCCAAATGAAGGTATAATACATACTTTTGATATCAAAAAAGGTGGATATGATGGTATGGGTGTAACTACACATTTACCTAGCCGAATCAAACCAATGTACTGGTATCCATATAAGACTGATTATGACGAATGGAAATTGACAGATGAAGGTATTGTTTTTAAAGATTTTTTAAACCACACCAACGAAGAATTGTTTGAAATGAACCATAATATCTTAGAAAGTATAGCACCAGAAGGTGGTTACGATTTAATCTTTATTGATGGCGACCATTCATATGAAGGTGCTAAAAAAGACTGGGAACATGCATTAAAGTTTTCACATAAAGAAACGTTAATTGTTATTGATAATATTTGGGATATTAGATTAAAAGAAGTTAGACGTTTTTATGATGATATGACAACAAACAAATGGGATTTTGAAGAATGGAACGATGCTAACAGAACCATGGTTCAAGATACTGGTGTTTTATTAACTTATTAAAATGACAATAACAAATTTAAACGAATTTTTTAAAGGTTGGTTTGTTGGTAATTTTGAACCAACATTAAACACAACTGAAGATTTTGAAGTTGCTGTTAAAAGATACAAAACTGGTGATTATGAAGAAAAACACCACCATAAAATAGCAACTGAAATCACTGTAATTGTTGAAGGTGAAGTTGAAATGAATGGAGTAAAATATGTAAAAGATGATATTATAACCATTCAACCAAATGAATCCACCGATTTCAAATGTATAACTGATGTTGTTACAGTTGTTGTTAAAACTCCATCAGCAAATAATGATAAATATATAAATTAAAATATGAGAACAAAAGAAGAAATATTAGATTTCGTATTAAACGCTGGTTCAGACAGCGTAGAAGTATTTGGAGGGAACTTCAAAGGAGGTTATGAATTACAACAATGTCCAGAAGAAATAACAGAGTTTTTAAACACTTATCAAAACTCTGAAATTAATAATTTCCTAGAAATAGGTGTTGCTGCTGGTGGGAACACTAGAATCTTTACTGACTTTTTAAAAATTAAAGATGTTTATGTAATGGATTTAAATGTACATCCATCGATTAGTTATGATGGCAACCCTAACGCTAGAGATAATAATTTTAATCATTTAAAGAACTCTGGTGAATTAAAAAGTTTTTTTGGTGATAGTCATTCAGAAGAAGCAAGAAAGTGGTTAGAAAGCTTAAATATTAAATTCCAAATGGTTTTTATTGATGGTGACCATACAGAACATGGGATTAAATTAGATACTGAATTAGTATTACCTTTTTTAGATGATAACGCTTATGTAATTTACCATGACACAGTTGTTAATGTTGGTTCAGATGAATTTGATAGAAAATTAAAAAATGGGTTAATTACTGAATTAAAACATGAAAAAGACTTTATTAGCGAAACAATTTATAAAAAAGGAATTTCTGTATATCGTTATGTTAAAGGATAAGATAATAGTATTTGTTCATGTTGCAACTATTGGTAACTACCAAGAAGTTGTCAATGAAATATTTGAGTCATTAACAAAAACAAATTTAATTAACACAGCAGATTCTATAAATGTATGTGTTGTAGGTAATGGTGAATTAAACATCCCAACAAATTGGAATCTAAAAATTAACCAAATATCGGATATTAATATTGGTGAGTTCTATACGTTGAAACAAATAGAAACACATTGTAAAAACACAATAACTAATGATAAAATTTTATATGTTCATACAAAAGGTGTTACATGGCCTAATAATGAATGTATAATTGATTGGCGTAAGTACATGTTATACTTTAATGTTGAGCAGCATGAACAAGCGGTAAAAGAATTAGAAAATTATGACACATATGGTGTTGATTTAGTTACAGAACCAACAAAACATTATTCTGGTAATTTCTGGTGGGCTAACTCAAACCATATTAAAAAACTACCATTAATTGATGAAATTTCAAAAGCAGATGCTAAAGCAATTTTAACAATTAGACATAATGCTGAATTTTGGTTAATGATGGTTGACGGTGAGAACAAATCAGCACACAACTCAAACATAAACGTCTATGAAAGACATTTACATAGATATGAAGAAAAAAATTATTTATAATGTTTGTTATACCATGCAAATATAATCCAAATTTTCCTTTTATTATTCAATTAGTTAAAGATATTAGAACCTATCATCCAACTGAAAAGATAGTTGTTGTTGATAGTGATTCAAACGATAAATCATATTTTGAAATATTAAAAGAATATGATGTTATAATTGAAGACGTAAATAATAATAATTGGATGGTAGGTGCTTATTGGCATGCTTACAACAAATACCCTAATGAAGAATTTTATTTCTTCTTGCATGATTCAATGAGAGTTAAAGCTAATTTAGATTATCTTAAAGAACGTGATTTAGTAACTTTAATGAATTTTGACAGAGTGTTAGGTAATTTTAATACATGGGGTGAAAGAATAACATTAGAATCTGAGTATAATTATCTTAATGAAGGTAGCGGTTGTTATGGTCCTATTTTTTTCTGTAAAAATAAAGTAATGAAAAGAATGCTAGAAATGGGGGCTAATAAATTTTTACCAAATAATAAAGCAGAAACTGGTTATTGTGAAGGTTGTTATGGTTTCTTTTTTGAAGAACAAGGCTATGATTTAACACAATGCTCTTTATTTGGTGATGTACTTTTTAACGAAAGCCCTAGTGGAAAATCTGGGTTACCACCACACAAAACAGATTGGCAATTTCCAGTAGAAAAATTTTATGCTTCACATGTTGACAAAAACAGATTATAATTAAAAAAATAAAATTATGAATAGACCAAAAACAATTTTTTTAGACATTGACGGAACACTCATTGAGCATTCCGAAAACATTGCAGAGCAATTTACTAAAACACCTAGACTTTTAGATGGTACTTTAGAAAAGTTATCCGAATGGGATAGAAAAGGTTATAACATTATTTTAACAACTGGAAGACGTGAAGGTGTTAGAGATATAACCGTTAAACAATTAGCTGAGTTAGGTATCTTTTATGACCAATTGATAATGGGTCTAGGAGGTGGAATTAGAGTCGTTGTCAATGATAGAAAAAAAGACAAAGAATATGACACAGCAATAGCCATAAACCTTAAAAGAAATGAAGGTATTAATTCAATAAAAGATTTATAATATGAAAAAAGAAGTTACAAAAGTTGATAAACCATGGGGATGGGAAAAATGGATTGAAGTTAATGAAAATTACGTAGTTAAAGAATTATTCATGACAGCTGGAAATAGTTGCAGCTTACAGTACCATGAAAAAAAACATGAATCTTTTTATGTTTTAAAAGGTCAAATTAAATTTGAAATTGGCCCAGACAAAGACACCTTAACTGAAATGATTTTAAATGAAGGTGAGTATTACACAATTGAACCATTTGTAGTTCATAGAATGTCGGCAATCGTTGACAGTTTGTATTTAGAAAGTTCTACAAATTTTCTAGATGACGTTATTAGAATAGAAGATAAATATGGTCGAGTATAAAGTTTTAATAACCACTAGTGGTGTTGGTTCTAGATTAGGTGATTTAACTAAATACACTAATAAATGTTTAGTTAGAGTTGGTAAAAAACCAGCGATATCATATATCGTAGAAGCATACCCTAAAGAAGTTGAATTAGTTGTAACTGTTGGTTATTTTGGAGAACAAGTTAAAGATTTTTTAACACTAGCTTATCCAGAAAGAAAAATTACATTTATCGAAGTTGATAAATATGAAGGTGAAGGTTCATCTCTTGGTTACTCAATGTTAAAAGCTAAAAATGAATTACAATGTCCATTTATATTTCATGCAGCAGATACTATAATAACTGAAGAAATTAAAGAACCAACAGAAAACTGGTTGGCTTGTCAATTCAAAGAAAACAATTCACAATATAGAACTTTATCTTTTATTCCTAATAGAATGATAAATGACAAAGGAGATTTAACCTCTAAATTTGCTTATATTGGACTTGCTGGTATAAAAGATTATAAATTGTTTTGGGATTCATTACAAGAGGAATATGAAGCAGATACTAGCGATACAACATTAAGCGATTGTCACGCAATCAATCGAATGAATATTAAATGGGAAACAAAAGAATATTTCAATTGGTTAGACATAGGTAATGTATTTGAATTAAAACACGCTAGAGAAGTTATATACGACAAATTTGAATTGTTAGATAAAGTAGATGAATCAATCTTTTTATTTAATGATTTCGTTATTAAATTTTTCTATAATAAAACAGTTTGTGCTAACAGAGTTGAACGATGTAAACAACTATCTGGGTTAACACCTAAATTGATTGACAGTAAAGATAATTTTTACAAATACGAATATGCTGCTGGTGATTTATTAGCAACGTCAGTAAATGAAATTATTTTTGAAGATTTTTTAGATTGGAGTAAAAACAACCTATGGGTTAAACATGGTCAGTCTGAAGACTTTAAAGAAATAACTAAAAAGTTTTATTTTGATAAAACTTATGAACGATTACAAAAATTATTTAATGATAATAAAATAAGTGATGAAGAGATTACCATCAATGGTATGGTAGTACCACCAGTTATTGATATGATAAAAGAAATAAATGAAAACTGGTTATGTTCAGACACTTATTATCAATTTCATGGTGATTACATTTTAGATAATATTATTTATAAAGGTAATCGTGAATTTGTGTTATTAGATTGGAGACAAGACTTTGGAGGTGATTTAAAAAATGGTGACATCTATTATGATTTAGCTAAATTAAATCACAATTTATTATTCAATCACGATATTGTCCATCAAGAATTATTCTCAGTTAAAAAATCATCAAACGGTATTAAATGCGATATTTTAAGAAGTGATATTTTAACTAATTGTAGAGAAAAGTTACATAAGTGGATTTTTGACAATGGGTTAGATTTAAAAAAGGTTCAAACACTGACAGCAATCATATGGTTAAACATGTCGCCATTACATGATTACAAGATGGGTGAGTTTTTATATTATTTTGGTCGCTTTAATCTTTACAAAGTGTTTTATAAATAATATATTTGGTGTATGAAACCAAAAATATTTATAGGACCGATGAGTAAAAATATTGTTGACGCAATTATTAATTACTCAAATGAAAATAACGTTGAAATTGGATTAATACCATCTAGAAGACAAGTAGAGTTTAATGGTGGTTATGTTAACAATTGGACAACTAAAGACTTCTGCGAATACGTAAGAAGCAAATCTAATAAAATCTTATTAGTAAGAGACCATTCTGGTCCATCACAAGGATATAGTGAAGATGACGGTATGGATTCTTTTATTGAAGATTGCAAATATTTCGACATTATACATGTTGATGTTTGGAAAAAACATAAAGAATACCGTGATGGGTTATTAGCCACAGTTGAATTTATTTTAAAAGGTTATAGATTAAATCCAAACATGTTATTTGAGGTTGGAACTGAAGAAGCAATCAGACCAACAAATGAAGTAGAATTAAACAATCTTTTAGAAGACTTAAAAGAATTACTACCATTAGACATATATGGTCAAATTAAATACGCTGTAATCCAATCTGGAACAGCATTAAAAGGTAACACAAATATTGGTAGTTTCAATCAAGATAGATTAATTGAAATGGTTAAAGTTGCCAAAAATCATGGCATGATTTCAAAAGAACATAATGGTGATTACCTAACAAATGAATTAGTTAAATCGAAATTTAATAATGGGTTAAACTGTATCAATATTGCCCCAGAATTTGGACAAATAGAAACAAAAATTATTTTAAACATAATTAAAACTAATCATATAGAATTACTAGATGAATTTTATGAGATTTGTTATGAATCAAAAAGATGGGTAAAATGGGTTGACTCTGATTTTATACCAGAAGATAACAAAGAAGAAATCATAAACATAAGTGGTCATTATGTTTTCTCTGAACCTAGATTTATTGAACTTAAAAATAAATTGAATTATAACAATTTAGATTCTGAAGTGCAACAAGCAATATACAACAGAATTGATGAATTAATTAAAACTATAAATGAAATCTAAAACAGCGTTTATAATATTTGCTCACTCAACAACACACACGATTGAAGATGTTGATGATATGATAGATAACATATCTTATTTCCATGATAATTGTGATTTCATGATTAATCACCCAACATTAGACCACCCTAAAATTAGAATGCGTCATATGCTTGGTCCTTTAAATCATTCTAACTTTATTTTTGGTGCGTTGATTGATTTAATTAGAAATATAAGTGAAGATGAAATAAATAGTTTTGAACACTTCTGTTTAGTTTCAGCTAACCAATACTTTATAAATGGAATTAACTTTGAAAAAGGTGTTAATTATGCACAATTTTTAAATACTGAAGATTGGGTTTCATCATATAACGGAAAAGACTCAGACAAAACTATTGTAGGGTTTCCATTACAGCAACCATATGGTCGTTGGGACCCTAAAAATTTATATCTTGAATATAATATAGAATTACCTATGAGTGCTAATTGGGAATGTATGACAGTAACAAAAGAAGTTATGTTATTGGCTAAGCAGCATTTAGACAAATGTTTAGAATATTACCCTAATGATGATATGATAAATATTTTTCTACCTTATATGATTTTACTTAGCGGACAACAATGGGAGTTTCCACCTTACTTTGGTACTTACGACCCATCAAATAAACCTAATTATAATTGGGTAATTACAATAAATCAAATTGTTGAAAAATTCAATCAAGGTTATTTCTCTGTTAAAAGAGTTAATTACCATAAAAATTGTGAATTAAAACAATTCATTAGACAAAATTATATGAAATGAAAACAATAACTATAAATTATTTATCACACAATAGATTAGATTACTCAAATTTAATGTTCTATTTTTTATCTAAAATAAAACCAGAAAATAAACTAAAATTAAAATTAAATGTTTTAGCAACCCATGACAATGATTGGGTTAATAAATGTGATAGTTTAGGTATTGAATATACAATACATGTAATTAACGGACATCATAATTACTTAAATAAAATAAGAATTGCTATTTCAACTGATACTGAATATTCAGTTAAATTAGATGAAGATTGTTTTATTAACAATTATGTTTGGGATTACCTAATTGAAAATGTTGATATGTTAAACAATGATGAAGTATTAACTTTATCACCAACTATGTCTAATAATATTCCATCATGTGATTTTTTTATTAATGATTTTATTGATGATTTATCAGTTAGAGATATTGTTTATAAACATTTTTTAAACAGACCAATGCCAAATGGTTTATGGAATGTAGACTACACACCTTTGAATCAGTTTACAATAAACGCTACTGAATGGGATTATAATAAGTTTTACGAAGGTTTAAATTCATTAAACACTATTACAAAAGGTATTCACCCACTTAGGATTTCATATGAAGCTCAGATGGAAATTAATAACTATATTTTAAAAAATATTGATAAATTCACTTCCGATAATAATTATGAATTATTTGAAATCCATTCACCATATTTCACTAATAGTATGTTTTTTATAAAAACATCTGAATGGGTTAATATATTATCACAACCAACAGTGGACGCATACGATGAAATAGCGTTAAATAAATACAAAAGGGATAACAATAAAAAGTTTTTATTTGTTAAAAATGGATTTGGTATTCACCCTATGTTTAATACTGTTTATGCTAATCAAAACCCATGGGCTATTGGTGGTGAAAATGGTGAACAAGATGAAATTAATTTTTATAACAATTTAAGTAAAAACATTATGAATTATGATACATTGTATAGGTGATAGTCACTCTGCTGTTTTCAGTGGTAAAGAAGAAATGCAACCAATATGGCCACAAAGGTCTGATGACATAACTCCATTTTTTAAAAGTTACAGAATTGGGCCAGCAACCGCTTACCAACTTGAAAATAAAATGCCAGTAATTGATGAAATAATTAATTATAATGTTAATATTGATAATGATTATGTTTTATTTTGTTTTGGTGAAGTTGATATTAGAGCTCATTTAATTAAACAAATGGAATCGCAAACTAAAACTGTTAATGAAATAGTTAAAGAATGCGTTGATAGATATTTTAGTGTTTTATTAAGATATAAAGAAGCTGGTCTTAAAGTTATCGCATGGGGTCCAATTGCGTCATGGCATGAGTCAAAACAATATACTGGCGGACCTTCATTTGGTACTTGTTTAGAAAGAAACTTAGTTACTGAAGAATTTAACAGATACTTAGAAGAATTGTGTAACCAAAATGGTATTGAATTTGTAACAATATTTTATAAAATGATAGGTGAAAATAAAATAACTAAACCAGAATATTTGGATAATTGGGAAGGTTCACATATGCATTTGAGCCAAACATCAATGCCGCTTATTTTAGAATCATTTTCAGAAAAGAATTTAATATGAAGTTAATATCACATAGAGGTAACATAAATGGAAAAATGGAGAGTTGGGAGAACGAACCAACTTACATTGACTTAGCAATATCCAAAGGTTATGATGTTGAAGTTGATGTTTGGTACAAAGACAATATTTTCTGGTTAGGTCATGATGAACCACAATATGGTGTTGATTTTAGATGGTTTCGAGATAGGATTTCAAAATTATGGATTCACTGTAAAAACATAGAAGCGATGACCTATTTCAATGCTAATTTTGAATTCTTTCCTTTTAATTATTTTTGGCATGAAAATGATACCGTTACATTAACAAGCCTTAATTACATATGGGCTTTTCCAAATAAACAACCAATAAGAAATAGCATTGCTGTTATGCCAGAGCTACATAATGAAGATGTTTCTTCAGCTATTGGTGTTTGTAGTGATGTTGTTGAAAATTATAAATAAGATTGACAAAGTTAAAATTTTTAACTAATATTAAATTAGAAGATATTTATAATAAAGTTATATATGAACAAAAAACCTATTGCAACAAAAACTACTAGAACTACTAGAACTACTAGCACTAGAGCTAAAAAAATTACAACAGAAGACGAAAGTTTTACCAAAGGACCAACGGTTTTATTATCTCAAATTAAAATTGATATAAAACACAAAAATGAGACGCAAAAGAAGTTAACCAATTCAATTAAGACCAATGACGTGACTTTTTGTACTGGTCCAGCTGGCACTGGTAAAACACTTTTAAGTGTTGCCGAAGCATTATTGTTACTTAAAAACAATCCAGAAATTTATCGTGAAATTAAATTAGTTAAGTCTGTTGAACAATTAAAAGGTGAAGATTTGGGTACGCTGCCTGGTGATGAAAAAGACAAACTTAAATTCATTATGATGTCTTACTTTGATGCTTTTTATAAATTGATTGGTGAAGAACTTACTAACAAATTAATGGAAGCTGGGTACATCAAAATGGAAGTGTTTGGTTCTATTCGTGGTAGGTCTTTTTCTAACTGTATTATTATCATTGATGAATACCAAAACGTTAGACATAAAAACTCTAAAACATTCTTAACACGTTTTTCTGAAAATACTAAAGTAGTTGCTTTGGGTGATACTGGACAAATAGATTTAAAAGATGAAAGCGATAGTGCGTTAGAAGCGTTAATTGAAGACGTTAAAAACAATCCAGAAGAAGGTGTTGGTGTCGTTGAATTTAATGCTGATGAAGTTGTTAGACATAGGTTGACTTCTTATTTCATCAAGTTATATGACAATAGAAAAAAAAGACTGTTAGATGAAAAATCCAGACAAACACAAATAGTAAAACCAGAGTCACCAAAATCTCAGATTATTAAAGAAAAAAGTATTTTTGGTAAAGTTTTATCATTTTTTACAAAAAAATAAATTTTTAACTTTACTTATCACCACCTATCAATTAAATTGGTAGCATGAAGATAGGTATTACTATAAACGAGGTATTGCGAGATTTTATCGGTCAATTTGCTTATACATATAATAAGTATATTGAAGAAATTGACATCACAAATGATGATGTTACCAGTTTCAATTTAATTGAACATTTTAAGTTTGATGACATCAATAAACTTAATAGGTTTCTATATTTAGAAGCACCTCTAGAAATTTTTGGTCATGCTGACCAGATGTCAGATGGTTTAATGAATCATTTCAATAATTTCTTAACAGATATTGAAGATGAAGGAGAACATGAAATTATCTTAATAAGCAGAGAAGTGGAAAAAAGCATTCCTTCAACTTTCTTCTTTTTATCAAAAACTGGCTGCCGAATTAAAAACATAAAATTTGTTCTAAACTACGATGAAAAATGGGACGATGTAGATGTTTTAATCACAGCTAATCCTAAAACATTAGAATTAAAACCAAGCGGTAAAATAAGTATCAAAGTTAAATCTTCTTATAACAAAGACGTTGTGTCTGATTATGAGATTGATTCAATATTGGACTTTATTAATAATGAAGAATTAAGAAATAGAATCTTAAATACTAAAATAACAAATTACGAAGAAATTGATTAACATGATTGAATTTGGCGGTAACATATACTACATCGATGTTGATGCTTTAGAAAGCACAATTAAATCTATCGGAACTAAATCTGGTAAAAAAATTATTGAAAAAGAAACTAAAACTTATCTTGATGAAAATGGTAAAGTTTTAAGTTCTGAAATAACAGAAGTTGAAAGAGAAAGACCAAGAGAAATTGACGCAACTAAATACGATATTTTAAGAGTTATGATTGAAATATTAATGGACGCAACCGAAGATACTGACGATGATTCATTAGGTGCTGAAAGAGCTCTAGATAAAACTTCATTAGGATATAAAATAGCTTTTAATACATTATATAATTACGGTATTTTAAAAGAAAAAGAATAACCAAATAATAACACTAAAAATATGGAACAAAAAAAACAAATTGAAGAACAAATAAGCCAAATAGCTTTGGCTTTAAATAACTTTGAAACTAAAAACTTTAGAGTTTATTTCTTTGTGCTAGACACAAAAGGTAACCCAACCGCTGGTATCGCTAACATTTACGAACACGTTAAAATTTTAAATGATTTAGGATACAGTGCATGTGTGTTACATGAAAAAAATGATTATAAATTAAGAGGTGACCAAGAAGGTAATGGTGTCGCTGATTGGTTAGGTGAAGAATATGCTGCTTTACCTCACGCTTCAATTGAAGGGCAAGAGTTAAACATATCACCTTCTGATTTTGTGGTTATACCAGAAATTTTTTCTAACATTATGGACCAACTTAAAGGGTTTCCATGTAAAAAAATAGTTATATCACAAAGTTATGATTATTTATTAGAATTGTTACAAATTGGTAAAAGATGGAACGTTGATTACGGATTTAACGATGTAATTACTACATCTGAAAAACAAGCGGATTATGTTAAATCATTATTCCCTTCAATTCAAACACATGTTGTACCAGTATCTATTTCTGATTATTTTACAGATAGTGATAAACCTAAAATCCCAGTTGTTTCTATTTTAACTAGAAACCATGGTGAAGCTGCTAAAATAGCTAAATCATTCTACTTACAATACCCACTTTACAAATGGATTACATTTAAAGAATTAAGAGGGTTACCTAAAAAACAATTTGCTGCTGAATTATCTAAATCTTGTTTAGCTGTTTGGATTGATGACCAATCTGGATTTGGTACTTTCCCATTGGAAGCAATTGAGTCAAACACACCAGTAATTGGTAAAATACCTAACATGGTTCCAGAATGGATGGAAACAACAAATGAGAGTGGTGTTAAAGTAATTAAAAATAATGGTGTTTGGACTAACACAACTTTAAACATTCCAGAACTAATCGCTAACTATTTAAAAGTTTGGTTTGAAGATTCATTACCACAAGAATTATTAAATGGTATGGCTGAATCTAAAGGTCAATACACTAGTGAAAAACAAATCGCTGCTGCATCTGAAGTTTATACTAAACTTTTTGAAAGTAGAAAAGCAGAATTAGGTATTGTTTTAGAAAAATTAACTGAATCTTTAAGCGAGGTTGAACCAACTAACGCATAATAAAATATTAAATTAAAAAATATGGAAAAAAATAATATAAGTGTAATTTTACCAGTGCACGCTTTAAATGAAGTGACTAAACCTTTATTAGATAACGCAATTAAAAGTGTCTTAACTCAAAATGTTAGACCAGAAACTTTAATAATTGTAGCACCTAAAAATAGTGATGTAGTAAAACATATTAAAACTCTAGATTTTGGTGATTATAGCAATTCTGTTGTTATTGCTGAAAATGATGGACAAACTGATTTCGCATCTCAAATAAATTATGGTGTGTCAGTATGTAAAACAGAATGGTTCTCAATCTTAGAACTTGATGATGAATATTCTAATATTTGGTTTAAAAATGTTGTTGAATATCAAAAAGCACATACTAACGTAGATATCTTTATGCCTATCGTTATTGACGTTAATGAAAATAATGAGTTTATTGGTTTTACAAACGAAGCAGTATGGGCTCAAAGTTTTTCTGATGAATTAGGAATCCTAGATAACAATGCTCTATTAGCTTACCAAAACTTTAATGTTGATGGGTTTGTAATGAAAAAATCAATGTATGATGAGTTCGGAGGATTTAAACCAAGTATTAAATTAACCTTCATTACTGAATTCTTATTAAGAATGACATTTAAAGACGCTAGAGTTATGGTTATCCCTAGATTTGGATACAAACATATTAACCAAAGAAAAGACTCATTATTTGCATCTTACAGAGAAACTATTGACCCAGTTGAGGCAAGATGGTGGTTAGCAACTGCTAAAAAAGAATATTATTTCGCTAAAGATAGAAATATAACGTATGATTCACAAAATTAAAAAATGGTTACAAAACGAGGACGAAAAAGAACAAACGAAATGTACTTTGGTCCAGAAGAAGAAGAAGCAGTAATCAAATTTTTAGAATCAACAGACGAAACAGAAAGGAATCTAATTTTTAACGAGTGGCTTAAAGGGCCACTCGATAAAATGATAGAGTCGATAATTAGAAAGTACAAGTTGTATAGAAAGGGTGAGACATTTGAAGAGTTGCATAGCGACACTTTATCTTTCCTAATGACAAAAGTACACAAATTTGAAAGTGGTAGAGGCAAAAAAGCTTATTCATATTTTGGAACAATTAGTAAACACTATATTTTAGGGTTACTAATCAAAGATGAAAAATATATTAGACAAACAACATCTTACGAAGAATTAAACGATAGCATCGAAGAAAGGGAAGATTTGACATACGTTATCGATAGAGATAGTGTTGAAATGGGTGACTTCATTAAAAAATTAGTCGGTGAAATTAAAACAGAATTAGAAAGCGAAAATAACCATAAGAAAAAATTAAATGAAAATGAAATTAAAATTGGTTATGCGTTAATAGATATTTTAGAAAATTGGGAATTAGTCTTCTCTTCAATGGAAGGAGGGTCTAAATATAATAAGAATTCTTTCTTAGAAACTATGAGGAATTACACCAATTTATCAACTAAAGATATTAGGATTGGAATGAAACGTTATAAACTACTTTATGAAGTTTTAAAAAACTATGGTTTATAGATGTTTACATTATTTTTTTTAATATATTAGGTATTTATATATATAGATAACAAACATTTTAAAACTAAAATAAAATGCCTAGAAAAAAGAAACAAGACGTAAAAGTTAACGATACAGAATCATTAGAAGGTTTAATGCAAGAAACTTATAATGACGCATGTTTACAAATAAATGACGCTCAAAAAACTATCAATGAATTAGCAGCTAGTGCTTCTCCAGTAGACGTTGATGATTTAACTAAAATAGCAAAAGAAAAAGGTAGTTTACTAAAAGTAAAAGACTCAGCAATCAGAATTAAATTAGAAATCGCTAAATTACAAAGTGATATAATTAAAAATCGTGGTGACGTTGAATCAACTATTAATGAACGAAGCCAAGGCAGTGCATCATTAAATGATTATAAATCAATTAGAGAAATGATTAAAAATGGTGGGTTGAACGAAAATAACGACAATGAATTATTTTAATGTATGGCATTACTTGACCAAAAAAAGAAAGTTTTCGGATATATTGCATCAGCTAGGGTTTTAACAGAGCAAATGCCAATTATGAAATTAATAAACTCTTTACCATCATTAAACAATGGTAAAGACCCTATTGTCTTTTTAACCGATTTAATAAAATCATTAATTGGTTACGAAGCGTTAAGAGACTCTGTTGTTGATATCCTAACTTACTCATTCGATGAGATAGAACTTAAAGTTAAAACAGCTTTAAAAAGAGAATTAATAACACTAGTTAGTTGTGGTGTTAATCCAAGCATTCCAAGTTTTTTAAAATCAACTGGTGCTGGTATTAACATTGAAGTTAAAAAAGCAGATTTCTTAGATATGTTTAAAGTAGATGCTAATTCAAAAGTTGGTATCTTATTATATGATGATATCACATCACCATTAACAAATTCTTCAGATTTTAACACTTTTTTATATGGTGTTACTCAAAATGATGGTATAACACAATCATGGAAAGGTATATTAGATATTACTTTTAATTCTTTAGGTAACGTTAATAGACCAAATAATACATTTACTATTAGAGTTAACCAAAGTTATGACAATAAAACATTAACTGATTTAAATAATGATTTTATTGATTCACTCACATTATTCAATGCACAAAAAGTAGTTAATAACATTATGGATGTTATTTTCGGTTCAATATCTGTAACCATTTCAAAAACAAAAAAACAATTAGACCAAGAAGGTAAAATAAATAATATTGTTGATAAACTAATAAATGATGATGGTTGTGATGATGAAATAGATGATAGTTATTTCACTTTTGATAATCAACAAATAGCGACAATAGAAAGAGATTCAGCAAGAAGACAAAGTGGTATGATTAAAGTAAAAACATCAACAGAATCAATTTCCACTGTTGGTTCAGATACGTTAATCACTTTTAATGAGGAAATGAACAACGCTGCATCGTTTGTTGATAAAAAACAAACATTAACAGCTAACATAGATAAAATGAGTGATGAAAGTGCTAAAAACGTACCAAATCAAAGTGATAAAATTTCTGTTAAATTAGATTTCATACAAAAATTAATTAGTAGCTTGACAAAAGCAATTGTTAGTGTTATATTATCACCTAAAATACTAATGATATTTCTTATTAACTTTAAAATAATTTATACTTTAAGTGGTGAATACAAAGACCCAGTTGAATTTATTAAAAAGAATAAAAGGTTAATTAAAGAAATGATTAAAACAGTTTCAGATATTGTGGTAGAAAAATTATTAGCAATAGGGATGAAAGAAATGACAAAATTAGCAAATAGTGTTGTTGCTAAAAAAGCTGTTGAAAAAAGTAAAAATAAGTTAGCACAGTTGTTGAGCTTAACTGGAGTTCCACAAGACGCTATCAGAATTATTAAAGGATTATCATAATGGCAAAAACATCTTGTAAACCAAATACACCAAATGCCCCTAACGCAAGTACTAATTTTTCATTACGAAATTTAAGTGGGATTATAAATCTTCTTCTAAGTGTTTTTAAAATACCAGAAAAACCAGCAATACCATTACCACCACCATTGATAATGTTAGGTGCTTCATTACGACCAGGTTTGTCAGCAAAATCAATTGCTTCTAGAATTATAGCAAGACAATCAGAAGCTGGTAGAGTAACTGGTGATGTTTTTAGTAACAGTCCAAACACTGAAGAAATAATGGAATTAATAAGAGCAGAAGAAATGGTAAACGCCTTACAAACAGAAGCTGTAGTTCAAGTTGCTTTGCCGCCTGGTATTCCAGTAACTACTGTTGCTATTGGTAACCTAGGTATTCCAACTGTTGGACAAGGTGCTACTACTGGTATGGCCATGGGTAATGGTATAATGACTTAAAAAAGTTTTAATATGAGTGAAGAAAATAAAAATAAAGATTTAGATGATAAAACAAACAATGAAATTTTGTTTGAAGTTAAACAAATGGAAGCTGATTACGAGTCTTTGAAATTAAAGATGTTAAAAGATTTTGATGAATTAGTTGAGATTGAAAATCGTTTTAATTATGCAAATGTTTTATTATTAAAAAGATTAAAAAAAGATTAGAATGTATTTTATAGGTAAATTTAATGTCACAGATAAAAACATATTTCAAAAGAATATTTTTAAGATAGCTCAAATTGCTATCGTTAAAGGAATTTATGATGAATATGGTTTTGGGAGAATACAAGTAGATATACCAGCAACACCATCTGTTGGTGGTACTGGAGTTAAACTAGACGCTAAAGGTAACAGAATATGGACAACAGCTATTCCATTATTACCAAAACATTTATCAGTTATTCCTAAAGTAGATGAAGCAGTGCTTGTTTTCACATTTGAAGGTGCAATGACCCAAGATGTTTATTATATAGGACCAATAATTTCATCATTAGATAAATTAAGAAAAGATGAAGGGTCCATATCTGCTAGACGAATGTTTTCATATGGGACGGGTAAGATAGACCCACCAGTTACTAGTATAAAAACAAACAATAACATTATACCAAGTTTAAAAGGTGTTTTTGCTGACCCAGAAGATGTCACTATTCAAGGTAGATACAACACAGATATCATACAAAAAGAAAACGAAATATTAATAAGAGCTGGTAAATTTGTGAGTTCAAAAAAAGGTGAAAACAATAATCCTTATGATTTTAAATTTAATTTGGCAACACAAGGGTTCATACAAATAAAAAATAATTTTAATTTTTCAAAAGATAAAAAAATGACCACGTTAGGTACAGTCACTAATATTGTGTCAAATAAAATAAATTTATTAACATACGGTGGCAGCCCAAATGTCATTTTAAATCAAGATGATTTATTGTCTAAAGACCAAATAAATAATTTAATGAGTGATGACCGTAATATAGCTGCACACCCAATACCATTTGGTGATATTTTATTAGACATGTTAAAACTGTTAAAAAGCGGTATTGTTTCACACGTACACAGTACTCATGGTAAAAAAGCCGAAGACATACAAGCGGAAGGTAACCAAGTAGGTGTTATGGAAACATTTGAACAAGAATTTGGTAAACTAGAAAAAATATTGTTATCTAAAAACATTCGTATTAATTAATATTTTAAGATATTTATTAATAAAAAACAAATGGTAATACGCACATATTTTGACAAAAGCAATACTATAATTAGTAACTCTAATGTTAATACTGGTTTGAACCCAGTAACTGAATTATTTTATGGTGGGGCATTAACTCAACAAAAATACACTAGATTCTTATTTCACTTTGATGAAGCAAGGTTAAAAAATTTTTATACTGGTGGTACTTTTACTGAATTATCAAATCTAAAACACACATTAAGAATGACCAATACTGGTTCGTTTGATAAAGATTTATTAAATACTGGTATGGGCTCAAAAGATAGGACTACATCTTTTGATTTAATTCTTTTTAAAATCAACCAAGATTGGGATAATGGTGTTGGTTATGATTATGAAATACCTATATTACTTACTGGTGATTACGGTTACAGTACAAATCCATCTAATTGGATAAGACCAAAAATAGGTTACGATTGGGTTGGTGGTGCTGGTGTTTATTCTGGTTCACCAAGTGCTATTACTGTCACTTACCAACATTTTGATAAAGGTAATGAAAACATTGAAATGGATGTTACTGATTATGTTAATGGTGTTTTAACTGGTAACACAAACTATGGTTTAGGTATAGCATTTGCATACCCATTTGAATTATTAAATACTAGCCAATACCAATATGTTGGTTTTTTCACAAACAACACACAAACATTCTATGAACCATTTATTGAAACCGTTTATACTAATTATATAAATGATGATAGAACAGATTTTTATACTGACAAACCAAATAAATTATATTTATATGTTAATGTAAATGGTAACCCAACTAACTTAGATTCAAAACCTAGTGTTAATGTTTATAATGATAATGATATATTATTTTCAGCTTACACATCAAACAAAGTTAAACATGTAACCAAAGGTGTTTATTCAATTGATATAATTGTACCATCAAGTTATGGTGATTGTGTTATGTTTAATGATGTTTGGACTGGTATAACAATTAATGGCGTTACTAGACCTAATATTTCTTTAGATTTTGTATTAAAAGATTCAATGGATTATTATAACATTGGCGACAATAGTTTTTTACCTAAAAAGACAGCTATTACTGTTAGTGGTATTCAAAACAAAGAAAGAATCAAACGTGGTGACATTAGAAAGGTTATAGTATCAGCTAGAATACCTTATACAGTTGAACAATCACAAAAAATAGACGATATTAAATATAGAATATTTGTTTCTGAAGGTGCTGCTGAATTAACCGTTATTGATTTCCAACCAATAGAAAAAACAAATAATCATTACTATTTCTTATTAGATACTGCTAGTTTAATTCCAAATACTTATTACTTAGACGTGTTAGTTACATCTAATCTAGAAACTACAACTATTAAAAATGCAATTCAATTTGACGTAGTTAATCAATCAGATTTAAGAAAAGGACAATAATATGAAAAGTTTTATAAAAAAAAGAATTAGAGAACAAATTAGTTTAGATGAAAAAAATTTAAATTATTCTAATGTTTGTAAAAAAATGACTATTAATTCTTTTGAAGAAGCCTTTAATAATGTTGAAGAAGCCTTAAAAAACGTTGATAGAATAACTAGGTATAAGATTATGCGAAAAATTTATACACCTTTACATAATTTAAAACATGAGCAAGATTTAATAGCTAATGAAGTTAAAGAAAAAGGTATGTCTGGTGATTCAATTCCAGATGAAGCTGACACATATTGGCACCAAATACAAAATATATTTTGTAAAGGTATTTACTAAAAACATTTTTTCACTATATTTATAAATGTGTTAACTCACGTATTGGTCCCGACCAGAAATGGTTTAGAGCTGTCAAGGCAGCAAAGGTATCGGTACAATAATAACAAAAATTAAAAGTTAATTAAAATGTATTTAAATTATTCTGCGGCACAATCTGTGCCTACAGCTAATATTGCTGTGAACAAATCAAGACTTAAAGTCTACAACAATACGGGCGATATGCCAACGTATTATCTACAAAAGGGACAAGAGTTCCAAATCGAATTATTTAATCCAACAACGGATGTTATTCTGGCTAAAATCATACTTAATGGTAATCCTATTTCACAAGGTGGTTTGGTATTGAACCCTGGCCAAAGAGTATTCTTAGACAGATACTTAGATGTTGCTAAAAAATTCTTATTTGATACTTATGAAGTTTCAAATACTGAAGAAGTTAAAAAAGCAATCGAAAAGAATGGTGATTTCAAAGTAGAATTCTACAGAGAAAGAGTTCCTAATTACTTAAACACACTAGCAATAAATAGTAATACTGCTAGAGGTTTTGGTGGAACTATAAACAATACAACAATTGGTGGGTATGCTTCATCTATACCTAACGGTAGCGTTAATATTACAAACACATCTGGTCATATTGGGTCTACTGCGTTATATACTTCTTCAGTTAGTAATAGTGTACCAACACTTGATTCAATGAATGATATGTTATCAATGGACGCACCAAAAGAAGCTAATCCAACTAGAACGCTAAAGAGTCGTTCTAAGAGCATAGAAACTGGTAGAGTAGAGCAAGGTTCAGTTTCTGACCAAAAGGTTGTTACAGTGGATAAAAAGTTTGAATACTGGGCTTTTCACACTATTGAATGTAAAATGTTACCAGTGTCACAAAAAATAAACACAGTTGAAGATATCAATGTAAAAGTATACTGCACAAACTGTGGTGCTAAATTAGGAAAAGGACACAAGTTTTGTGGTCAATGCGGCACAAAAGCATAAAATAAATTAACGAGTTAACACATAAATTAAAACCGAGGATTTGCATCTTCGGTTTTTTTATTGTACATTAGTTAAAAAATATTGTTATGAAAAATATGAAATTAGAATTAGTAGAAGCAGCGTTAACTGACATTAAAAATTTAGTTAAAGAAAATCCAAATGATATGGATTTAGGTAAACGTGTTAGAAGTTACTTCCTTAATTTACCAGAAGTGGTTAAAGAATTTAAAGAAGAAATAGATAAACAATAATTATTTCACTTAGTTTTATATTAATAAAATTAACCGTATTTAACTTTTCCCATTACACATAATTGTAAAAATACGTCTGCGTCATCTGCATCAAACTGGCCATTTAAAATTCTATAATGTATTTCACTATATTCATTTTTTAATAAATTAATAGCATCTAATATTTTATCAATATCAACATAACCCAAATAACCCTTTTCATTCATATATTCATATCCATCATCAGAATCATCACCAATATTCTCATCTTTATCATAGAAATACATTTTACCTCCACCTAATAAAAATTTACTAATTGCTTTACTACCATGTACACCCATATGTTGAATATCATACTTAACATCTTTAGGTAGATGTTTAATATAATACCAATAATTAGAACCACCTTCTAATGCTGTTGTAAATAAGTTAATTAAATCTGTGCGTTCTAAAGGTTTAGTTTCAATATTTTTATTAGAATTACTATTAGAACTTCGTGCATGAAATTCAGCTTCTTCCTTACTTGAAATTACTCGTCTTAATGTGGTTTCCCATGCGTCTAATGAGGCTTTATCGTAAATAGATAATTCACTTTTATTTTTAATATTAGCAATTAACTTTTTTAAAACATCTATTGTTTCTTCATCACTACTAGTAATCTCAACAATCAAACCCTTAGATACTAGATATCTTTGCTCAGCTAATAGATTAGCTTTTTGAATATTTTTGTCTTTATCAAATCTTCTCATATGTTATTTTTATTAATAAATATTCCTATAAAACAAAAAAGCTCCACATTTCTGTAGAGCTTTTAAGTTTTATGTTAAATTAAGACTATCTTAATTCGTTAGGGTTGAATGTCATTACACCGTCAACTCTCAAGTGTCCGTAGAAACGATTGTTTACTACTTTCTTAGCGTAACGTGTCATGATACCTTTCACTGGAGCAAAGTTGAAAGGGTTGTACATTGTTGGAGTTAATTGTAACGGCACGTATGGTGCGTAGATATAACCAGTGTCTAACAATGATTTTCCTTTGTGACCAATGATGATAGAGTAAGCTGGTGCATAAGGGTCACGGTACACTTGGTAACGTCCGCTTAAAGAACCGATTCTTTCAATACCCATGTTGTATTGGTCTTGCTCTGGGTTAGCATCAGATACGTGGAAGTATTCTAAATCATCAAAGATTGCAGATATCTCAGAAGATACCACGATGAAGTTAGCACCACCTCTTAACGTAGATTTGTGGATTTGAGCAGAGATTTGGTTTAATTTAGTAATTAAAGTTTGGTTCCACTCTTTTTGAGTATATGGTGATGCAGCAGAAGAAGCTTTTCTCCATCCGTTGTAATCCCATCTTAATTGCCATGCAGCAGCTTTACGGATATCTCTCAAGATTTCACGGTCAATCTCAGCAGCAACTTGTTCAGATAACATTGCAGTTAACTCAGCTTCAGCATCGATGTTGTGGAATGCACTAACGTCTTGTGCTAACTCTGGAGACCAAGTAGCTCTTAATTTTCTTTCTTCAACAGATACAACAACTTCATCTAATTTGAAAGATACTTCTCCCATTTCAGTTTCAAGTTCTAATGTTGCATACTCAGCCCAAGCAGCGTTGAATGTGAATGCAGATACAGTAGTTGCAGAAGCACCAACATAACCATCATAAGTAGCTGTACCAGCAGCAGCAGAACCAGCAGCAGTTGTTCCAACTGGGTGGCTTAAATCTAAAGCTAAGTATACAGTACCAGTAGCATCTGTAATTGATGTATAATCTACAATTCCTTTACCATATTTTTGAGTTACTAATCTGAATGGTACAGATTTGTTAGTTGAAACAACAACGTTACCATCTTTATCGTAGATGTTAGCTGTAGTAACAACGTTTAATGAAGCTAAGAAAGACTCAGTATCCATATCGTTACCGTCAGCACCAGTCATAACCGCTTTGTTAGTGTTGTTTGGTGAGAAACCAGAAACACCAACGATAATTTCTCTAACTGAACCATCAGTAGCAGTAGCTAAAGTACCAGCAGCAGCTAATCCAGAGAATTCACCATTAGCACCTAAAGATAATTTACTAACGTTAGTATGAGTTCTAATAGTTAAAGTACCTTTAGAGTTGTCAAATAAACCATCGTTATAGAAAATATCATATAAGTTTTTAGCTTCCATTACTGTAGCAACACATGTTCCAGCAGCTGGTAATACACATGATGGCATACCAGTGTTTGCAAATGAAGTGTGAGCAGAGTACTGAGAGTTAGTGTAAGTATCAGTATCATAAGCAGAACCTTTATTACCAGCAGAATCAACTCTTGAAGATGTTTGTGGAACAAAGAAGAACAATTTACCAATTGGCATGTTCATAGCTTGTACAGATACGATATCGTTAGCTAATAATTTAGAGAAAACTCTTCTTACGATAGGGAAAACTACAGTTTCGAAAGAACCAGAGTTTGTTGCTGTCGTAGTTTCAGTTAATAATGAAGACGCTTGGTTTTCATATAACTGAGCGATGTTTTCTTTTACGTGGCCTCTAAGACCCTCTAAGAATCCTAATGATTCCCATTTGTTTTGAGTTTCCAAACGGATAGCTTTCATGTGGTTTAATCCGATGTTACCTACTTGTCCAGATGTTAATAAATGTGACATAATTGTTTTTTATTTATTGTTATTTAATGTTATTATCTTTTTTCAACTCTGTTGATTAAATCTTTAATCCTTTGAGTTGAAGGGTCAACATAAGCAGTACTTTCATTTAATTGTTTTGAAGTACTTGTAGTTGATTCCTTTATTAATTTGTTTTCTAGCGATTCAGTGATTGGTTTTCTTGTTTCCAATTCATTAGAAATCACTTTGTATAATTTTTTAGATTCTACTAAGTTACTTGCTTGGTCAAATCTTTTTAAAATACTTTGTTTTTCAGCTTTAGTTGTTGAATGCTCAGTAAACAATCTTGTAATATAAGTCAAGTTTGAATTGAACACTACAGTCTCAACTAACTTTGTTCTAAATTCTTTAAGAGCTGTTCTGAATTCTTGATTCTCAGTTTTTAATTTTTTAGCCTCAGTTAATAAGCTGTTATATTTTTTTGCTGTTTCAGAAACGATTTGTCTAGCTTTTTGAACTTCTTGTAAAGATTCCTTTTCAGATTCTGGTGCTAAAGTACGGCCACCGCTGTATTTTTTACCATGAGCATGAGCAAGAGCTTGACTTTCATCTAATTCATCTTCTTCTTCAGAATCATCATTAGCAGCAATAAGGTTTGTTTCTTCCTCATCTTCTTCACCACCTTCTTCATCTTCTTCTTCTTCTTCAGAATCTTCATCGTCTAACTCAATGTTATATTCAGTGTCTTCTTCTTCTTCAGAATCATCACCACCAATAACTGTTAAATCTTCTTCATCAGAATCATCACTAGCAAATTCATCAGAACCAAAATCTTCTTCGTCATTTTCAACATCTTTTAAAGAATCTAACTTAATGATATACTCACCTGGTTCAGTAATGTTAATGTGAACTTCATCACCAACAATTTCAAAACCATCTTGAGATGTTATTTTCTTGTACATGTCAAAAATTTCTTCATCGCTACTTCCAACCATATTGGTTACCTCTGGTGCCTCAACACCCATTTCTACTTCGTCTTCCATATTCATGTCTAGACCTTCTTCTTCATAGGCTTCAGTAACTTCTTTTTTCTCTTTAGCTTCTTCACCTTTTTCATGCTCAGCTTTTTCTTTTTCTTTCGATTCAGATTTTTCATGCTCAGCGTGAGATGCTTCTTCTAAAGTTTCTTCTTCATAAATCTCTTCATCTAAAGATTCTTTCACAACACTATCAATTTCTTCTTTCGCTACAGAACGAAGTATTTCTTTTGTGTTAGCATTAAGAGCGTTTTCGATATTTTTAATATCTAATAATGCTTCTTCTAGTATTGATTTTTTTTCTGCCATTTTTAATATTTTTAATTTTAAAAATTAATTTAGTAATAAGATTTTACCTCATTTGTTTATAAATATGTGTGTTAGTGCGAAAAAACCTTTTTTTCGCAAAAAAAAAATTATTCAGATAAAAATTTATCTAAATCATCTATTAAGTTTTCTTTTAACAAAGGCTTGGTTTTTACTTCGTTCTCAACGTAAGGTTTTAATTCTTCTATTGACGTTCCCATCCATGAACCTGGTGTACTAGGTGCTGTTACAACGTCCCAACAAATTATTTCAAAATCGTCTTGAACTATTTGCTCACCATTTTTACCTTCTTTAAGTGAACCAACGCCACGAGAAGAAACACCGATTTTAATTCTATTTCTTAACATGTTGGCAACATCATCACCTTTACATGATATAATTCCATAGTTAATAAAACCTGGGCTCATTATGATTTCCATCTTACCCATAAGAGTATGACCTTCCCACCATGTTTCAATAATATTGTGTGAAATTCTATCACCAGCAATAATAGAACTTTCTGGGTGGTCTAATTCACCTACAGCTCTGCGTTCACGAATTGCTTCTTGATAAAGTTTGTCTTGACTTTTTAGAACTACTTCTGGATAAACTCTACCATTTCTATTTAAGACACCGAATTTTTGTAATACGACATAAACGATAAGAGGCTCTGCAATAACAACTTTGCCAGATTCTAATTTTTTGATTTCGTTAATGAAAGGATGGTTTCTAGGTTCATCTGGACTAATGTATCCAGCATCGTGTTCAATTAGTCCACCCCAACCGCTTTCACCACGTTTTAATATTTTAAAGTCTTTATAATTTATATCCATAATTTAGTTGCTTATAGATATAAATATATTCTATTAATAAAAAAAGCCCCAAACGGGGCTTTATTTAATTTTTTTTCTTATTAAATTTAAATGATTTGTTTGTTTCAAATGTTGCGAACATTAAATCGGTCAGTTCATCAACGGTGTTTGTAATTTCAATTGAATTGATGGATAAAGCTTCTTTCATAAAAAAGGTTACTTCGCAATTCATAAAACTTCTTTTACCTAACTTTATACCAGATTCCCTTATATCTAAATCAACAATTGTTCTATCTTTGTTAAAGATTGTTTTATTAGCATCTAAATAGTTAAATAACGTTTGTTTTATTTTTTTATTTAAAGACCTAATATCAAAACTATAATTGTTCGTTTCATCTTTTATCGGTTCGAGCCACGATGAAATATTTAAGTAGATTGATTTTGGGTTCTTATTGTTTACAGTACCATATGTGATATTGTAATTTTTAAAATTGTTGTTTTTAATTTCTTTTCCAGTCTTCATATATTTTTTATTTAATTATATGAAAAATCCTGGAATAAGTCAACTACCTTGTCTTTAAACTATTCTTTAAATCAACTAATTTGCTTATGTTTTTAACATAATCTTCATTAATTTCAATTTTATCTCTTAATAATTTATCTTTAACTTTTAACAATTTATCTTTAGTGTCCAAATCAGATTCAGTTAATTTTTCATCAATCATTGTTATACATTCTCTAAGTGTTTCTGTATAAACTGTTTTCTTTTCTTCGTCATCTGAACCAATTAAAGCTTTAATAATTTTTTTATCAGATTCCTCAAGTTCAGAATATCTTTCATTATATTTTTCAACCATTAAGTTAGTTAATAAACTATTTGGTAAATTAAAAGATTCTTTAATTTCTTTTTCTTTATTATTTAAAATATAATTTACGATAAAATCTTTTGAATCAATAATCTTATTAATGTTCTTTGGTGTTTTATCTGTGAAAATTAAAAATGATAAATTTTCATGTAATTCTTTTTTATCATAATCATTATCATTTTCAAATAAAATATTTGTTAATAACGCACTGTTAGCTTCCATAATATCTTTCTTTTTGAATTTAGACATAATATCTAAACACTCATCTAAAAATACTTTAGCTTTTAATTCATTACTCTCAACTTTATTTTCAATAAGATTATATATTAAAAATTGATTCTTTAATATGACGTTTTCTTTGATGGTTCTAACGTAATCTTTAAATAAAGTTTTTTTATCTTTATCCTTTGTAACTACGCTTTCAACTAATATATCATTATATACGTTTTTAAGTTTACCAAAATTCTGAACTGTTTTTGTAATGTCTATTTTACCCATTTTAATGTTTTATTATAAATATGCTGTTATAATCATAAATATTACTCTTCTAACATTTTATCGATGTCATCTATAATATTATCTAATTCAGAATTTATTTTTAAATTCTTATCGTATATTTTAACTTTTTCAGATTTAACTTCGTTATCAGAATTAATACTTTCAACAAGAACATCTAAATGTCTGTTTTTATATTTTCTTTTACGGTTATCTAAAGTTTTTGATAAGGTAGTTTTTCTTTCTGTTAATAAATTATTCAACCTATTCAATGATTCAGTTATAGTTGGAGTTGGAGCTGGTTCCTCTGGAGCAGCACCCTCTTCTGCTGGTGCTTCACCTTCTGCTGGTGCTTCACCTTCTGCTGGTGTTTCATCACCAAAATCTAAATCTTCACCACCAGTTGTTCCACCTCCGAAACCACCACCGAAGCTTCCGCCTCCGCCTCCGCCTCCAGCAGCATCACCACCTTCTTCTGGTGCACCGCCACCGCCAGCTTTAGCAGCTTCAATGTCACCAAAAATATTATCAACTTCGTCAAACATTCTAGTATGTTTAATAACATTAGCAGTATTAGCCAATTCAGCAGCTGCTGCTTTCTCCATACGTTGTTCAAGTAAGTCTTGTTTGATTTCATCATCAGACCATCCTAAAATTTCTCTATGAGCACGTGTCCATGACATAGCACCAAATCCGTTACCAATATCAGACACAGCATCTTTAAGAGCTGTAATTTTAAGTTGTAAATGTTCAACGTTAAGCATCTCTGCTTGAGTTGATGGGTTATTAAGTGTTAATGAAAAATTATCCAATTCATCTTCAAAACCTAATATGTATAAGTGAATAATTGCAATCTTATTTAATTCTTGAATCATTGATTGTTGAATGCGATTAATAGTTCTAGAGAAACGAATATCTTGTAAAGCTAAGTTCTTACCTTCACCAGATGTTTCATCAAAACCTAAGAATGGTTTAGGTACACGTAATGCTGTAAATAAATTACCTCTTAAATATTCAATATCCGCAATTTGGTCCAAGTTAGATGCACCTGGCAACGTATCAATTGGGTTTGGTGCAGACTCATCCCTAACTGGAATAAAGAAATCTTGGTCATTAGATAACTGATTGTAACGTAAATCAATTTGACCAGTTTGTGGGTCAATGATTGGCATACGTTTAAACCTATCAGCAATTGCATTTACATATTGTTCAACATCAGCATCATCAATGTTACCAACATATATTTTGTAAACACGTCTTTCTGGAGCTCTAGTCACACGATATACAAGCATTGAATCCTCAGATAACAATAACTGTTTCCATACACGTCTAGCCTTCTCTAATACAGATGTACCATAAGGTAAACGTCTATCATCACCTAGTAATCTAAAATGTGCCATTTGCCATGAATTAAATTCAACATCACGACCTCTCCAATAAAATTTAACTTTGTCTGAAGCTTCATCTTCTGGTTTATTTTTTTCTCTACCAGTGATTAGGTCAAACAAACTACCTTCACGTCTTTCCATTTCATAGTTAGGCATTTGTTTTGCAGCAATAATACCATCTCTATCATTTATATTTAAAAATACAAAGTTATCACCATACTTACATGTGTTTCTAGTCCACATAGGTAATGATGTATGTATGTCTAATCGATTATAAAATAAATCTTCTAATATACCTTTAATTCGTTTACTATCAGAATAAACATTCAACATTTTACCAACTCTGTTTACAGTAGTTGATTCTTCCATCATCACATCTAACGCTGCCGCAATAGCTGGATAAAACTCCATTGATTCAAAATCAGAGTACGAACCAATACGAGTTGTTTCATAGTTTATAGATTGTTGAAACATTCCATTCTCAACTTTTTTCCAAACTTGTCCTAAATATTTATTTTGTTGAGCTTGTAATTTTGTTGTTTCAAATTCCTCACGACTAGTTGTTTTTAATAACTCACTAGAACCAATGTTATATCTTTTAGTTGAGTCTTTTGGTTGCAACTTTACACCATCTGGACTAATAACTTGGTTTAGTTTTTGAAATATTGTTAAATTTTTATTTGCCATCTTTTCTTTTTCTTTAAATATACTTAAATCTTTAATAAATTAAATAGTTATTCCACATAATCGCAAGCTACATAAGCTTCACGTTTTATTGTCGAACCAACATATACATCTAAATAAGCATAAGTTGTAATCCAATCTTCACCATTAGAAAAAGGGATTGCGGTACAATAATTTTTATTTGCATTATCGTTATCTCGGTTATTTTTACCAGAACCAAAATCGTTAGGTAGTGGTGACCAACTGTAAATATAATTTGATAAATTCTTTCTAATAAATCTTGCTGCCATTGTTATAATTTTTATTTCATTTTACCGAATAACCATGCATATTCACCTTTAGGGTCTTGAACATTTTTATATGCTGCGTGATTAGGGTTTATTTTAGTTTCTGGTTTCTTTGTTTCTGGGTTTATTGTTGTTCTTGTTGGGGATGATTGAACATTACTAGAAGTTACCCAACTAGACAAAATTGCCTTTGTCTGTTTTTCTAATCTTTCTAAATTCTTAAATGAATGTTCCATAACCCACAAAGCCATTCCCAATGACATAAGTAAATCATCATGATAACCTTCCATGTGGTCTGGTCTACCATTTTTATAAATAAATGTTTTCATTTCAGAAATAATTCGACTAGAACGTATCTTAACAGCATTGGTTCTTATCTTATACTCTAAATTTGAAATCATTGGTAGACGCACGTTTGTTGCGTGGAAACCTGGTATTTTGTTTTGTTTGTTATATGATGTCAACTCTCTTTGTCTAGCAGATAATATTTTACCACTAGAATCATCATAATGCAATCTTTTGTATTCAAATTCCAATAGTTTCAATACCGTAGAAACACCCATACCACCAGTAACATCGACAACTGTATATGCTTTGTATAATTCACCGTATTCTTCAACTATTTGAGCCAATAAATCTGGTTGTATTTTACCTTGATACTCCATTACTTGTTCCATAGTTGTAAAATCTATGATAACAATAGTTGATGAATCCTCTCCATCACCCCTAGAAACGTCCACACCCATAATATATTGATGGTCTTCTTGAGGTTCTTCCCACACCCATATCTCTTGTTCTAAACCACTAGTGAATTTAGGTATCATAACATTGTGTTTCTCATGAAATTCAATATACTCTTCATTGATTACGTTACCCCCAGAACCGATAAATGATACATCAAGCTCTTGTGCAATCATTTTAGCGTCATTATTCATACCCCTACACATTTCTTCATACCATGAAGATGTAGGTTTCCAACCTTCGGCTATACGAGCGTTATAAGATGCAAATGTAAATTCATATTCTATTTCAGTGTCATCCCCCTTATACCATCTTAAATCCTTATTGTAACGTAAATCTTCATACCATTTCATTTCAATGATGTTGAAGTTGTTCTTTTTGTTTCTAGCTTGGTCGTATGTTTTGTAATACAACGCATCCATACCGTTAGGTGTGGAAATAAGCGTTGCTCTACCCCCAGTACCTAATGCTGTAAGTGCAGCACCAAATACTTCGGCACCATTATCAATATATGCAGCCTCGTCCATGATTAAGAATGTAGGTGTAAAACCCCTTAATGCATCCTTTGATGTTGCTACCGCTTTTACACGACTACCATTAGGTAATTTGATTTCTTTTTTAGAATCCGTAAGGAATATAGATTTACCTTCGTTTTTAGCATTACCGTAATATTCATTACCCCAAACCCATCTAGGTAATTGACCTAAAAAGTCTTTAATTTTAGCTAAGAACTCGAAAGCTAACTCTTGCTTATTGGCAATGATTAGAATCGCTTCTGGGTTATCTGCGTCAGCAAAACCAACTTTTATTGACATATAAGCAGCTGTTGTTGTTGATACACCAGCTTGCCTAGGTTTAGTTACGATGTTAAATCTATTCTTTTCGTATGCGGATATAATTTCTTTTTGTCTAGGAAATAATCTGAAAGGTACGAAACCTTCTTGCGTTTTATCAAACGTCTCCAAATATGTTTCAATAGCATAAATTGGGTTAGTTAAACACCTAGCATATTCCTTAAATATTTCTTGTCTAGTTAACATAAAATTAATTCAATTTATTAATAAATATGTTCAAACTAAACAAAATCGTTTATTATAAATAAATAAGGGCCCTAACTAAGGGCCCTTACTATTATTTTATGTTAGTTTAATTTAAAATAATTCACCAATATCAAACCCTTCATCAGTAAAACCATCACCATCGGAATCATCATTGTTAGTATCATTCATAAGGTCTTCAATATCAAACCCTTCATCATCGGAATAACCATCGGAATTTGCTTCGTTGTAACTATTAAGTTCGTTCATTGCCTCTTCTTCTTGTAAACCATGTTTAACTTCATTTACAATATCAGTTATAATTTTTTTACCTTGTTTTGTATTAGCCATTACTTCTTTCATTTTCATGTTAAACTCATCTACTGGCAACGCTGATAATTCACTAAACACATGGTGTTTTAAAGAGAAATCGTCAGCTTCAAATAAATTTGTAAAACGAGACCAAAGTGCTGGACCTAAACGCATATCCCATGGTTCAGCTGCTAAGAAATCTGCTTTATCAACAACAAACTTACCAATTTTTTTATCTTTTGGTAAACCATGTGCTGAAAGTATTTCCATAACACCTTTAACTAATTCATGGATAAGCACTGGGAAAACCATAGCTTGTGCTGTTATAACACATTTAGGGTTTTCACTTGTAGGGAAATCAACTCTAACTACACCACCACTAACACCGTTTTCCATATTTGGTATTATGTAATACATGTAATCAGCGTTAGCCATTAGTTTTGAATATTTGTTAGGTAATTTAGGGTCCAAATCAGATAACTCATCATCAACCATGTGATACATGTGATTACATTTTTTAGCTGAACCTTGTATCATAGCGTTAAGAAATCTACGTTTATAAACTTCTTTGTTAGCATTAGTTAATTCATCATGATTCTCAAACTCAACTTCGGAAATAATAGGTCTAGGGTTTTTCTTAGTCCCCTCAATATTGATTTCAGTTGTTAACTCAGCGTTTATTTCAACAATATCTTCTGACATGTCAAATTCTTCTCTAATCATTTTAACTGCCAGTTCTTCTAACTTCTTTTTGTGTTTTTTCTCTAACTCAATAGTTTCTTTAACTAAAGGTAATGAATTTCTCATTACATCTGTTTCGTTAACATAGTCACACTCAAATACTCTTTTATATCTTTTAACTACTTCAGAAAATCTTTCACCCATTACTTTTTCTTCAAATGATGAATCATCACCTTCTGGCAACGCAGCATTATTACCTAAAGAATGGTTTCTTTTGATTAAATCTTCTTCTAATTTAGAATTCATTCTTTCAGAAATATTTTCTGGATAAACAACAGATTCATTCAATCTTTTTTCACCTTTCAATTGCTTACCTAATAATGACTTTTTAAGTGCTTCTTCTGCTATTTTTTTATAATTACTCATTTACTTATTTATTATAACTTTATTATTGTTCTGAACCTTCATCAGTTATTTGTTTTTTACCAAACACTTTACCTTCATAGAATTTTTTAAATTCTCTTAGATTCATATATTTTTCTTCTTCACTTAATCCGTTCTTAACTAATTCTTGGATTGTTTTGAATTTTTTAAAACTATTACTTTTTTCATTGACAACATAGTGTTTATATTCAGATAAACCCATTTCTTTTATCTCATCAATATCATCTTTAGCAACATGTTGTGTGTTTTCTTTCTCTAACATTTCTTTCATTGGTAATGCAACTTCTTTTTCAAAATGCTCAACTTCATAAATGTTTCTGTCCTCTAAACACATAACTGACAATACAACTTCTTTATTAGGTTTAACCCCTCTAACCATTCTGTAATTTTTGTCACCAATAGCAAATGGTTGTGATATTTTACCAGTTTTGTCATCAACCACATTTGATAAATATTTTATTGTTGCTTGGTCTTGTGGTTCAATAACAGCATCAATATCTTCTTCTTCATTGAATAATGAGTCTGGTGTTACTTGGATATCTACTTTTTTACCTTTTAAAGCGTCAACAGTTGATGCTAATTCATTTTTCGGTGTAAAAACAGTAGTACCATCATCTCCTAAAGCTTCTTGTAGTTTATTTTTGTTTTTCATGATTATTTTTATTATATTGTAATGTTAGGTCTTTTTCATAAAGTTTAGTTTCAACTACACTTATTGGTTCACCAAATTTAAAGCAAATTCGTTTTTCTGGGTAAGAATCATATGCGTTGATGTTTTCCCATGCTAATGCTATAACACCATCTATGGCATCCCAAACAGCAAAAGTATCGCTATCTTGTATTACATCAAATTTAATTTCAGACTCTAACCTACCAACCTTTTTAATAAAATGGTCGTGTGGTGCTGATGGTCTTCCAGAGGCTGGAAAAGTATCCCAGTCATCTCCATCAATATCAACTATTGAGTCTGAAAATATAAATTCGTATAGGTAGTTTTCTTTGTAGTCCTTACCTATTTTATTCATGTAAATTAAAAACAAATCTTTCATTATTTACTTGCTTTTGGGTCTGTTTTTGGCAACGTATTAGGTTCAATAGTATACGGTTTGTTTCTTCTGCTAGGTAAATCATTAGGTTTAACTTCACTTGGGTTAGGTTTAACTTGTGGTTTAACTTGTGGTTCAACCATTGGCTCTGCATGATTAAAAGTTTCTTGAATTTTCATAGTTAGATATTTTTTATCAAATATACTACTTTTTATCGATTCTTTCAAGTCTTCACCAACAATTTTTGAAACTGGAGTTGATGACCACATTTTACAAGACCAATATTTAGGTGTTGTTCTATCTTTAGCTTGTGAACATTTATGTCTAGCTCTAAATGATTTTTTGTTTTTTGGGTTATCTCTTTTGATTTCCATTTTAGGGTCACCAAAATTAACTTTAACAACATTACCTTTACTGTTTTTAACGTAAACTTTGAATTTTTTAGAATCACCTTTGGTTGGTTTTCCTAATTTAACTTTTCTACCTTGATATTCGGCTTCATTCAAATTAATATTCTCAACTGAACCATAATCATCTTCGTAACCACCTTCAGTAGAACCATCGTATTCCAATGCATCTTCATGGTCTTCCATATCAACAGATTTCCATGCATCACCACTTTTAGTCTCATTCATTAAGAAATCAAACACTTGGTCCATGTTGTTTTTTGCTTCAGCAATATGGTCAGCAGCCCAATCATGACCACTATTTAATATTGCCTCAATTTTACCTTCATCTAAATCTAACATCAAACCAGCTTGTCTTCTCATTTGCTCTAAATTACTGAAAAACATATATCTAGTAGGTGATTCTTCACCTTCCATATTTTCATGTGTTTCTGTTAATTCATCCCATGTTTTTTTGTCTGGATAACCTTTATCACCTGGTTTTGCTGGTGCTTCACCTCTATCATGTTTAGCGTGTATGTTAGCCCATAAACCTTCAGATTCTTCTAACTTTTTTAATCTACAAGAACCTTTTGCACCTTTTTTAGTTCCAGGTACTCTTTCAGCATTATGCCAACAACCACCATCTTCAAACATGTAATCATTAGATTTTGGTTGAAACATTTCATTTCTTTTTGGTTCATCTAAGAATAAGTTTTCATAGATTGAAAGTTCTTGTAACCCTTCTTCATCATCAGCAGTATCATCTGGCATGCCACCACCAGTGTCATCACCGAAATCGCCAAAGTCGCCAGAATCATCGCTGGAATCATCTTGATTATCAGCATTAATATCTTCATTATCTTCACCATCATCACCAGATGTATTAATTTTTTTGATTATATCTTTTCTATCTTCTTCATCCATTTCAGCAGTGTTTGTTGCTGAAATAACTGAATTAATTGCAAACTTTTCTAACTCAAAATCTGGTTTACCTTGTTCTTTTGTATAACCTCTAAGTGCTTCACCTAATTTTCCAGAAAGTTGTTGAATGAATTTTTTTGGGTCGGTATCTTCGTCAGCTTCAACACCAGCGTCAAAAGGCTCATCATCAAATGGCTTATCGTCTTTTACTGGTTCTTCCTCACTACCAAAATCACCAAAACCAGCCTCATCAGCTGGTTCGGAAATAGGTTCAGCTGGAGCTGGTGCTGCTGGAGCATCAACTTTCAGCTTGTATTTTGTATCTTCGTTTACTTTAGTGCTTTTTTTTTTAATTCACCATCTAAAAGTGTATCTAATCTATTGATAGATTCTTCTAAACTATGACCATAAGGACCAACATCTGTTTTAACTGAAGACGTAGTTGGTGTTTTTAAAACTCTTAACTTACCTTCTGTGTCATCCATTAAATTTTTAATGTTTTCATTACCGTTAGAATTACGGTATAAATCTCTATAATAATCTAATACTTTTTCTAATGCATTTACACTCATTGAGTCATGAACTTGACTTGAAGACACTGTAATTTCTTCCAACTCAACCCCACCTCTTAATTTAGCGAAATCTTCACCATCAATTTTTGTTGGGTCACCACCTAAAGCAGCTAAATCTTTTTGTTTATCAGAGTATTCTTTTTCTTCTTCTGCCATTCTATCTATTATTTCTTGAATAGCCATCTCTTCTTCAGTCATTTCCATGTCATCACCCATGTATGCTTTATTCCCATGTAAATTACCTTCACCAGTAAAGCCCATACCAAATGCTTCGCTAACGTTTACTTTTTCAAATTCATCAGCAGCATCTTTATCAGCAACATTGTCACCGAATTGACCTTCTTCTTTACCTTCTTTAGCTTTGTTGGATAACGGAGTACCAGCTTTATCAACAATATATTCTGTATTGTCACCAACACCTTTAGTAGCACTTAATGAAGCGTTATCTTTCATACCAGTGTGGTGTTCTAATAAATTATCATCTTCAAATACGTTAATATCACCACCTCTGTTATAAGATTCAGATAATGATTTGAATTTTAAATTTAATTGTTTGATTGCTTTAGCATATGAAGGATAAGCTTCAGATTTTTTGTTTTGTAGACCACCAATATATTTGAAATCTTCTAAAACTAAACCAGTTGTTTTGTCAGTTTTTTTGATGTAATATTCATGGTTTTCTCTAACGATAGCATAAGCATTACCATCTGGACCAACTTTAGTTAATTCAACAGCATGGTTAGATTTATTTTCATTTTCATTCAAAGGTTTAATACCCATAAGTGCTAATTGACGCTCATGAATTTCGTTACCTTTAAGACCAATTGGATTGATTAAATTTTTATTTTTCATATGTTTAATTTGTTTTTTATTTAAAAGATGTACTACCTAATATAACATCTTTATTAACACCTAGTAAGTAACATCCAGTACCGCCACTTACAGAATTTATGTTTATATAAATACTTGATGCACCACCCATATTCATAGTTAATCCATTCAAAACAATAGAACAACCAGAAGGGCCACCATACAATTCAGAATAAGTATGTGCTGTTAAATTGGCAGCATTAGCTGGAACTATTACACTATGTACTTCATTTATTTTTGCCATTTTATTATATTTAATTATAAATATTGTAAAAAAATAAAAAAAGCACCTTTTGGGTGCTTTTTATTTGTCTTTCTTTATTGATATGTATATATCACCATACCAACCGAATACTTCATCGTCAAATTCAGTTGATGGTTTAAATTCACTAATATTAATTTCCATTTCTTCAAAATAAGATTCATTTGGAAATCTAACCTTAACTTTTGTTTTCCTTCTATGGTGAGGAATTAAGTCACTATAATTGTCGCTTCTTTCTGGCATATATTTTTAATTTTTAATTTGATAATGGTGCTTTTATAGTTGGGTGGGCTTTATAACCTATTATTTCAAAATCATCAATCAACCATTGTTCTGGAACAAATGATGGTTCATTATTAAAATGAAGTTTAATATTTAGTGTAGGTAATGGATATGGTTCTCTAGTTCTTTTGGGTATTTCAAACTCATCACACACTTTTGTGAATTTTTCATCACTCATTCCTTCTTGTAATCTACTTAAATCCAATTTAGGATTCTCATAACACATACAAACTCTTTCATCAACTCTCAAGTATCTACCAATCTGTTCCATGGCTTGTTCAACATGATTTGAATACAAGTGAACATCACCCAAGTTCCCTATTAATTCATCTGGAACCATATTAACTTCTTTTGCAATGATTTCCAATAACAATCCATAAGAAGCAATGTTGAATGGTAAACCTAAGAATGTATCCACTGAACGTTGATTCCACATTAATGAAATTGCTCTGGTTGGGATATTTAATTTTTCACATTGTTCTATCCAACCTTCTTCACTTTGGTTTCCTAAAAATGTATTTAATATTGGTAATACTTTTTTAGCAATAACTTTTCTTTCTTCCAAACTCAATTCTCTTGTATAAACTTGAAATCCATAATGACAAGGTGGAAGTACCATTGAATCTAATTCTCCAACATTCCAAGCGTTTACCATCAAACGTCTTGAATCTGGATTGTTTTTAAGGTCATTGATTAGGTTTGCGATTTGGTCTATCTCATATTCTTTAAAAAATAAACCTCTACCACCTAATAATGGGTCTTCAATATTATCTGTATTTAAAAATGAGTCTGTATCTATACCACCCCAACTTCTCCATTGCTTACCATATACTGGACCTAAATCACCCCACTTATTAGCAAACTTATCATCTGTTTTGATTTTGTTGATGAATTCTTCTTGTGTTAATGTTGGTAACTTAATTGATGTAGGCCCAAATCCATCATATTCTGAGGTTTCTATACTATTCCAATAGTTCTTATAAGCATCACCATTCCAAATATGACAATCATTATCCAAAAGGTATTTGATGTTGGTATCACCACGTAAGAACCATATAAGTTCAGTTATAATACCTTTCATATACATCTTCTTTGTTGTAAGAAGTGGAAAACCATCACTCATTTTGTGACGAATTTGTCTCCCAAAGACAGAAATGGTACCCGTTCCAGTTCTATCACCTTTCTGAGTACCATTTTCTAAAATGTCTTTTAATAAATCTGTATAAGTTTTATCTAGATTATTCATGGACAATTTCTGGTTTTAAATTTTTAACTTTTTCAAAAGTTGAAATTTTATCTTTTAATCCAGTTAATGAAGCTGTTGTTACATTACCATTTTTCAAATAGTTGCTGATAATATCACTCATGTTTTGTAACATTTCTTTTACAGCAGCATCTGGTGTAATCTGTGATACTTCTAAATCTTTAATTTGTTCTACTTCTTTTAATATTTCAGTTGTGTCAACATTATCCAATTTGCTGCTAGTGTATTTTTTGATGTTTGTGTTTAACACTGAACCTTGACTATCTGCTGTTTCAAAACGCATGTAATCAGTTGCTGCAACATCAACGTATTTGTATTGGCCTCCATTACTGAAAATAATTGTTAATTCATTTGTAACAGTGTTGTAAACCGATGCACAAATGTTTGATGACGAATAAATTGCTTTTACGATTCCGTCTTTTTCTTTTCTTTTTAAAATCATACTTTTTTATTTTTATTTATTTTTTATTATGTGTTCTATAAGAATTTATCTCATTTAAATGAAATATTTTTGATGTTTGGATAACTTCTTTAATCTCTTCATTATATTCTTTCGTGGTGATTACCACGTAGTTACCAGTTATGAACATTCCAGCATCTTCAAATTCAACCTTACTTAACGAAGGCATAACTACGTCATTTACAACTGTTTTGACTAACAATTCAACCTTTCTAAAGGTAGGTATAATATTTGAATTCATTATTTACTTTTTATACAAATATACTAATATTTATGTTAGAAGTCAAGATTGACTAATTAAAAAATTATATGTATTTTTGCACATAATTAAACTAAATTAAATATAAATTATGAATAGAGAAGTTTACCCAAAAGTAAAACAGATTATGAGCAAATCAGCTGGAGAAGCTAAAGCTTTTGAAGATGTTAAAGTAAGACCAGAACATATCCTTTTATCTATATTAGCAGACAATGATAACACGTGTACAAAAATGTTAAAAGACCATTTTAAACTTGATGTTATAGATTTATATGATAAGTTTTCTGATTTTATTAGAAAAAATGATTTAACACCTAGAGGTTATACTAGCACTAGAAAAACGTTACCATTTTCAGATGAAACAAAAACGTTAATCAAAGAATTAGAAAAACAATGTGAAGAGTTAAATCATAACATGATTGACACGCAACATATACTATTAGTTATGTTGAACAATAAAAATAATATTTCTGAATTTTTAAGCAAAATTGGGTTAAACTATTACGATTTTAGACGAATTGTTAAGTTAGATTCACCATCTGGTGATAAGTTTACTAACAGTTCAATTGATGATGATAATGACGAAACTGAAAGTTTTAGAAAGAAAAGTAAAATTGTTGAAAACAAAAGTAAAACTCCAGTGTTAGATAATTTCTGTAGAGATGTATCTAAAGCTGTTGAAAAAGGTGAAATTGACCCAGTTGTTGGTCGTGAAAAAGAAATCAAAAGAGTATCTCAAATTTTATCTAGAAGAAAAAAGAATAATCCAGTTTTGATAGGTGAGCCTGGTGTTGGTAAAACATCTATTGTTGAAGGACTTGCTCAACTTATTAAAGACGGTAACGCACCTAGAACATTAATCAACAAGAAAATTTATAGTTTAGACTTAGCGTCAATTGTTGCTGGTACAAAATATCGTGGACAGTTTGAAGAAAGAATGAAAGCTGTTCTAGAAGAATGTAAAGCAAATCCAGATGTTGTCTTGTTTATAGATGAGTTACATACAATTGTAGGTGCTGGTAATGCTTCTGGTTCACTAGATGCTTCAAACATCTTTAAACCAGCTTTAGCACGTGGTGAGCTGCAAGTAATTGGTGCAACAACATTAGATGAATACAGAGAAAACATTGAGAAAGATGGTGCGTTGACTAGACGTTTCCAACAAGTACTTGTTGAAGAACCAACATTGGAAGAAACAAAAGTTATCTTAAACAATATCAAAGAAAAATATGAAAATCATCATAAAGTAAAATACACTGACGAAGCAATTGAAGAATGTGTTAAATTATCTGCTAGATATATCATGGATAGGTCTATGCCAGATAAAGCTATTGATGTATTGGATGAAGCTGGTGCAACAACTAATGTTGGTGTTGAAAAACCAGAAAACATTAAAGAATTAGAATCAAAAATTAAAGAAATCAACGAAAAGAAAAAAGATGTTGTAAAAAAACAAAAATATGAAGAAGCAGCTAAACTTCGTGATGATGAGAAAAAAATCACTGAAGAGTTAGAAAAAGTAATGGCTGAATGGCAATCAACTTTAGATAAAAAAGTTACTGAAGTTGGTGTTGAAATTATTTCTGAGGTGGTTTCAATGATGACTGGTATTCCGTTAACAAAAATATCTACACAAGAAAGTAAAAGATTAATGAACTTAGATAAAGAGTTAATGGGTAAAGTTATTGGTCAAGATGAAGCAGTAACTAAAGTTATTAAAGCAATCAAAAGAAATAGAATTGGAATTAAAGATAAAAACAAACCAGTTGGTTCATTTATCTTCTTAGGTCCTACTGGTGTCGGTAAAACGTTGTTAGCTAAATTTTTAGCAGAGCAAGTTTATGGTGACGCAGAATCTTTAATTAGAATTGACATGTCAGAATACATGGAGAAACATTCGGTATCTAGATTAGTAGGTCCACCTCCAGGTTACGTTGGTTATGACCAAGGTGGTCAGTTAACTGAAAAAGTTAGACGTAAACCACATTGTGTTATTTTATTTGACGAGATTGAAAAAGCACATGAAGATGTTTTCAATATTTTACTTCAATTATTAGATGAAGGACATCTAACAGATGGTTTAGGTAGAAAAATTAACTTTAAAAACTCTCTTATTATTATGACATCAAACATTGGTGTTAAAGAAGTTGCAACATTTGGTCAAACAATGGGGTTTGAAACAGCAGCATCAATTGTTGGTGAAGAAAATAGAGCTCGTTCAATTATTGAAAAAGCATTAAAGAAAAAATTCAAACCAGAGTTTTTAAATCGTATTGATGAAGCTATCGTATTCAAAAGTTTATCACAAGAAGATATCCATAAAATTATTTACTTGGAAATCAAAAAACTTGAAGAACGTGTAATCGAAATGGGTTATAAATTAAATGTGACCAAAGAAGCTATTGAATTCTTAGGAAGACAAGGTTATGACGAAGCATATGGTGCTAGACCATTAGCTAGAGCAATCCAACATTATGTTGAGGACACAGTAGCCGATGAGATTCTAAATGAAAATTTCAAAGAGGGTGAAACCATAGAAGTTTCATTCGATGAGAAGAAAGAAGAATTGGTCATAAAGCAAGCAAAGACTAAAAAAACAAAATAATAATTAAAGGCTGAATTTTTTTCAGCCTTTTTTTATATTTATATGTATGAAACCAACAATTAAACAATTATTAAGAGAAAGACTTTTAACAAAAGATGAAACTGATGTTAGAGACGTTGCTGATTTCGTAAATTTTGCAAAAGATTATCTTAAAATAGAAGATGATGTTAAAGTTGAATTAGCGTTTAAAAAAACACCAGATTTAAGAACAACAGCTTACTACAATAATGGTGATAAAAGAGTTAAGATTTATGTTAAAGATAGAGCAATTATCGATGTATGTAGGTCAATTGCTCATGAATTAGTTCATCATAAACAAAATATAAGTGGTGCTTTTGAAGATGCGGAAGACCCAGGTGCGGATGGTAGTGAATTTGAAAATGAAGCTAATGCAGTTGCTGGTGTGATAATAAGAAAATGGGGTAGAATACACCCAGAAATATACGAATAAGATTATGCCATATACACATAGAGAAGTTGGTGATAAAGATTGCGTTTATAAAAAAGGTAGCGAAAAAAAAGTTGGTTGTACTACTGGTGATGTTAATGATTATTTAGGTGCTCTTCACGCTAATGTTAAAACAGAAGAATTAGAAGAACTAAATGAAAGTTTAATCGCTGTAGGTAGAGATAAAATGTATGCTGCGATAGTTAACATTAAAGATTCAATCAAAGATAATGTAGTTAACACTTCAGATGCAGTAAAGACAATTGTTAAATCAATCAAAACTGGTCAAGAATTAACAAAAGAACAAAAAACAAAAATAGGTGATGACCTTAAAAAACTTTTAAAAAGTTTAGGGTATGGTGCTGTGTTTATGCTGCCTGGTGGTTCAGTGTTTATAATCACCTTCAATTTAATAAAAAAAATTATGGATAAGAAAAAACTTAACGAATCAAACAAATTAAAAGGTGGTAAAGCTGATAAGCTAACACCAAAAGAAATTGCTGATAAATTTGATGTTACAACAAAAATGGTTAAAGACCAAATAAAAAAAGGAAAAAAGATTGAATCTGAGCACACTAGTGATGAAGAAAAACAAACTGAAATTGCTGAAGACCATGTATCTGAATTTCCAGATTATTATGATAGAATTGAAAAAATGGAAAAAGAAGCTAAAAAGTATTGGGGTAAAAAAACAAATGAAACAAAAAGTTTTATTAAAAAATTGCTTAGAGAAAATCTACAACCAAACGAACCAAAAAATTTAGATAATGAATTAATGAAAGCTGGTGTACCAGCAGATATGGTTGACGATGTACCAGTAAAATTAATATACCCTAATGGAGAAGAAAAATTATTAAACCCTAATTTAGAAGAAGGTGCTAGAGAATTTGTTTTTGCGTGTTTAATCGCTGCAAGTGGTTTAGTTCAATCATGTGCTAAAGAAGGTGATGTACATGGTTATAACACAAACGTACATGGTATTGAATATACTGTTGTAGACGCTGCTGATGAAAACACTGTTTTAACTCCAGAAGAAGAACAACAAGGTATTAAATTAATAACAGTTACTGCAAATAATGGTCAAACTAAAACTGTTAAGGCTAAATTATTTAAAGACCAACAAGGTAATGCTAGTGGTGGTTGGGCGTTCAAGGAAAAACCATCTGAAATAGAATTAGCAATACATGGTTTTGGTCAAACAAAAAAAGAAGAAATGAGAAGCAACGCTTCTTTTAATAAAGGTGATAAAATTGCTGATTATACAGTTGCTAAATCTAGTAAACAACCTTATGGTGTAAGTCCTTTAAAAACTATTAGAGATTCAGAGTATTTTAAAAATGCAATAAATTACATCAAACAAGGACCAATACAACAACAAGATTTCAATAAAGAAATGCAAGAAAAAGGAATAGGTATAACAGCTCAAGACGCAATAAAATATTATGGTAACTAAATAAGAAAAGGAGGTTTTAAACCTCCTTTTTTATTTCACCAATATATTCAAAACTGCCACATATTCTTTTATTATCAACGTAATGATTGTTGAATAACTTATCATGCGTTACGTCAGTCCTTAATTTCTTATTCTTAGATGTTGGTTTCCATTTATTCGATTTAATCATATAATCATACATCTTAGGGTGTGAACTTCTAGAAAAAAATCTATGACTTTCATCTAAGTGTATTTGAGCGACTGCTTCAATAAATCTAACACCTATACCCATTCCTTGAAAATCTGGCAGCACAACGACTCTATGACCCCTCCATGCGTTTTTTAATGTACCACTAGGCATAGTTATTGATGATAAAAAACCAATAACCGTATCTTCCCATACTGCAACATAACATCTAGACGCTTTATTTATACTTGAATCTAAATAGTGATGGTCTTTAAACATTCCCCAACCATCATTTGTTGTGCGATATACTTTGACATTGATTTCTGGGCGGACAAAAAAAAACCGTCCATCAGTTCACCCGTGTCCGTATTAATAACCCAATCTGGCTCCAGCCATTCGACCACATCCATATGACATGTGGATATTACAATATTTGTTACGTCATTATTTTTAACGTATCTAGATAAAGCCACAGAAGCCGCTCTAGCAACATTTCTATCAACTACCGAGGTGTATTCATCTATGACAGCATTTGATGTTATCTTACGAGCTAAATCAGCCCTAAATTTCTCTCCGTTGGATAATACACTATATGGTTTATACCATGATGGTATAGAATTGAATCCAACTGAACTTAATCTATTGATTCCGTCCTCTGGATTTTCAAAATGTGATATGATTGATTTATTGTCATCCCATGTTGGTTGTTCTTCCAAACCAAAATGTTTTAACAAAGTTGATTTACCAGAACCACTAGAACCTACAATAACACCTATCTTAAATTGTTTGGGTAGGGTAGAAGGTAATTTCCATGGGTAAAATGTTGAAGTTCCATCAAACAAACAATCAAATGCTGTTTCGCTTGCAACAATAAACTCATCTTTTTCTACGACTGATGTTAATGGTTTTTCTTCTCTTTGTAACTTTTCAATAATTGAATTCATAAAACTTTTAAAATAAATATGAACTCAAAACAAAAAAAGGTTGAGAATTATTTCCCAACCTAATTTTAATTTCTTTACTAAACGATAGATATTATTTTTTACTTTCAGTTAAAGCTTTGAATTTAGCTTCTAACTTAGCAATTTTACCTTCTAAGATAGCATTTTTATTCTCGTTAGCTTTAGCGTTTTCTTGAATCCATTCTTGTTTTTGGATAGCAACAGCTTCATTAACAATATTATCTATCAAATCTATTAATTTAGATTCTTTAATAGCAACAACTTTTTTACCGTTTGACATTTTTCTAAGTTTTAATTAAATCTTATTTTTATTTATAAATATGTGTTATTTTTTAAAAAACACAATTTATTAAAAATTAATTTTCAATTTCAACCACATCAAATAAATGCAATAATGTGTTCCTATCAAATTTTTTTCTAAAACAAAAGAATTCTATAGCTTCTTCAAAATTATTAGCTGAAATTGTATTTATAACATCTCCAGATTTATTCGTTAACCCATATTTTTTCATAATAACCATTTTAGTATAAATATATAAATAATGTTTCAAAATATAAAGATTTAATTAACATTTTTTATCGGCAGCAGAAGAAGCAGCCCATGCATCTGGTTTAACCTTGAACTCATAACCCATACCTAAAATATAACCAACAGCTTGTTGTAAAGCTTTGTTAGACTCATGTGTTGGGTCTGGATTAATGTCAGCGTGTATTTCTAATGGAATATCATATAAATCTAACAACGGTGCTAATCCATAAGCGACTTCAACCGACTTACCAACTTCATATACCATTCTCTCATTAACCAACTCTTTATTAGTCTGTTTAAAGGCATGATAATATGTTGACGAAATGATTAAACCACCACGTCCAACAACAACACCACCTAAATCCTCACTTGTTTTAATAAGGATAACAGTAGCGAACTTATAAGTTCCTTTTTCAGCTTTTTGTGAGTCAGTACCAATTGATACTCTCATTGAATAACCTTTAGTTAATTCTTCTTCGATAACTTTTTCCAAATATTCAATTATTGGTTCATCGATTAATTTGTCGTTTCTTTTCCATTCCATAACGTATTATATTAAAATAAAAAAGGGGCCTATTAGGTCCCCTTATCTTTAAATTAAAGCTGTTGGTAACAACTCCTTTAATTTTTTAAAGTTTTCAGAACCTATGTCTTCTTCTTTTACACCTATTCTATATAAAGACCCACCGTTAGATTTGTCTAAATATTTTATTTCTTCTGGAATCTCCGTAATAGGATTCCCAATTATGTTTAAAAATTGTAACTTTTTCAAATTACCAATCTCTTTTGGTAATGACTTAATATTGTTTTCAGTCAATACAAGCATTTCTAACTTATCCAATTTACCAATAGATGGGTGCAGCTCAACCATTTTAGCATTGCAGATAATTAATTGGTCTAAAATTTTAAACTTACTAATATCTGGCAACCTAGGTATTTCTCTTGTCATAAATCTTATTGTCGGTGTAGTGTCTTCAATCAATTCAAAAAGACTTTCTGCAAAACCAAACTTAATTAAATAATCTAAATAAACATTGTTTTCAATACCTTTTTTATGTGCCTTGGCCATCCCTATTAATTCTTCATAGAAAAAATTAGTAATACCTTCACTCTCCATTAATACTTTCTCAAAAATACTTACATTCTGACCATTATGTCTATCCTTTAACTGATTAGTTTCAAAGTGAATCTGAAACACCTCACTAGTCTTACCTTCAAAGAATTCGTTTGGTACTATAATATAAATATTAGACTTATCACCGTTAGGTTTTTTATAATTCTCTGTATAATTTTTAAACATACCATTACCTTTCCTAGCAGTACACCAGTTAGCAAAATTATCAAAAGCTACATTGGCTTCTGTTGATTTAGGTATAAAGAGAGTAAACTTTCTATCTCTAACTGGTATCTCCGCTTGACCTATCTCTACAAATTTTAAAAGTGTTCTTTCTAACGCACTTGGAGTCTTTTCAATAAATGGGTCAACAGCGTCAAACAATTGGGATAACGATTTATACTGATTAATGTCCGTTGGGTCTTTAACATCTTTTAAAATGTAACTACCGTTGCATAATTCTTTAAATTTTCGTTTCCTCTTATTGTCCTCAAAAATAGTTAAATACTTATTTGCTTGTGGTAAATCTTCCATAACCAATCTGACAGCAATATCAATAGAGTTTTTGTTGTCATCCTTGATTAATCTAGTAAATAAATTTAACATCCATTGCAAATAAATTTTATTATCTGTTGGGTCGGCACCAATCATATCAGAAAATACTGAAGAACAAACGCTAACTATTTTTAATTTACGTTCTTTTTCATTAATCTTTTCAGATAAAATACCTATCACTTCACCAAAACTTGATTTAATAAGTTGTGGTGTGTAACCTTGTCCAACCAATTGTTCTAATTTATTGGTTATATTTGTTTGATTATCTTTAGAGTCACATTCGAAAACATCAAACAATTCAGCTAAAAAAGTTAATCTATCTTTAACGTTTATTTGTTCCATATAAAATTATTTTATTCAAATATACTAAAATAAAATGATTTAATCAATCTTATTTTAAAAATTGATTAAAATAATCTTCATCGATAAATTCCTCAATTCTTTTCTTTAAAAACCAAACTAAATCGTTGACTATTTCGTTCTCCCTATCTATGATTTCTAATATAACTTTGTTATGGTCTTCACCATCACTAAAACGATATTTTACTTCTTTTATGTAATCTCTTTTTGTGTCTTTTTTAATCTCATCGATAATTAATTCATATATCTCCCATCTCCCAGCCTTCTCCTCATCAATTGTATCTAAAATGTTACTAATGTAAGTGTTATAAGCTTTATCTAAAAATGTACGATTGTTTTTATTTGACTGGTTTAATAGACTTTTTTTTGTTGTCATCGTTAAATTTATTAATAAAAGTTATTTACTAATAAATATCAAAATCATTCGGATTAACCTTAAAATTTATATTATTAAATTAAAAATTTTTAATTTTATAGTATAACCTTTCTAACTCTGGATTTAAGAAATTTAAAGACTCTATGACTTCAATACAAGCAGCGTTAGGGTCTAAATTATCAGTTAGTTTATATTGTAATTCTTTTACCTTAACCATATCATTTAATGAATTTTTAATCTCTAAAATAACTTGATTATAAGTCAACCATTCAATCTTTTTATTGTCATTGATTAGTTGTTCAGTCAACTTATATTCATACTCAGTTTCTAATCTAGTAATGAAATTACCATAGTTATCTCTAAGTATCTTTTTTATTTTAGATTTAAGTTTCATCTCATTATAATGATACGTTTTTACTCAACTGATAATCATCATTAATTGTTCCAGAAACCCAGTCTCTAATAACTTGTTTTATAAATTCTTCATTAACATCAAATTTATAATTCATGTATTCATATAATGACTTTACTGACATTAACTCTTCATCAATCTTATTCTTTATTTTGATTTCATTAAAGTATTCTCCACCCTCTCTAACGTATGCATCAACTCGTTCATAATAATTGTCTAAAAACTCTTTTAACGTCTTAACCATGTTGCTATGAGCATTAGCTTCAAATAGATTTTGTTTAAGAGTTTTTAATTGAGATTCTGTTATTATAATTTTCTTTTTCATATCTATAAATATCTTAATTAAAATAAAAAGGCCCCTTGTGGGGCCTTTTTTTTAGTTTAATAATTGGTTGATAATTTCTTGAAAACTTTTTTCGTCTTTATACCCCACAACCCGATTTAGTTCCTCACCTTTGCTATCCATAAAGATAACTGTTGGAACACCTCTAATTGAATATTTTTGTGCTATATCAATGTTCTCATCAACATTAACCTTACCGATAGTAACGCTATTGTCTTTGTTAGATTCAGATAATGAATCAATCACTGGAAGCAGCATTTTGCAAGGACCACACCATGGGGCCCAAAAGTCTAATACTGTGATGTTTTTTTCTTTTAAAACATCTTCAAAATTGTTTTTTGTAACGTCTATTGCCATTTACTTAAATTTATATTTTTGTTATAGTTATAAATATACTAAATATAAATCAAAAAATCAATGACTGATAAAACAATTATATTAAGATTTTTAAATAAAGAGTTTCCAGATTCACATCCAGCAATTTATATTTATGTTTGCGGCCATAAAAGGTCAGAACAAACAGCAATAAATAAACTAATGGATTTAACTAGATTAATATTTTGCCCTCCATTAAATACTGACTATGTATTATCAATCATCAAAGAATACCTACAAATCAAAAAAGTACAATATAAAAATGGTTTAATCAAAATTAAACCATACTAATCAAACAAATTACCACTAGCGTTTTTTTCAGCCTCCACACACTTCTGAAACTCAATTAAAGTGTCTAATTTTAAAAACTTTTTTAAATAATCTAAAGACTCAACATCTGAAAAACCATATATTTTATTCAGATAATTGAAAACCTTTATAATCTGTGCTGTTTCTTTATTATCGATAGAATTGGTTTCTATTGAAACCTTTAAGGTTTTACAATAATTAACATAAGTCATAAAATGAGATGACTTATATAATTTATAAGTTATTTCACATATACTTAAATAAACATAATTATTAAATTTTTGCATATAGTTTTTAATTAAGCTGCATATTTATTTGTATGGAAAATGAAGCATTAGAAATTGTTATTATTGATGAATGGGATAACCATATTGGTGACCATAATATTTTTTAAATGGACGAAACCGAATATAAACTAATTATTAATTTTTTGAAACGAAATTATCCTATCATGAGGATAAAAGATAAAACTCGTTTCAAAAGAGCAATTGTTTTAGATAACGGTGGTGTCTATTTTTTAAGCGATGAACAATCACATATTAAATTAAGGGGTGACTTATTGTCAGTCCTTAAATTAGTATTTTATTGCCGTGAAGATATCGCTAAACTATCAATAAAACAATATCTAAACTTGTAGTTACCATTCTTCAATTTTTTGTAATCTTATTTCATTCCAAGTATTGCAATTATAACCATTAATACTACATTCTATTTGGTTAATTCTCATACCTAAAATCTTATTTTCATAATCTATAACATACAAAGTAAAAGGTCTTGAACTACCACCCATCAATTGTTGCTGCATACCTTCTATTGGGTCTTCAATTATTGTTGTATTCATTCCAATATAATTAACCATATAATGTTTTGTGGAATCATCATTAATAATTAAACGACCATTACCTGGGTAATTAAACGGTTTATAAAATGAATAAGTTGTCACATCCTTTTCAATATTTTCAATATCAAAGTATGCCCCACCCCACCTTAGACTTGAAACAGTTTTTAAACTGTCAAAATGACTATACTTAACCATCTCACCAGTTTCATGATTATTAATAAACATCGTGCCACCAATAACTAAAAATTTTCCCCATCTAGAAATTTTTTTGGTGTCTTCTTTTGATGTAAAATTATAATTATAAGTATCACTTGCAAATTTACTTTCTTTCTCACAAGAAAATAAAAATAAAACTAAAAATAAATAAAATATTTTTTTCATAACTTTTTTTTACAAATTTATAAATATTTTTTAAATAAAACAAATTATTTACATTTTAATAAAAAATATTATTTTTTATCATGGCAAAAACTAAAAAACAATTATTGGTAGAACTTATCCCAACAACATGTCATTACTCAAATGTAAGAACAACTGTTAAAACAGAAGAATGGGATAAAATTAGAAAAATATCCTACACTGCCGCTGGTAACAAATGTGAAATCTGTGGCGACACTGGTAAAAATCAAGGTAAAAGACATAACGTTGAATGTCACGAAATATGGGAATACGATGATGAAAACCATATTCAAAAACTAGTAGGTCTTATATCACTGTGTCCAAACTGCCATTTGACCAAACATATAGGTAGAGCTATGGCCATGGGGTCTGAAAAAGTATGCTATAGTCAATTAGCTAACGTAAACAAATGGTCAATGGAACAAATACAGAAGCATATTTTAGAGTCATTTGAGACCCATAAAGAGCGTTCTAAACATGAATGGACATTAGATATCAGTCTGCTAGAAAGAGAACCTTACAACATAAAATTAAAACCATTCAAAGAACGTATATTTGAAGTTAAAAAATATAAAAAACGTCCTAAGAAAAAGAAATTACCAACAGATAAAAAGAAAATACACCCAAAAGCTAAAATCGCTGCGGCACTTAAACCAAAATCAAGTACCAGTAAAAGACCACCTAAAAGTTAATAATGAATTAGCGACCAATTACCAGAATGGTCTTCAACCAACGCTGTATTAGATTCAACCCAATCACCAGAATTCATATATTCAATACCATCAATAACTCTGATTTCAGCTTTATGTATGTGTCCACAAATAACACCATCAAAATTCAACGACTTTGAATGCGATACCATATGGTTTTCAAAATCACCAATGAAATTAGTTGCACTCTTTACAGAACTTTTTATTCTTTTTGACAATGAAAAATATTCCTTACCCCTAAATGCTCGGTATTTGTTATACCACTTGTTTAACCAAAGTGTTAAATCATAACCAATAGAACCAATCTTGGCCAACCATTTCATTTCGTTAACAAAAACATCAAAGATATCACCATGCAGCACTAAATACTTCTTTCCATTCAAAGCATATAGTTCATAATTCTCAATAATCTTTATATTACCTAAACTCATTGGTATAAAATCATGTAAAAAATCATCATGATTCCCTCTAATCCATAAAACTTTAGTCTTATAAGCCTTTTTCATTATCTTTCTAACACATCTCATGTGTTCTTGCGACCAAGAGTTACCTCTTTTTAAAGCCCATCCATCAATAATGTCACCATTCAATATCAATGTCTCACATTTAATCTCCTCCAAAAATCTAGATATGTCCTCTGTCCTAGAATAAGTTGAACCTAAATGTAAATCCGAAATTATAACCGTTCTATAATTCATAACCAATAACCAACGTCTTTTTTAAAATACTCTTTGTTATTCTTCTTTATTGTATTGTTTATGAAATATTTTATCATATTTATCACTCCCAATTTTTTAAAACGTCTATCATCAGTATATGTGTATTCATTTAAAATAACATATCTTTCTGGGTTTATTTCTTTGCTTAGAAAATAATCTTCACAATGCATAAGTGATTCATCAAAACCACCAATCTTGAAAAACATATCTTTATTTATCATCATGTAAGACCCAACAACAAATGGTTTATCTAATTTTGATAAATAGAAAATTATATTACAAAAACTATAAACAATCTTTATCTTTAAATTGTTTTCAATATTTAATAAACAACCCAATAAATCAGCTCTCTTTTTTTTGAAAACTTTTAAAGAATCTAAAATTAATGTTGTGTTTTTAAAATAAGTGTCCGAATCTAAAAACAATAAAATTTCACCTTCAGCCTCTAAAGCACCAAGATTCCTTCCAACAGATGGCAAACCACCTTTTATTATTTTTAAATTGGGTAATAAATCAAAATAAGAATTTATAATTTTGATTGTATTGTCAGTCGATTCAGCGTCAGCTATGATTACCTCCACATTTTGTGGTAAATTCTGTTCAACTAAACAATCTAATAACTTACCTATGTATCTTTCTTCGTTTTTACAAGGTATAACAATTGATAACATTATTTCCATACCTATAAATAGATAATTCATAGGTAATATGATGTTAACAAATTGTCAAATTTATTTAAAGATTATTTATTTTTGTTCTTCTCCATAAGTTCGTTCAATAACTTTTTCATGGCTCCATGGTCATCCAATATAACCTTATACTTTTCAGTCCTAGACCCATCAATATCATCCCATGCAATATTGCAATTAGGACATTGATAATAACCGTTCTGTCCAGTAAAATCATAATCACCGTCTGATGGTTCAATATAAATTAAATGACTGAACCTTCTAGGGTTCTCTGGTGTCCAATTATATAACCTTTTAGCTTGATTCAATAAATCCTCTTCATTTAACGTAGGGTAATTACTTTTTAATGCATCCATTGCATCACCTTTGTCCCATGAATGTCCACACTCTGGACAATTACCACTTGCGTTTTCTTCTGTTATTTTATATTTTTCCACCATTATCTATTATTTTATCTAAATTCTTTTTAACATATGTTTCACAAAAATCTAACACTGCTTCATATATTGTTTCTTTTTTTGTCACCTCCCTCGCACCGCTGCCATACTCAGCAAACGTTGCACATTCATTGAACCACATTCTATGTGTGTTTACATCTTTGAACTTTTCAATAGTGCTGAAATAACCCATTCCCTCAATACATTCAACAGCATACATTAACAAATCCCAGTTATCTTTAAAATTTATTTCTTTGTCATCGTAACGTTTACCGTTTATAAGATGCCATTTTTCGTGTTCATGCAAATAAAAAGCTTCATGAGTTTCTGGGTCACAAAATGCCAATATAAGAGTTTGCTTCATTTTAAACTCCATCTCAATTTTATAATCTTCCCATGTTTTAATCTTCAAATCAATCTTAAAATCAATAGGTTTTGTTTTTCGATTTCTATGATAAGCATCCCAATCATTAATACATTTTAAATCCATATACTTTATTTTTCCCTAATATACTCTATTATTTTAACAAAACAAACACTTATATTAATATTTATATATTTATAAAATAAAAAACTTATGGTTAATATTAAAAAACTAATAAAAGAATCACTTAGAAAAAACTTTAATATGTTAGAAGCCAAATCTGATTTTGACTCTAGTATGTCTGACGTTTTTAAAACAATGTTTAAGATTGCTAAAGCACAAGAAATGTATGGTCCTAACTCTGATGTAGATGATAATGTTAAACAATATTTTGATAGTGAATATGAAGGTCAAGCAGTATTACCAATATTAATTTCACCACGTGGTGACGCAAGATTGGGAACTAATACTGTATCTGCTGCTAATAATAAAAAAAATGATAAAATAGGTTTTATTAGAAAAAACGCTAGTTACATGTGGTTTAATATTATGGCTAATAGAGGTATCGAACACAGTCTTAACACTAACGGACCACTTGGGTCAGCCAATGAACCTAGAGATAATTTTGCTATTACTAGAAAAGGTTTACAATCAGCTGACGATAATTCTGTTATTAAAACAAGTAGCGGTAGAAAATTTTCAAAAGAAACTGAATACCTACAAGATAACCAAAAATTAGTTAGTTTTATATATGGAATTAAAGATTCAAAATTAAAACAAAATATTATTAATTTAATAAATGATAAAGGGTTAGATGGTGTTGTTGACGTAGATTATGATGTGCCTGGTTCTCCAGCTTCAGATGCAATAATAAAAGCTTATTTGATTTATGGTGAAATGATATTGGATTACGTTATTATTAATACCCCTGGTTTTGATGCATATACATCATATGGTGATGCCAAAAATACTGATTCTTACCAACAAATGTCTGCTGACCCAGAAAGAAAAAAACAAAAATTAAGAATGGATTTCAGAACCGCATATAAACAAAAAGTAGGTAAAGAACCATCCGAAGAAGAAATAAAAACTTTCTTACAATCAGATTCAGAAAACGCAGAACAATATTTACAAAACAATGATATCAAAAAAGGTGAAAGAGATTTAATTAGTCTTAGAAATGAACCAGATTTCGATATTAGCTCATTATCAGATAAAGATAAAAGAAGATATAGAACTTACCAAGACTTAGTTAGAAAACAAGAACGTGGTCAAGAACTAACAAATGATGAAAAACGAGAGTTTAGAACTTTAAGTGCTAAATTTAAAAAATAAAAAAAGGGGTTGCAAAACCCCTTTTTTATTTTAAAACGGTAAATCATCTTCAATAAACTCACCCAATGGATTTGGTAAACTATCATGGAAAACATTCATACACTCTTTCTTAAAACCTTCTTCATACTTTTTAATATCTTTGTTAAACTCATCTAAATATGCGTTAACCTCGTCATACAATTCTTTTGGTGCGTCACAGTTGCCATAACCTCTAAACTGATTTATAAATAATGTTTTTTCTGAATCCATCATATTTAATTTAGGTCTATTCCATTGAATTCCATACCTTAAATCTAACGTGTACTGACCAATAGATAATATAGAACATGTACCATTGTTTACTTGTGGTCCATATGTACCAACACAATGACTTTGTTTCTTACCCTCAGAAATTAAATCATGATTTGTTTTAAGAATCTGATAATTAGAAAAAGCAGCAAAATCTAAATAAACCGTTTTGTTTGATAACATCGATAACGGTTCAAACTCTAATATCACATCAATGTGTTTTTTATACAACATGTCATGAAACTGTTTAATCCTTTTCGCTTTCCATGCACAATTTATTTTCTCACCAAAAGATTGAGCAAATCTACATGTGTCATAAATTAAATGGTTTTTAAAAAATTCTGGCGTTAGTTTATCTAAGTTTATAAACAAATGCTTATACTGCTTCCAAAGAAACTTTATATTATCATTTTCCTTAATAGCAATATCCAAAACTTTTGCAACATTATGGTTAACACCATATACATGCTTTATTAATTTTTCCTTGTTAAATAACTTCTTCTTGTTAATGGTTGTCAACGTTAATGAATAACAACTAGTAACATCTAAAGCATTTCGCAACCAACCAAATTTATTAATAAAATGTTCTCTAACTTTCCAATTGGTAAACGCATTAAAGTTTGCAACAGTCAACGGTTTCATAAGACCATTAAGTTTAAAGTAAAAAGATTTGGTCTCATGTTTATATATGAAGATATGGTTCGTCTTATTACGTCTATACATAATATTGTTTTTTGAAAAACTAATATTGTTGGTAAATGAAACAATTCTAAAATCTTTGTTGGGATATTCAAACAACCAAATAGTATTCTCACTGTATCCGTCTCTATTAGCATTCTCAAATATGATTCTGGCTTTTTGTTTGTCTTGCTTGTAGATATCAACCAATCTATCCCTTTTTACATTATTAACATCTTTATGCAATAACGTACTAGTAAACTCACTTTGTTCTTTTTTGTTTTTCATGATAAATTTATTTTAAAACACAAATGTAAAAAACTTTTTTCTAATAAACAAATACTGATGAAGATTTTTTTAATAATCCATACCCATCAATAATCGCTTTGTCTTCATGCAGCATAGGAACCAACCTTAATTCACCCCTACATTCTTCACCACCAACAACACATTCCTCATCAACCGCAATTGTAATCTTAAATCCATCCTTAACACAGTTAATAAATAATCTATTGTGTATCTGCTCTAAGTATCTTGAATCAACCCAGTTATAATTATGGTCGTGTGGTGGCCCCTCATTATATACCCAACCAATTTGGTCTGGCGTGGCAATTAATTTTAAAACTTCAGCTTCATAAAAAAGTCCACCGTTCTCATCAATAACTTTCCATCTCTCCTCTTCATCCATAAACAATCCGTTTACTTCATGTATAACACCGTTAACGTAAAATAAATCGCTTATGTTTAATAACTCATTTGAAACAATAACTGGCAGCAAAGGATATAAACTACCACCATGATATTTTTCATCAATACCATATAAACCATACATAAATCCCAATGAATCATCAGAGATAGAATCAACCCAATAAAAATCTTCTTTTGTTGTAGGTGGGGTAGAGCTTAAAGAAACAATAGTGTCATGCTTTAAAACAATATTCTTATCAACGATAAATCTTAAATCATACTCTTTAATTTTGAACTCCATAATAAATGTTTTTATCAAAACTACACACTAATTTATTATATTACAAGTTTTTTTAAATTATTTTTGTAATCCCTTATAAATGTCGTTTTTTAATTTTTTATAACTTTTCTCATCAGCTGTTAAAGGTTTAAGAGAAAATAACTCAACAATAAAACTATATAAATCATTTTCACTCTTAAATAATTTAGCAGCTTTTATATCTTCCATATGTTCTACAACACCAAAATACATAGCATCAGCTTTATTATATGCTGTTAAATTCTCAATAAACCACCACAACCATTTCTGCTTGTTCGCATCTTTACCAAAAACTTTTCTAATAATCGTAATTAAAGTAGATATGTTTGCTGTATATTCATGCTGAGATTTTAAATACTTATCATAACTTTTATCATACTCACTCTTAGGGTCTCCTTTACTTAACGCAAATTTACTACCACTAGGCTCAGCACCCTTCTTATCATAATACTTATTGAACACATGCTTATCCCTAACCAATGGGTCCATAGCGTGAACCAACTCATGATTAAGCAAAGCTGAAAAAGTATTGGCATCATAATCAAAAAACGCCAAATTTAACAATACTGTATCTGTAATTGTATCCATCCTACCAGCACCAACATCTTTACCATCATTATATAACCCAACATCAATATTTAACGGTTTACCAGCATTATCTTTTAATTTAAAATAATCTTTAAATGCTATCAAAGGATTATTATAAGACCTATTTAATGTCTTCTGCTTATAATCATCCAAATTAGTTTTTATTAAATCAAATAATACCCCAAATTTCTGAATCACATCGTTAGGTATCTCAATAGTACCTTCGTCCAATAAACTTTCCCTTAATAATGTCTTTATAATATTTTTCATTTAATTAATTTTATTTATAAATATTGACTTATTTTAATACAGACCATAATATTAAATAAAACGTTTTATTATGGAAATTTTATTCGATGGAAAAAATAATAGATTTATTAACGATAAACTTAAAAATGTTATCATAGATGAATATGTTAATACCGAAGCCCTTAAAAAAGACTTAACGGAAAAATATAATATAACATCATCCATCCTAAATAAAATATTAAAAAACTCAACAAAACTATATTGCAACTGCTTAATCTGTGGTCAAAATGATATTAATAAATTTAAAAAAGATAATAAGAAAAAATGCAAAGACTGCATCAATAAAGACTCTTCTGTAAGATACCAAAAACTATCCGACATAGATAAAAAAAAATATCTTATAAGACAACATAAATGGGTTAAAAATAATATCATTAAATGTAGAATACTGTCAGCAAAACATAGAGCCAAAAAAAAAGACCTTAACTTCGATATAGATGAAGACTTTATAAACAACCTACTAATAGAACAAAATTATAAATGCAAATATAGCGGCCAGATTCTTGACATATCATCCGTAGGTTCACAAGATACTAAAATGAATATATACGGACTCTCTATTGATAGAATAGATTCTAAAAAAGGATACACAAAAGATAACGTGGTCCTTGTTGCGTCAATTGTTAACACTATGAAAAATGAACTTACAGAAGCAGATTTCCTAGCGTTTATAAAAACCCTATATGACTATAATTTTAAAAACGACTAACTCCTTTTTTTTTGCTGCAACTTTTTCCGAAAAAAATTTTTTTAAAATAGGGGGTCTCCTTTTTTTGTTGCAACTTTTTCCAGAAAAAAATTTTTTTAAATAAGGGGTCCTAAAAATAAAGTCAAAAAATTTTCCCAAAAAAAATTTCGTGAACAGCATCAAGCCCCACATACACCCAACATACGGGAGGGCTAACGGAGGGGGGTTACAAGGAGGGGGTACATAGGGAGGACTGCCGTATAGGGGGTAATTAGCCGTTTTAAGCAACTTTCTATTAAAAGTAATATCTTTGTATACCTAACAACAAAAACACGTCTTAAAACTAATTAAAACGTGTTTTGTAATTAAAAATGTATAGGCAAAAAAAAAAGTACCTTTCGGTACTTTCTTTTGTTATAGTGTCAATCCTTGCATTTTAAATTCGCCTTGCTGAAAGATGAAAGTTTTATATTTGCTTTGCTTAAAGTCGCAAAGTTTTTTGATTTTGTTTTGTACGATTGTCAATTCTTTGCTTTTCGTTTCTTTGTATTCGACTGCTTCCAAAACACGTTTTTTAACTACTAAACCAAACACATGAATTTCGTTTGTTTCGTTATGTACTTTAATACCTTTTGCAAGGTGCGTATAAGCCTCAATTTGGGCTTGTGAACGTACTATTGTACTATCTTTTTCAGCCAATAATTTTGCTTTCGTTTCTGGGTTAGATAATCTTTTTTCAAGGCTTGAAAAAAGGTTATTGTAAGCCAAAGTAATTAAGTCGATAGAATAAGTTTTTTCCAACTTTTCAAAGATAGTAGTTTGATTTGCTTGTAATGAATTAAAATCATTCATTAAACAATTTTCGTAACTAATACCACTAACGATAAGTTGTTTACTTAATTCGCCTTGTGCGTTTCTATATGTAGTACCTACAAAGGTTGTACCTTTGATTGTTTTACCTACTGCTACTACGTTGTTGTTTTGTGTTTGCGTTTTCATAATTTAAAAGTTTTAATGATTAATAACTTTGACAAAGTTACACATTAAATTGACTATTGCAACAAAAAATTAAAAATAATTCACTCAAAGTTATTAACAATAAAAAAAATTGAATTGTTAATAACTTTTGCTTGCATATTAAATTTATCCTTCCTATATTTGTAGTGTACAATTAAGGTACGTGCCGTGGGAATGGAAGAGTAGACTCCAACCTGGGTTTTATTTTTTTAATATGCAAGTTTTTTTTTAAAAAAAGTTATTAACAATTTAGTGTTAATAACTTTGAAAAAAAAAAGTGAAAAAAGTTTTGGTTATTTAAAATTTATCCCTATCTTTGTATTGTTCAATTGAGGATATGATATGTACTTCGGTTGGGCGTTAGTTCTTTTTTTATTTATTTTTTAATACTTTTTTGTTATGAAAACATTGGTAAACATTTACGCACAAGTTGAGGAAAACTATGCTGCTCACACGTGGGATGGTCAAGGGGAATGTCCACAACATTGGAAAAAGAAAGGTGGTAAAATCTTTCAAGTCAACCTTAATGTTGATTACCTTATGTATGACGAGGAACGCTCAATAAACGCTTTCAAACGTCTGCTACAAGACGAGTCTAACGAGGGGTATCGGTATACGTATACCGAACACGAAATCGTGTGGCACGAACCTATCGTCTTGAATGACGACAAGTTCTTGGAATACGTGCACGCACAAGCACGTGACGTTGAAGTTGAGTACTAAATGTACAGAAATCTGTCCATAGGGTTATACCTTATGGACTTTTTTCGTTTATATTAATTTTTTTTTGGTTAGGGTATTGTGGGAATCAAAATTAATGTTATCTTTGTAGGGTAATTCAAAATCGTTCTTTATGTTACGTGTAGTTGTAAGACAAGTTGGAAATTGTCTATTAGTTAGGGAAGGTGAAAAATTCTTTGCCGAACAAGTTGGAAATGACGTTAGGGCTGACATACCAAAAGTTAAGTATGAACGTCTAAAGATTGAATCTGACGACTTATTTGAGTATCTAATACCTATGCTTATTAGAAACGAAATTAGTCGTCCTATCTTTGAAAAATTGGGGGTTTAAAAATCCCCTTTTTTATTTAGTATAGTTCGTTCACGTATGGACGTGTCGGAGTCTACTCTCTCACTTTGCTTAGCGACTTGTCTCGACTATCAATCATTGACAAAACAAAGATAGATAATAGAAATGATATATGCAAACAATTATTAAAAATAATTTTATTTTTTTTTTCGTTAAGGTATTGTGGGAATGAAAAAAAGTATTATCTTTGTAATAAGTTATTCATTTAAATTTTTTCCTTATGTCACACATTATTTCATCTTCGGCTCTTTTTTCAGTTATCAAGGCTGAAAAAAACAATAGTGGTTCTGATTTCACTATTAAGTCTATTGCTACGGGCAAAGACTACACGTATGCTATCTCTCGTTCTAAATTTAAGGGCAATTGGTACACGCATATTAGCGTTGAACAAGAGTACCAAAAATTCGTTCGTTTGGGGTCTTATTTCAAGGGTAAGATTTACCAAAAAGGGCAAGTGGTTAACTCGCCATCGGCAACAGCAATTTGTTGGGTGCTTGAAAGGGTTGAACAAAGCAAGTTCGACTTGTTGGATGAGAAGGTTCAAGTTATGCATACGGGCAATTGCATACGTTGTGGACGCACGTTAACGGACGCACAATCCATCGAACGTGGGTTAGGTCCGACTTGTGCAAGTCTTTAACCGACTGAAAAGGGTTCATTAAATGAACTCTTTTTTTTATTGGCATACGTTAAAAAAGTATAGACGTGTCGGAGTCTAGTCTTTTGCTTTGGTTAGCAACTTGTCTCGATTATCAATCATTGACAATACAAATATCGTAATTAGATTTTAGATATGCAAGAAAAAAGTGAATTATTTTTAAATTATTTTTTGCTCTTATTTTAATTCGTTTTAAGACGTTTTAAAGTTGTTTTGGTATTATGTATTGGTTTAGTATTTAAAGTTTATTACAAGCAACAATACAAGCAAAAAAAGAATAAGAATAGTATAAAGATTAATGTTATAAATAAGATTAGATAGGAATAAAAAAAAATAAAAAAAGATTAAAAAATGTTTGGTTATTTAAAAATTATGTTTATCTTTGTATCGTCCAAATGAGGGACAAAAGTTCTTTTTCTTACTTATTTTTTTTCTTTTTGTTATGGAAGCAAATTGTTTTCACGGAACTGATACGTATGGACGTTCAGTTCAAGTTGGTATACGTCAAGATGGCGTTGCATTCTTCAGAACATATCGTTATAACGGCTATGGTATGGGAATGACCAAATGGGAAATGTTGAACGATTACGTTCACCAACCATACAAAAGTTCGTCTGCCGTTTATGGCGAAAAGACTCACATCAAGTGGGGCTTTAACGAACTCACTGGGTATACCAACCCAAGAATGAGACTACCAAAGTAGTCTCATTTTTTTTTGTCTTATAATTTACTTATTGTAAGTATTATTATTCAAACATTATATTTTTTATTTGATAACAACTAATTGATTAAATTAGGGGGTGTGGTGGCAACCAATGTACAGAAATATGTACATAGGTCGCACCTACCATTTAGTTATTAATTTACATCAATTAAATTTCCGTCCCATTCAACATCATTCAGAAACCATTTACCTTTGGTTTGATTTATTTTTACGTTAGGTAAACCATTTAACCTTTCTTTTGTTGTTGCCGTTTCATACCCACAATTAGTAATTGATAAGGTTCTTTCGGGGTCGTTGTATTGATAAGCGATTGCGTTGCCAAATAGTTTTAGTATTGTTACGTTAGGCAAAACTTCTACACTTGTGTTACCATTTTTAAAAGTTTCAGCATTTAAAAACTTTTCGATTGCTTTTTCAGTAATTGTTCTCATTGTGTTTATGTTTATTTGTTTATGTAAAGATAGTAAATATAAATGGTACTACCAAACGATAGTACCATTTATTTTAATTTATTTTATACGTGTAGTGAATATGCTATTATCATATAAACACTATCTTCGACTTCATCTAAATTTAGATTTTCACCTATATAATATTCTTTACCTTTCCATTTTATACATTTGTGGTCGTCCATCATTAGTTCAACATAGTGGTCTGATTCATTTTCATCAACTTCAATACCATAAGTTTCGATAAACGAATTAACTTCACTATCTTTGACTAAATCATAGTCCAATGTATATTGATTGATATACTCAAAACAATCTTCAATAGTGTTGATTGGTGCGATTCTAAATTTATCGTCATTAGCGATTAAATTAACTTTGTCAATCAATTCTTGTTTAGAATTTAATGTTGCAAGTTCTTTGTTTTTCTTTGTGTCGATTAAAGTATACATAGTATTAATTATTTGTTTCCGTAAAGATAGTGAATAGTTTTGACTTATGCAAGTTTATTTGTTTATATTTCGTTATCATTATCTACCAAACATTTGTCCATTAATTCAATTAAATTAATTCTATCCTCTATTGATAAATCCCACATTTTAATTGAATGTTTTGTAAATTTTCCGTCTGCCGTTACTACTTCAATATCGTAGTAATTACCAACTTTAAGAACTTTTAGTGGGTGTACATCAAATACGTTGCCCGTTTCTTTATCTCTAATTTCTAGGTAATTATCGGGTGTGTCATTTTCTAAATCTTTTTCATCAAAGATAACAAATTCTTTTTGTTGATATAACATTTCCTCGAATGTCATTTGGATATGTGTTTTTAAAACATCTATATCTCTTTTTAAAGCACTTATTCTCATTTTAGTTTATTTTAATTGTTTATTTATACAACAAAGATATGGATAAGTTTTCACTTATCCAAATCTTTTTATAGTTTTTTACAAACTATTTTCCATTAATTCTATTAGGGTAATTTTGTCTTGTGTGCTTGATAAATCTTGCAACTTAATCAAGTGTCTTACAAAACTTCCGTCTGCTTCAACTACAAGTATTCCATTTTGGGTTACTTTTAGTGGGTGGACATCAAACACGTTTCCCGTAATATCATTACGCATTTCAAGGTAATCATCGGGTGTGTCGTGTTCTAAATCACATTCATCAAAGATTACTATTTCTTCTTGTTTCTCCAACAACTCATTAAAGTAGTGGTAAACTTGTTTTTCTAATTGTTCTAAATCTTTGTTTAAGTTTTTGCTTGACATAATATAAGTTTTAAATTGTTTGTTTAACAAAGATAAGCATAATGTTTTGATTATGCAAATTTATTTTGCACAATCTTTACATAAATCTACATCATCACCAAATACCATTTCATCACGTGTAAACCCACCACCACAATTTTGACAACAAAATGTAGGTTCTTCATCCAACCATTCAACTACTCTTTTGACTACATCAACTAAATCACTTTCATCGTCAAATTCTGCGTGTTCATTATTGTCTGCGTGTTGCTCAATAATGATTTTAAATACTCTCTCTAAATTTTCTAATGTGCATTCCATAATATATTGTTTTAAAGTTATACTACAAATATAAGCATTGAATCTTGTTGCCACAACATACTATAATTAGCATTTAATTTTTTTTAAATTATTTTCATTTTTGTGTTGGATATATCAAAATTATTTCTATCTTTGTTATGTCAGTAAGACGTGCTACGAGAGTAGAAGAGTAGACTCCGTTGCGTGTATATGTTTCGTGTGTGCGTTACTGCATAAAAAAAGTGGCAACCATTCGGCAACCACTTCCTCGTTATAATCAAAACACTAAACAAACACAATTTAGTTTTTTGCGTTGATTGAAACCCCATAATAGATTTCAATCAACATTATTTCTTTATCATACATAATCCTCTTGCATTAACTTGTTAATATAATTCTTTTTATGTTTATCTTTGCGTTGAAACGCTTTTTTAGACTTGTGAACACTACTCTTTAATGCTTGTTGCATTTCGTGCTGGGTTAAGGTTATTTCTTTAAATTTCATTTCTTTTATCTAAATAATTACACACTAATTTGATTACTGCTAATCCTCCTAATAAGATTCCTAAATAAACGATTTTGCCTAACATAACTTTTTGTTTTAATTTGTTTGTGAAACAAAGATAAGGATAATCTTTCGATTATCCAAATCTTTTTTTAAAATGTTTTAGTTATTTTCTAATAACTTTACAACCCCATTAGGTAATTCGTTATCAGTACCATCTAAAATCAACACTACATCAGTTCTCATAAAGTCTTTGATATAAACATAGTTGCCATTAACTCTGCCAAACTTTTGTGCGTTTTGTGGTGTACTTTCCCCATTGTCGCCATCTTGGTATTTCTCTCTGACAAATACTCTATTATCAACAACAACTATTTCACCAACATCACCAACTTCCTCACCACTATATTCTACCACTCCATTAAGGACATAACCATTCGGTGCTAGAATTTTGTGAATAAGATAAACTAACCATTCAGTATAGTTATAAAACTTCTCACCACAATCCCACTCAATACCCATTCGGTCATCGCTAGGTGTCCATTGATTCCAAAGACTTGGTTGAGTGCTTGGTGGCTCATTAAAATCTACTACATTGTCTTCGTGGTCTTGTCCAAAACTTCCACCACCAAATACGTAAAACTCACCTTGTACTCCAAACACTTCATCAGTGTTTCTTTCCATTCTGCGTGTTTCGTTGAACAATTTTAAGTATTGTTCCATCTTTGGACTTAACTCCTTGTTAAGTTCAAATCTACCACTAAAATCAGTTGTGTAACCCATTGTAATTTGTTTTATTGATTAATACCTTACAAAGATAAACATTCTTTTTTAATTTCCTACTATATTGTGAAAAATAAATAAATTATTTTTTTTTACTTTTTTTGTTGCACAAGTCAATATTATTACTATCTTTGTTATGTACGATTAAGGTACGTGCTGCGAGAGTAGAAGAGTAGACTCCAACACGTCCATACGTGAACAAAATAAAAATGAAAAAACAAAGTTGTATAAATAGGAATTGGGAATAGGTAAACCCTATTCCCAACAACACCTCTAACGAAACATTCCTCTAAGTCATTTACAATATGAAAGGTTTGTCAAAGCATAATTAGTGATAAACAATACGGAAAGGGGAACTAATTATGCAATGATGTATCGTTACCAAGTCTACGAGGTTCAGCAGAGTATTTTCCTCTCATATAAACCCTTTCCTACTATATTTTAATTTTCTTCTAATTCTTCTATATCTTTAAATTCTTCTTTCATCTTGTTTTCAGTTTGTTTCTTGTCTACAAACAACACAACAGCCGATAAACACCCAAAGGTTAGAAAACTCCATAAGTTTATCATTAATGCGTCATTGGTTTCTGAATAGAAAAATATACCTACTAGTGAAACAATTTGACCTACTATACCTAATACTGCCAAAATAAATAATTCTTTTTTCATAATGTTTGTTTTTTAATTGATTTCTTTTATCAAAGGTAAGGAATTGTTTTTACAATTCCAAACCTTTTTTAACTTTTTTTAATTTTTTTCTTGTGTTGGTTTACACCCTACATATAAGCAAGGGATAAACGATACCATACCAACTATCATCATAGTATTGGCAACCAACTCTTCGGTTTGTGTTCTGCCACCCATTCCTACCATTAATCCGATAAGGATAACTATCAAAGTGGAAACGAACCACCAACTCCAATTGTACTGCGAAATTTTCATCTTGTGTATGTTTTAATGATTATGAAACAAAGATAAGCATAATCTTTTGATTATGCAAACCTTTTTTAACTTTTTTTATTTTAATTTTAACCAATTATGATTCAATACTACTTTAACGATTTCTTCTTCTTCCGTTTCAGATAAAATAAAGGTATTACAAGTTTTTTGATTAAACCTTGTCATTTCTTTTACAAGTTTTTTAAACCCACTAAATGCTGTGTAACTTTCCCATACAACCCCACCTTCATTTTTGTTACGTTGTACTGGGCTAACTGAAAGTTTTATACCTCTACCCTCAACACTACCACTAAAATAGTTCATACCACCTAAATCATAGTATAATTCAACTTTTAAGTGTGTAATGTTTTTGTCGTTTGGTAACACTTCTAAATACTTTTTGCTAATTGATGTCTTGCTCATAATGTTTTGTTTTAATGATTATAGTACAAATATAAACATTCTTTTTTAATTGTGCAACATTTTATATAAAATAAAAATAAAATTATTTTTACTTTTTTCTTGCATAATTGATTTATAATTCCGATATTTGTTATGTCAATGATTCAGACGTGCTACGAGAGTAGAAGAGTAGACTCCAACACGTCCATACGTGAACAACGGCAACCAATAAAAAAAGGGTGTAATACCCTTTAATTTTTAATAACCTCCCGTAAAAGTAATTAATATACCTCCATTCTTTTCTTCTGACTCAAAGGTTACTCCCGATTTGATAAACCCATCTAACATATCAGTAAAAGTTTCAGTTGATACAAATAAAGTTCTCATAATGTTTTGTTTTTAGGATATATTTTTAAATTAATTTACATCGTGGTCTTCAACAATTTCTAATTGTTCATCAGTTAAAACATCATCAGCAACCATTTCAACATAAAACTTTGTAAAAGGTATTTCATTTTCAAATTCCTCAACTTGTTCGTTAAAACTTTCTTTGTTATCAGCAACAATACTTCTACCAATGTTATCAGCACTATTCTTATCAAATGCTGTTATTTGTACATAAACTTTTACCATACTATTTTATTTTAATTGATTTATAAAACAAAGATAAGCATAAGTTTTCACTTATGCAAATCTTTTTCAAAGTTTTTTACAAAAAAATCAGTAATATTATTTAGTTTTATTCTAACTTCTTCTGCGTCTTGTCCATTGTCTTCTAATTGGTCTGCGATGTCATAAAGACTAATCAATTCTTCCCATACTTTTTTAATTTCCTTTTCCATAGTTTCTAGTTGTTTAGTGTGAAACAAAGATAAGGAATACATTTCAATATTCCTAATCTTTTAATGATTATTTTTAATTTATTTTTACTTCTTTTTTAACACCTTTAAACTTAACAATAAATTTTTGCATTTCATTCCAAGTATTACAATTAAATATGGTTTCATTATTCCCACCAAGTGTTACCAAGTGCCAATCTCCACCACCATTTCCCGTAAAGTTATCAGCAATAATACACTTTTCTTCGTGTCCATGATAATCTATTGTATAAACTTCTATTTTCATAACTTATATTGTTTTAATTAGTATATAACAAAGATAAGGAATACTTTTCAATATTCCAAATCTTTTGTAATTATTTTTATTGTGCCAACTCAACAAGTTTTTGTTGTGTAGGTTTATGACTTTGTATCAATTCGTCCAATGTCATAAATGTTTTACAATTTTCTTTATCTCTATGTAACCATTCGTTGGTATTATAAGTCAAACCAACAATTTTGTATGCTTGCACTACTTTACCACTTTCAAGTGTTACTTTAACAATTTCACGTTTAAAATCAACATAGATTTTGTGGTATTGTTTGTTGTTAAAATAATCAAAGCGACTATCACCACTACTATATTTTTTTGTTTTGCTGACAAAAAATAATTGGGTTTCCCAACCTTTATGTTCACCCAATGGTTGTTCTTTTGTTCGTTCCAACATTTTATCCAACGTGTGTTGGTCTTGCTCACTATTAGGGTATCTATACCCCAACTCAACATTTACCACTTTACCAAATTCTTTTTCAAACTCTTTAATGTCACTCTTAAATTGCGTCACAAAAACTTTCATCATTGTAAGATTGTGTTTCGCAATAGTTTCTTTGAATCTGTCTTCTTCTTTTAGACACTCATTAATAGTATCAAAACTAAAACGTGATGTCCCATTAGTTGGTTTAGGGTTTATCCTTGTAAACTCACTAATTAAACTATTTACTAAACCTTGTTGTAAACTTGTTAATTGTTCAAACTTTTCCATTGTGTTTTATTTTAATTGATTAATACCCTACAAAGATAAACATTATTTTTAATTCTGCAACTATTTTGTAATAAAATAAAAATAAAATTATTTTCACTTTTTGCTTGCATATGTCAAATATTATTGCAATCTTTGTATTGTACAATTAAGGTACGTGCTGCGAGAGTAGAAGAGTAGACTCCGACACGTCTATACGTGAACGGCAACCAACCATAAAAAAAAGGTGACACTACTGCCACCCTTGTTTAGTTATTTTAGGTTTACCATTAATTTTTTCCCACTTCTCAAACCATTCTCCCCATTCACCACGTCTGCTACGTGAAACAAAAACTGGGTCTTCACCAATATGATTATCCAAAATATAATCTTTTAATGCTTTCTTTAATTCAGTATAAGTATTGAATTTCTTTGTTGTGTATTCAGTTCTTACACCATATCTTTCTACTCTGTAATCGTGTAGACTTTCACTTGTCATATACGTTACTTGTGGTTTAAAATTTGCCATTGTGTTTTATTTAATTTGTTTTAACAAAGATAATACTTACATTTGACAATTCCAAATTATAATGGAAATATTTTTGCACTTTTAAATTTATACAAAGGTGTGCCAATCGTTTCAAGTATGTCTATTTTATTTGTAAATCTTTCGTTCATACAATCGGCAACAATATAAATTCCGTCTTTATCACCACAACCAACCAATTTAACTTTTTGCTTATAGTCAAACTTACCACCCCAACGTTTTAATAAATCTCTGCTCATTGCTATAAACTTTTGTTCACTTGCTTTAAATGGATTAATTTTTAACATACTTGCTGTCGTGTATGGGTCACTATCACATTGTCCTTCAACTGCGTTATACATAGTTACCATTACTTTGGTATGTTTAACTTTTTTCTTTTTAGGTGCTTTTGGCTTGATTGTAGCCACTTTCGTATAGTGTGTAGTAATAGTAGTTGTCTTCAATAAATAAACGCAACCAAAGACAATTAAACTTGATACTAATACTTCTTTGAATTTATACTTCATTGCTTGTTAATTTAGATTGTTTTGCAAATATAAGAAAAACTTTTTAAATAAAAAAATTTATTTTACTTGTTTTTTAAAAATATTATTACAATCTTTGTATTGTCGGTGGACGTGCTACAAGAGTAGAAGAGTAGACTCCGTCACGCCCATATGCGAACGTTATGAAATTATTTAGAATGAATATAAATAACAAAATTATTTTGTTATGTGAAAAATAATGATTACTTTTGTCCCTTGAATAATTATGGGTGTGACTACTCATATGAATAGTCACGCCATAACTATAAACAACAAACAAACAAGAGAGTGTTTAAGGTACAACACACAACCGATAATACTTTATAATATAGTGGTGCTATCCCACCCAAGATAGCACACTCGCATACTCATTGGCAACCAAGGTAATTACTCCCCAATCTGCGATAAGTTAATAGTTAGACTATTCACTATATATATGTTTTTTTGGTTATGCTCGGAAACTTAATCCACTACACCATATACCTACCAAAAACTTTCTTTCTTATTACAAATGTATGAATTATTTTTTAAACTTCCAAATAATTCTTAAACTTTTTTTAAACTTTTTTTTCATCACCCCAACACACACCACACACCCCCATACACCACACGAGTACAGATTTCTGTACAAGGTATTACTTGATAGGTGCTAACACATCTATTTGAGTGTCATCAAACGTATCACTAGCATTTAATGATAGTTTATACACACCATTTGTTTTTGGGTGCAACCTATGTCTAACTTCGTGGATAATTTTATCCTTATGTTTATAACTACCCATATATTGCCACTCTTCACCTCCATTCAATGCAACCATTGGTTCATCAATATTCTCATTGATTGGATGATTAGCAACAAAGTTCCATATGTAATCCCATTCAGTTGAATTGTGTTTTATGTTTAAAAATTCCATATAACAAATGTATGCAATTAAAATGAGAAATGCAAATGTTTATTAATAAAACTTTCAATATTTTTTCCTTGTACTGCGTCCAAAAATTCATCATCACTAGTATCCAATGTCATAAGTATACCATCTGCTTGTTTTGGGTAACCACTATTAAATGGTTCAATACCTTTGCTACTCACATCGTAATTAGATAAAATAGGAATTGAACTAAACCCCACATACCTTGTTTCAATTTCATCGGGCAAACATTTATATGCGTCTGCCAATAACCATTTAACTTCTTCAACTCTATCTAATTCCATATCTGCACTTTGTTGTGCTATAACATTATCGTTATAAATAAATTGTACTAATTTCATTCCCTTGCTAATTTAACATCAATTTCTAAATCAGTTCTGCCACTTCCATAACGTGGTTCAACTTTACCATTTCTTCTCCATACAACCACAATATAACCATTGTGTAAATTTGGTTTACCACAAATAGGGTCTTGTACCAATCCAACATATAGATTATCTCTTTCTTTGTACCTTAAATCTTTTATTGGATAACCACCCAACGTTTGTGTTATTTTATCTATATTTTTCATATTAATAAGTTGCTATAAATAAACAAATTTCTTTTACAAATATTAAATTACATTTTAATAAATCAAAGACAATACGTTCAGCGTTTATTGCATCTATCAAATCTTTTTTATTCATTGATAAATAAAAATAACTTGCTTCTGCTTCATCTATTTTATCAACACTTTCTGCAAAAGTATCAGTTGATAAAATATTGGTATCTAACATTCTGTTAAATTCTTCAAGTGTCCATTCTTTAAATTCCATAATTTCTAGTGTTTATTTGTTTCTTCAAAGATAAGTAATTTATTTCAATATTCCAAACAAAAAAGGGTAAAATTAATTTTACCCTTATTTTATTTTATCTTTCCATTAGGTCAAATACTAATTCAGTAAAGCCTTTTGGTATTTCTGCTTTTTTTGAAACAACACTTATTTTATCTCTCGCCCAAACTCCAATTAACTCAACGTTGCCTTGTTTCTTTTCGGTGCTAACAAAAAAGTCACCACCACCTCTGCCGTTGCCCTCACAAGTCAATAATGGTAAAGGGTGTATTTTCCATCCGTCACTATCTTTTGGTGTTTTGGTTTTATTAACAAATTCTTTTTTGTCGTGGTTCACCAAATACTTTGCCGTCAAAGGTGCAACCCCTTTGTAATCGTGTTCATATTTGCTTTTAACACTTTCAGTATGTGTAATTCTACCGATAGTATCAGATAAACTATATAAGTTCACACCTTTTTCTTTCAATACTTTGCTATTCCAATACTCACTTTCTTCGTCTGCTAATAATTTTATTTCAGCATTTGAAAGTGTTGTTGGGTCTTCCTCGTCTGCATAGTCGCCAGCCCAAACAAGTTTTTGTGGTGCAACCATAAGTTGTCGTTCAACAAATCTTACCATTGGATTTTTCTCCCAAGAATGTTCCATTAATTTTGCACCACTTCCAAAGTCGTAAGATGATACACTTGCTATTGGTTTTTGGTTCTCTGCCAAAAATACTGCTTTGTAATACTGTCCCATAATATATTGTTTTTATTTGTTTATGTAAAGATAAGTAAATTATTTCAATCTACCAAATTTATTTTAATCTTTTTTCAAAATAATTTCGTGTAGATAAACTTGTGCCTCACTTCCAAAATCATTGTATTGAATTAGAATAGGATACATACTAAAATCGTCATTATCAAATTCTTCATCAATGTCTTCAATGAAATTGATTGTGTAATCGTTTCCTTTGATTGGGTCGGGGTCATTCCAAACCAATTGCTTATTCTCTGACAATGCTTGTTTTAAATCTGCTAAACTTCTCATAATATATTGTTTTTATTTGTTTATGTAAAGATAAGTAATTTATTTCAAACTACCAAATTTATTTACAACATTTTTCTAACTTTTTCAAAATGTTTTTCTATTTGATTAACAAACTTAATAGCACTTTGCTTTGTTTTAGCATAAGCGAAAAACTGACAAAACTCGCTATCAAATTCAATGCCTTTACAATTTATCTTTTCTTGTATAAACTCTTCAAAGTCATAAGCACTCTCAAACTCTTTTATAGTCATGCTTTTTTTAGGGTTGCCCGTAATGGTAATGTCATCACCATTATCATAAACTTTCATTCCAATTGGGGATATATAAATTGCTTCCATTTGTTTTTGTTTTATTTGTTTCAGTAAAGATAAGGATAAGTTTTCACTTATCCAAATCTTTTTTAATTATTTTACCAAAATAATTGTTTATTCATATCACTTTTAGTTTCGCACCACTCCAGTATTTGCTCTGCATAATAGTGTGTAGTCAAGTCGCTTAAAAAGTTATACATATCTCTATAAGGATTGCTAAACTTTGTACTAAACTCTCTGCGTGTCCATTCTTTTGCGTTGGATTGGTCACTACCTTTGTTGCTACCTTTTGAGTAGTCCCACTCTTTACCAATAATGGTAATTTTAGTTTTTGTTGCGTTCACGGTAATTATACCCCCTTTGCAATACTCTCCAATTTTAAATGTTCTTGTTGCCATTGTTTTGTTGTTTTATTGATTAATAATAGTAAAGATAATATAAAAGAATAACACTACCAAATTTTGATAGTGTTATTTTTAAATTATTTTATTTAAATAATTGTTCCAACATTTTTTGTCCTTCAAGTTTCTTTGTTATTTCACTTGCTGTCATCAAATGTGCATAAGGGAATTCATATGCGTCATCTAATGGTATGTGGATAAGTTTCATTGGTCGCATACTTAATACCATATACTCTGCGTATCCGTCTGCTACTGCAAATCTAACGATTTCCCCAACGTTTTTACCTTTGTACCCCATATCTTTGATATGTTGTTTTAGGTCTGCAATGTATTGTTTGCTTTCCTCTGCATACTTCTGCATAGTACCATTAATGTTAGGTACTTTAATTTCTTTCGGTGCTGAATAAATGTCTGCCATAACTTTTAATTTAATTTGTTTCAACAAAGATAATAAATCTTTTTTAAATAAAAAAACTTTTTTTGTTAGGATATTAATTTTTTTTATCTTACATTTGTAAGGTCAATCAGTTAGACGTGCCGTGGGAATGGAAGACTAGACTCCAACACGTCCATACATTGGCAACCATACCAAAAAAAATGAGTGGTATTGCTACCACCCATTCTCCCATCAATCAAAACAAACACTACTCGCAAATAGTTTCTTTATTATTTTCGGGTGTTAACCCAACAAATAATGTAATGCTTTCTTCACCATCATCCCAAAGTTCCAAAAAGTTAAAATACATATCGGTGTCTTCGTCTTCGGGGTGTCCAATGTTGCCTAATAAATTTATTTCAGCGTCTTGGTTTTCAATTTTTTCTAATTGTTTAATTAAATCTTTTACTTTCATAACTTGTATTGTTTAGTTGTTTCTACAAATGTACTATTCTTTTTTTAATCTACCAAACGTTTTCGAAACTTTCTTTATAAATTTTTAATGCTCCACGATACTTTTCAAATAAGTCATCGTGCATACCCTCATTTGTTTTTTTAAGTTTTTCAAAGTATTGAGAAAGATTCAACTCACTTGGTTTTTTACTTTTGAATTTTAATGCTCTAATACCACTTTCTATTTTTCGTATACATAATTCTTCGATTCCCATTTTGATTTAGTTTTATAGTTAATATTTTATTGTGCACACAAACCCCATGGTTCAATACTAGTCATTGTTCGTCCGTTTACATTTAAACGCTTGCAAATGAATTCTGCTAACTTTTTATTCCCTATAGTCCCTTGGTCAATTTCACGTGTACCAATTTGCTCTATAATATAACTTGGTTCCATTCCCAACACTCTATTACAAAACTTAACATCTTGTCCTAAATAAAAACTTTTAGTCTTTTTAGGTGTTGATACTTCTAGTGTCCAATTATGGTCAAACCCATAACTGCTGCTAATTTTGATTTCTGCTTTCATAACGTTTGATTAGATTAGTTCAACTTCATAGTCATCAAATACTTCACCAATTTCCTCATCAGAATTTTCGTACCCTATAACAATACTCAAAGGTATAATATCTTGATTACACTCATCTAAAATTTCTTGTGGCATAATTGTTATACCTCCGTCTAATAATCCCTCAATGATTCTATAACCTAAGTTTAACGCCATATCCTCTTGGTCTTGGTCTGCACCACTATTATACATCCAATTGATAAAATCTGCCGTTTTAATTTTTAAAGTTTTCATAATGTTTGTTGTTTTATTTATAATACAAAGATAAGAATAATATCCCATACTACCAAATAATATGGGATATATTTTTATTTCTTTTTTAATTGCTCTGCAATTTTTTTAAACTCTTCCAAATTTTCATCAACAAATTTTCGGTCTTCTTCATCGTCATTTACTTGTTTTAAATTTTCCATTTCTCCAAATTCATCAATACTAAACCAAATCTGCTCCATTGTTGCTTCATTGGTCAAAGACTGCTCCAAAATGTATTGTGCTTCATCATCATCACAATTGAATTTAGACTTAACGTCTTCCACGTGCCAAAGGTTATCTACAAAGTAACCATTTGCTTTCAATACTGCTTTTGCTTCTTCTACGTTCATAATATTTGTTTTAATTGATTTATAATATCAAAGATAATAATTAGAAATTACAATTCCAAATTTTTATTGAAAATAATTTCCCCAACTTTCAATTCCCCTTTTACTCGGTCAATTAATCTTTCCAACGATTTTTGTCCCGTAATAGATTTTTTAATCTCTGCAAATTTAGGATTGCCCTTGAATGAAATTTGTTTATAACTATATCCGTTAGGTTTACCCCAAACAATATGGTTTTCACATAATTTATCAATCTTTTTTTGCTCTTTTTCTTTTTCTTTGGCAAATACTAAATCATCAATAACGCTTTCTAATGTTTGGTCAAACTCGTGTGTTTTATCTCCAAAGGTAAATTCTCGTTTTGGTAACCCTTTGCAAAATAATTCTGCTTGTTTTAACAACTCTCTTTGCCCCTCATAAGGATAATAGTCGGTGCAACCACCACGTCCGTCATTTTTAGCGTGTGCAACTTTCTTTCCGTTTACAAATACGTCAGCAATAAAACAAGTTGTTTCTTCACTAAACGCTACATTAACTTTTAAGTTTTTCAATTCGATTTTCATATTGTTTTATTTTATTGTTTTAACAAAGATAAGAATAATAATCCAATCTACCAAATATAAATTGGATTATTTTAATAATTTTATAGGTGCGTCATTAACCCACAATTCATACACTCACAATATGGTTTCCCACCTTGTGTAACTGCTACACTTTCTTTTGGTAATAAAATCCAACTATTACAATCACACTCTGGACAATTAGCGTTAAAACTACCCATACGTTCTTCTAATGTTAATTGGTCTGCACCTTTCAAATAAGGGTAAACGTGGTCTAACACATTTCCTTTTACTTCTTTTAATACTGCTTGAAAAAATCTTGGCTTGCTCATAAGTTCTATTGTTTTGTTTTAACAAAGATAAGTATAATATTTCAATTATAAAAATATTTTTGAGTATTTTTTGTTAAAATTTTACACAATTCTTCATAGTCATTATCTCGTTCTTCTTCCGTAGCATAAGAGTAACTTGTATCTTCCACATCAATAAGATAAGGAAAATCTAAATTAAAATCCTCTTCTTTTGATATAGCCATTTTAGTTATATCATTCTCAATTGATTCTTGATTCCATTTGATTTTATCAATGTCAAAGTTTAAATCTCCGTTTGTCATAAGTTCTATGTTTTATTTGTTATAACAAAGATAGTAAAAAGAAATGACACTACCAAATGATAGTGCCATTATTTTAAATTATTTTTCTACTTTTTCTAATTCCTTTTGTATTGTTGCAACCAACTCAAAGTTTTCATTTGCCAACGCAATCTCTTTAAATCGTTCCAACACATTCCTTGCATAGCCACAATCCTCGGTTGGCATATAATCTCTATCGTATGCAATTTCAATCATTGAATTTGTAAACTTTGATAATTCCTCGTCTTCATCTACATCACAAAAATCATCACCTAAATAATAGTCTTCACCACCTTGAATATTAAGAGCCATTTCGTATGCTTCACGTGTGCCACCTTCGGGTACATTTTCTTCAATTTCAACTCCACCTACCAAAGTATAAGTTCCTACATTGTAACCAAAGTCTTCATCAGCATATTCAACTTCAATACGTGCTTCGGGATATTTTTCAGATAGTTTTAAAAATAAGTTGAAAGGTGTACTCCACGCAGTATTAAAACTTACACTCTCATTATCATCACTCCAATACACATCACTTGCGTTCCACTTTGTACCCCAATTACTAATTTGCCACCCATACCAATCAGCATAACCAAATCGTTCAATAAAATCATCGTGCATTTCTTTTGTAATACCTCTCGATACTCCAAAACGTACTTCACTTTCCGTTAATTCACCTTTGGTAATACGTTCCTCTTGTATATCGTATTCCTCTTGTGTAATAATGCGACAAGGACTTGTTGTACCTACCAATTCAGTTGGTATTGGTGCAATTTGATTAAAATCAAATTCTTTGTCTTCACCATTACTATATGGTGTTCCTTTTACTTCTTCTCTAATCTTTGCTAATAAAGTTTCATCAGCAATGATTCTTACGTTGTTTGTAATCCAGTTTGGCATAACTATTTATTTTTATTGATTAATACACTACAAATATAATTACTATTTTTGTTAATTCCAAATTTATAACATAGAAATTATAACTTTTATAAAAGATTTTTTAAAACCTCTTTCTTTCAATTCTCTCCATACGTGGTCGTCATCTAATAACTCACACTCTGCTTGGATTCTACCATTAAAGTAAATGTCAATTACGTAACCATTCGGATTGTAATATACTTTTACTTTTGTTAACCCTTTTTCAATTTGTCCTAAATAAACTTTTTCTTCACTCATAATGTTTTGTTTTAATGTTTATCAAAGATAAGCATAAGTTTTCACTTATGCAAATCTTTTTTAAAAATGTTTTATATTATTTTATATAAACCAAAATCAACACTACCAATTTGTTCATACTTTTGATTATCCACTACTTCACCATTTAACAACCAATTTGGTTGCACCCTTGGATTGTATTTAATTCTATGACAATAGGTATCAAGTTGTAAAAACTTATTTGTGTTAATCACAATTGATTCACACAATACCCACGCACACACAACTTTTTCACCCCCATTATAAATCTTTTCAGCGACTTTCTTATGGTTGCCTAACTGACAATTCACCATCACCAATTGAGTGCTTGTAGGGTCATAATATTCAACTTCACCATTAGGGTATTGAACTTTCCATTTCATAAAGTTCTTACCTCTACCTAAATTGAATCTAACTTTAATTCGTTTCATAATCGTTTGTTTAATTGTTCTCTACAAAGATAGTAATTATTTCCATTCCCACAACACTTTTATTAAAAAAAAATAAAATTATTTTTTTTGCTATTTTACTTGCATATGTCAATTATTATTGCAATCTTTGTATTGTCAAGTTAGACGTGCCGTGGGAATGGAAGAGTAGACTCCAACGTGCCTTTTATTTTTTTACACGCACAAAAAAAGTGGGTCACCCCACTTTGCGATAGTTTAATGGATAACCCCTATCAGTCCAACAAACGTTACCATAGGTAAATTCGTTTATATCTGCGTTCTCAACCATTGTAAGATAATATTGGTATGCTATATCCATAGACTCTTTTTTAGTCGTTTGTGGGGGATAAAACGCAAACATATTTTCTTTTGGGTGTCCATAAAATACTATGTAGATTTTATTCCCTCTGCTACCATATTGGTGTGCGTCTGCAATACTCTTAAACTTTGTAAAAGATACTGCTTTGTTATTCACTATTAACCCTAATAGTTCTAACTTGTTTCTTACTTCACTTGGTGTCATAATCTAAATTCCTTTTTCAATTACAAAATAACCATATTTGTATGGTTGTGTACCATAGTCAATGTCGCCCATATCAACGATGTCTTCTCCGTCCTCGGTTTCGTGTACCGATACAACTTGATACTCTTCCGTATCAAATTCTTTCACCCTATCAATTTCTTCGGGGTGTAAAAAAAGATAGTCACCATATTCTACACTATCCTCTTCTGCCACTACCAATCCACCACCATACTTTGCGAAAAATTCTGTCTTTGTCATTGTTGCCATAACTCTTATTGTTTTTGTTTGTGAAACAAAGATAAGCATAAGTTTTCACTTATGCAAATCTTTTTTTAATTTATTTTACCAACGAATATAAACATAATAACTCGGACTGCAAATAACAACTTTGAATCCTTTTTCTTCAAGGTAAGGTTTCATTTTGGTTTCAACCAATCTTTGTAGATTGCTATCATCAAATAATTCACCAACTACTTTGTTGTGTGTATCATCATTTTGATAACTACCAATGGACAATTCATTTTTTTTCCATTTTTCTGCCACGTTAACCATTCTTGGAAAAAGTACTTCATTGTATACTCTGTCAAACTTTGGTCTATCAATATCTTTAACTTCAGATATTAAACTTTTTAATTTTGCGATGTCATTCATAATATTAGTTTTAATTTGTTTGTGAAACAAAGATAAGGATAATATTTCGATTATCCAAATCTTTTGTTATTTTATTTTAAATTATTTTGGTGCAACACAATTATACAATAAGTTCTCCACAATCAATTCCCACGTTGCCGTTTTGTCTTCCTCTGCTTCACTATCGTAGTATTTTAATACTTCGTTAATCTCTGCAATACTCGGATTCATTTTTAAATCCATAGCAACCCTTACAACGTCTTCAACACTAATTTGTTTTGTTAAGATTTCTTCTTCGTCAAACTCACTATTATTTTGGCAACCCTCATACCATAAATCGGGACAATCAGATAAATCCATTACTGACTTGCAACACGCACATTCAATTTCAGAATCCATTCTATCGTGTAATAATACACTACCACAATTTCCACACGTTACAATATTAATACTTGCTACTGCATTAACTCTGTTTTGTAACTCAATTTGTTTTTCTGCTAATTCTCTTTTAGTTTTCATAATGTTTGTTTTTGATTACAATACAAATATAGTAAAAATAAAATAACCTACCAAATATTTGATAGGTTATTTTTAAATTATTTTTAATTTCTTCTTCTTGGAAAAAACCCTTGGTCGGGGTCACCTAAACTACAAGTCTCCAAATCTTCATACGTACCTTTGAATGAAGCTGAAACTAATTTTAAAGGGTATTTAAGTTTTAATATTTGTTCATCGTAACAACCAATGTCAATACCTTTACTTCTATTGTAATCAGTATGTTCATCAATTTGTTTCATCAATGGATATTCACCCTCAAATTTCAAATCCTCTGCATTGTTCCAAAATGCTAATAGTTCATACATATCGTATTTAGGTTCACCACTAATTTCTTTTGTTCCTAGTTCACCATAATCTTGATAGTAATCTTTGATAAACCCACCACCAAATTCTTTTGGTATTAAGAATTTAAAAGGTGTACCATAAGCAACATTTTCAGTGTTCGTTAATTCATCTGCTTTGTTCCAACTAAAACTTCCCATAATCTTTATTTTTAATGTTTAACAAATATAAGAATAATAATCCAATCTACCAAATATAAATTGGATTATTATTAAATTATTTGTTGTACTTATCTTTTAAGAAATTTTCCATACATTCGTATTCACCTTTGGTGTCAACATTGAATTTGCTTTTGTCATACTCATCATATAAACTTGGCAAATCATCCCATTGCTCGTCATAACAAGCGTCAGCAAATTCCTTGTCATAAAATTTGATAAGGTTGCTAAATAAATACATACTATAATCCATAGGTTCTAAAGTTTTAATTGGTTTGTTTAACAAATATAAGAATAAAGATTGGATAAACAATAACATTCATCCAATCTTTTTAATTTTATTTTAAACTAATTTACCTTGGTTACTCAAAATTCGTTTCTCTTCCAACAAATCTTTTGTATTACTTTCAGTACTACTCATTATTAGTTGCCTTAACATTTGGTCTTCCATACCAACTTCCTTTAAGATATACTGCATAGTTTCTCCGTCAACATCAATTACTTTTAACTTCGCAATAATGTCTTTTACAATATTATGGTTATCATCTGAATAACATAAAAAAGTTGGTACACTTGGTAACTCAAAGTCTTCTTTAAACATATCTCTAAAATAGCCACCATTTTGTTGGTTATTTGCTTTTTCATCCAACCATTCAACTTTAACACAATTATCGTTACTTTCGTGTTCCGTTGTATAGTCTTCGGTTACTCTCGCTTTAGCACCACCATTAACACTATAATATTGTCTTGTTTCTTTCCACTCAACAATACTATCTTTTGGTATTAATACCTTTGGTTCTTCCTTGGGTAATGTTGCAACATATTCTGCTACACTTCTAGGTTTAAATTTATCCTCTATTTCTTCTTTTGGTTCTTCGAATAAACCATACCAATTACACTCTATTGGTTCATTAATGGTTAAATCTAATGCAATGTTAATATCAGTAACACTTCTTTGTAGTATCTCTACATTATCATACCCAATACTTTCTTCCAATTTAACTTGATTAGTAAATAGTATCTCGTGACTATCAACATTAGTACGTTTAACACATTCAATACGTTTTTCAACTTCTGCTATCTTATCAGACAAATCTGTCAACGCCATATCAACTTCATCACCTATTTGATACAAGTCCCAACGTTTTAAAGTTTCTACTAAATTGTTAAATTCATTTCTCATAATATTTGTTTTTAATTGTTTCAACAAAGATAAATAAACTATTTCAATTTTCCAAATTTATTTTCAAATTTCTTACTTACCCAACTATAATTCCCACTTGCAAAAATTTCCATTATCTCATTATCAACATAATCACCCTCGGCAATTAGATTCATAACCCTATTATGTTTTTTAGCAAATAATTTTTTATCTTTGTGGTCGCCCATTGGATAAAAATAAATGTGTGTACTTGTTTCTAATACCCTCTCGTATTTTATATCGTCAGTACTACGTAAACAACTTTTAACTATTTTCATAACATTAATCATTAATATGTTCCCAACCCTCTAACTCTTCCAATTCCATACCCATAGGTCTTAACCCATATGGTTCTGCGTCCAAATAGTAATCAAAGGTATAACCCAATGGTTCTATCTCACTCAATATCCTATCTAACTCAAAATAGGTGTTTCCACTATCCTCATCAAATGATTCCAATATTGCTTGTACTTCGTTTGGTATCAACTCTGGTGTTTCAAATAAATCTTTCATAACTTTTATTGTTTTGTTTAATCAAAGATAAGCATAAGTTTTCACTTATGCAAATCTTTTTTAATAATTCGTAACTAATTTTAATTGATAATCATAACTGAATTTTCCGTTGTTATGTTCATCACAACATTTAGCACAAGCATAAGTCTTTCTAATCACTTTGTGTTTTGGTGTTTCTTTACCACAACTCTCACATAACAAAGTATATTTTGATTTAGGTAAATTAACACTATCACTACTAAAACATCTTTTAGCGTCACAACCAATTTGTTTTGCAATATGTTGCCAATTGTACCCATGACCTCTTCCGTCCCTTACACCATACACGTGAACACAAAATGCGTGTGCCAATTCGTGCAACATAGTGTCAGTAATCTTTGTGTCTATTTTATCTAAATTTTCATTACATAGTGGCATAGATAAACCAATAGTTTTTTTACCATAACTACAGCAACCAAATCTACGTTTTGCACTATCAAACTTAAACGTATAACCTAATTGTTCACCACTCAATGTATAAACCCCATGGTACGTGTTAAACGTGAATTGTTTTGTCATTAATGTTTCTGCCATTAATCTTACGTCATTTAAATTTTTCATTGTGTTTTGTTTTATTGTTCCCTACAAAGATAAACATTATTTTTAATTCTGCAACTATTTTGTGAGAAAATAATTATTTTTTTTTATGCAACAAAAGTTTGTTTTTTAAATATATTATCCCTACCTTTGTTTTGTTGGTGGTGATAACCGAAACGGGTCGAGGGAAATCTTGAAAGAGTAGACTCCAACCTACCTTATATTTTTTTTACCATATAAGAAAAAAATTTGCAAAGGTACAAAATAAATTCGACCTTTGCAAATAAAGTTATTTACAAGGGGGTGTTGATAACCCCCTTGTAACTTTGTTAGTAATTTAAAGCAAATTCCAAACTTGCTTGGTTCATATTGTAACCCGTTCCTTGTAACAAAGTTTCAACTTTACCATTGTCACGTTTTGGTGCTGACAATTCGTGTGTAGTGTAATATGTAATTCCACTATGTAAACCCCACAACGTGTCACCTTTGCTATTCATTTCACGTTCAATAGCGTTGTATAAAGCATCCATTTTGTTTATACTACGTGTAGACTTATCTGACAAGTCTTTTACACTTGTATACACTTTGTCAAACCCTAATAAGTGTTTAACCATTTTGTGTGCCAAATCACGTGAAACTTGCGTACTTGCAAATTGATTGTAGATTTCAATTTGTCTTAATGATTCAGATAAAGCCGTTTCAATAAGGAAAGGAATTTCTTTGATTCTACGTTCCAAACTTGCCGTATGACGAAATTTAGATTGTCCACTTTTGTAGAACTTAAAAAATTGGTTACTGCAACTCATAGTTAAATCACCAATACCTACCGATAGACCCGTACTGCCGTCATTACTATCCACGATAGTAATATACTTCTTAATAGTGTCACCATTAACTTTGCCGTCACCATTGATAGCAAGTTGTAAAAACACTTTGCGTCCACCATTCAACGCACCACCTTTGGTAACTTGAATATCGTTTCCGAAAGGTTCAATTCCACGCATAACCAACTCAACAACCTCTTCGTTTTGAGATACCGTATAACCCTCTTTTACGGTGTTAATCACTTCATTCGTGCTTGAATTAATCAAACCGAAATACTCACTTGGTACATAGATACCATTAGAATTTAAAGCCATCATAGGTGCTTTTTCAATTGTAAAATCTAATCCATTAGACTTTAAAATTTCTTGTACTTTTTCTTGTGTGTTCATCTTATTTGTTTTTTAGATTATTAATACATTACAAATGTAACGCTTTTTTTTTAATTTCCAAACTTTTTATATAAAATAATGAAAAAAAAATTATTTTTATTTTTAATCACTTTTTTCTTGCATATCTAATTTATTATTTCTACATTTGTATTGTAGATGATTGATAATCGATACGTGCCGTGGGAATGGAAGACTAGACTCCGTCACGTCCATATAAAAAAAATAAAAATTAAAAACAAAAACCCCTACTATTTTAGTAGGGGATAATTTTTTAACATTCTGCGTCAAAACGACAAGCACCATTTTCTTTTATACAATCCCTTATTTGTATACCCAAACATAAATCTGCGTAATCACTTAATTCACTTGTGGTAATATTTGCCTCTGCCAACATACTATCATTGTAACCATTGTTTGTTCTAAAAAAGTCTTCTATGACTTTTATTTGTTCACCCAAACTTTGCTCAATATTAGCAATTTCTTCTTCCACACCTTCTAAATCACTTTCTTCGTAATAGTACTCTAATATGTTTGGTTGTTGTCCACTTACACCAAACCTATCTGCACAATCCGAAGATTGTAGTGCAAACCAAAACTTTCCTTCAATGTCACCCGAATAATAACGTCCCATAATTTATTTTATTTAATTGATTAATACATTACAAATATAAACATTCTTTTTTAATTTCCTACTACTTTATATAAAAAGTTTTAAAAAAAATTACCCTACATTAATGTAGGATAATTTCTATACTTTTATTTGTTTTAGTTCCTAACTTTCCACTACATAAATTACAAGCACTACAACTCGACTTATAACCCATTTCTTTACTCGCTGGGCAACCAACATACCCTAACTTATTTTCAGTTGCTACAAACGACCTATAACCTAAAATTTCAGCACTTTGTTGCTCACTTGTTGTATGCGTACTTGCCATAAAATAATCACCTAAATTAGTTTTATTCCATTGGTGCGTATAACCCGTCCAATTGTCGCATACTTTTACCATAGAACGAATTAATTCAATTGGGTGCAAACTTGGTTCACCATACGTTCCGAAACGTACATAAGTACCTTTGCTCATTTTGGTAACTTTGTCTAACATTGAAATATCAAAGTTAGGTATATTGTCTATACTACCAAACTTTCTAAATACACTTTTTAAAGATGAAATAAAACCAACGTATTGATTAAATTTATGTGTATAACATTTGCCATAAGAATTGAAAGGACAATCCAAACAATTGCTATCTGCGTTACTAAAAAAGTTTTTCATGCCAATTGCTTCATTCGTTTCAAAACGTTTCTTAACTAACTCAAATTGCTTATAAGAAAACGTGTACGTTTGTACTATCTTACGTTTCTTATTAGATTCAATTTTGTCATTCTTTGTTGTTGCTAACGTAACAACTTGAATAGTGTCTTTGTGTTTAAATACCAAACTCATATGTAATTGTTTTAATTGATTAATACCCTACAAAGATATATAAACTTTTTTAATATCCTACTACTTTATAAAAAATAATTAAAAAAAATTTTAATACCACTATTCTATAAATGTACACGTGTACATATGTGCGTGTGTAATATAATAAAAAAATAATTAATAAAAAAATTTTTTTTATTAGGATATTAAATTTATTATACCTACATTTGTATTGTAGGTTTGAAAGAGATACGTGCTGACTTAACAAGTTTCAGAAGAGTAGACTCCAACCTACCCTAAACTTTTTTTAACAACCCTTATTTAGAATGATTATAAATTGCAAAAAAGTTTGGTAGATTAAAATATTATGCTTACATTTGTATACTGAAATTTAAATATTAATTTTAACGCTTATGACAAAGTGAAATTTGACATATTATATTTGCACACCCTTTCCACGAGATTTGGTGCATAAATTTATACCCTTACTTTTTTAAGTAGGGGCAATAACTTGTGCCAATATTTTTACTGGGCTGGGCTGACTTACTATGCACGTTTTTGTGGTAATGTTCCACGTGAAACATTGTGTCCGTAAATTTCGGCTGAAAAAGTGGTTGCGTGTTTTTAAAGGGCATAAAGGTTTCTTTAACTTATTTTCCCCTATGGAAAATCTATGTCCATACCCTATTTTTAGGTAAAAAACGCCATTTACTAATTCTTTGTACCATTTACTTACACTATTTACCACTTTTTACCACAAAAACCCGTTTTTTGGCTCAAAATCGCCACATAATATTTGCGTGCTAATGTAGGTACAAATAAGTACGTCATATCCATACCTTGTACAGAAATCTGTACAAGTTGTACT